ATTTCTACTACAGTAGCGACACCACCAACAACAGTAACTTTAGCAATAAATCCAGAACCTGAACCACCTGAGAATTCAACTTCATTATAAATACCATCTACAATGTTGTTACCATCATTACTGATTGTAAGTGTTAACACTTGATCATCTGTAAATGGAGTATATCCAACATGAAGAACATTTTGTGAAGCAGGACATGCAGGAGCAAAATAAAATTTGCTTACATATTTTGGGTTGATTTCTTTAGATTTATTAGACTCTAAATATCCACCGTGAAAAGGTCCAATTTTATCTTTTGAAAATAAAGAACCTGATGCCAAAATTAATGGGCAACATCCTGTACCAGTAAAAGAAGTTGGTTGAACCAACCAAGTTTTAGGATTAACAAAAGCATACTGTCCAGCTGCTAAAATGTTTCCTGTAGTTCCTAATACACCTTGATTTAACGCGGTGTAACCTTGTGTACCTGGAGATAAAGCGTTAACTCCTACAAAGGCTTTTTGAAAAGCATGATTAAAATAACTCATTGTTTTTTGTTTTAATTAATAAATAACACTAATTATAATATACTAAAAGATTTTATAATATCAAAATTATTTCAAGAAAAGTAATTTATATTTTGCAGAATTCATAGTTGATTTGATTGTGTCAAGATCATTTACAATTTCTGAGTAAGGCATTTTATCTTGCAACTTACATACCATATTACACATATCTTTTAAATAATCAATACCGTCAGCAACAGTATTTAATTTTCTAGGAGCAGCTTCTCCATAAGATAATAATTTTTCACTAGCACCTTGGAAACTTTCTGCTAAATCATCAGCATGTCCAGGTAAAGCATCATATAACTCATTAAGAGCTTTGTGTGCAGCATAGGATCCAGCACCAGTTACTTTTAAATGTAACTTGTGGAAACTAGTTGCAGCATTCATTAATTCACTTACACAAGCTGCAGTAAGGGATTCTACATTGCCATTAGCTGGAGCAGTAGCATATTCACTACTTGCTTTACTTGCCTCTGGTCTCTTTAACATTCTTTGCATATCTATTAGTTATTTCTTTCTGATGACTGAGAGTTTCTAGAGTATTGATTTGTTGATTCAATATCTCCTGCTATTATAGCTACAGCATCATCAATTATTAGTTCCACTATATCATCTTTGAATTCACATAATACATCTGCTGTAGAAGCAGCTCCGGTGTATGGGTCTGAGCAGTTTAAAAACTGAACCTTTACAGGCTGTCTATAATAAGTTAGTGATGCATTAGGAATTTCAAATTTATCATTGGTGTATATTTTAACACCATTATCCATTAGAGTAGCAAATGTTTCAGCCCACTCAAAACTAGGTTCTTTAGCCTTATCTCTTAAAAGTAAACTCAAGTCATCTTCTTCTGCAAGATATACTACCATCTTTCTCTTATCGCAGCATTCTTTATTAGCATACACATCTACTCTCTTCCACTGTAAATAGTTACCTGGTAAAGGTGATTCATAATAAAGATCTCTTTTTCCTAAAGTAAGATTTTCTAATACAAGTAATCTTTGAAGATCATCTTTTCTTCTGTTACTAGATTCATCTCCTTCTTTAAAAGCATTAGTTCCATGCAGCTGTCTTCTTACCCATTCTACCTGAGCTTTATTAAATGCCTCAACTATTTGCCAACATTGAATGTTGTCATAGTCTTGAGAATCTAATTTATTCAGCCTTTGTTTTACTTTTATTTCAATAGTGCTATTTAACATTACTAGTCATTTAAAGTTCTTCTTGGGCGGTTGGCATATTTAATTCCTGCAGCTGCCGCAATTGTACCAATAACCACTGCTTGTTTAATTCTTTTTTTCTTTTGAGGACTCATTGGTTTTTTACCAGAAGTAGTTTTATTTGTTTTTTGTGAATTTAAATCATCCATCAATCTTTTTTCTTCTGATACTAATTTAGCTTTTTCAACTTTAGCTTTTTCAGCAACTACTCTTTGAGCAGCTTTAGTCTTTTCAGTTTTTATTCCAGATTTCACACCTCTAGCAAAACCTTTTCCAGCAGCTTTAACTCCTTCTTTTCCAGCTTTAGCAAAAGATACAGGACCCTTAATAGGTGTATTTCCAACAGCATTGTAATATGCTTTACCACCTCTAACAGTTGCTTTACCAGCAACTTTACCAGTTGCTGCTATAGCACGAACCATAGGCTTAATAATTTTGCCCATCATTGCTTTTGGAAGTTCTTTTTTCTTTGCCATAATTATTTCTTTTTAGCTATTTTTTTCAGTGTTTTAGCCAAAGCTTTTCTCTTTGGTGTACAAGTAGGTTTAGAAATTGGAGTGCAAAAACCCTTATGTTTAGGGTTAACCGCTTTTTGTATCCAATTTTTATCCTTCTTCTCAGCCATTATTAACAGTTCTTTTTAGTTGCACCACCCATTTTTTTCTTGCTCATTTTTGCACCAGCAATTCTATCAGCAGCAGTAGCTCTAGGGTTTTTATCTACACCAGCTTTAACAGATAGCATACCAAATGTAGAACCACCTTTTTTAAAGCTAGGTGTTTCTCTAGTACCACATCTACCATCAGGCATTCTAACTGTACCTGGAGGACATGAATGTTTAACAGCAGTTACTTTAGAACCACCTTTCTTCATAGACTCCATACCTTGCATATTAGGTCCTGTAGCGCCAGCATTAGGAATCCCAAATATTAATCCTTTTGGTGAAGCAGATCCTACTGTTGTTTTCATTGTAGACCCACCTTTTTGCATCTTAGCACCACCACATTTCATACACTTTGCCATCTTATATAAGTTTTAACAATTCCATTTTCTTAGAGAAAGAGCTTTTCTAGTAGGTCTTCCTTTTTCATCTTTCATAGGTCCAGGCATTCCTGACATTCTAGCACAAAAGCTTTTTCTTCTCTTAGCATCTTTACTATCTGGATCAAGCTTTGATGGCTTAGTAGTCACAGCCATTTTTAATTTGCTTCCTGGATTTTCTTTTCTGTAGGAAGCAACTCCTTTAGCATTAAGACCACCTGTCTTATTCTTACCTTCTTTTCTAGTCCAAGCTGCCGTAGACCCACCAGTTTTCATTTTAGATAAACCTTTTCCCTGATAGTTGTAATCAGGATTATCTTTATGCCATTTCTTTGTAGCTGCTACACCCTGAGCTACTGTTTTTGCTCTTCCTTTTGCAGTAAGATCTATTGTATCCCACTGACCTTTATCTTTGGTAGGATGGTTAACCATTATATTACCAACCTTTCCTTCACCTTTTTTTGTAGTTTTTTTATATACTACATGTTTTTCACCATCTGCAGTAACTTTTACCTTAGCTGCCATGACTATTTCTTTTTTGTTGTTGCCTTAATCTTCTTCTCTTGTTTCAGCATTGCTGCTGTAGGTTTCTTTCCAGAACCTTTAGCATCACGGATGTTATCCCAGAGACCTCTCTGGGAAACACTACCGTCTTTTCTTTTTAGCATTTGCTTTGCCATTATTTTCTTTTTAAAGTTCTAACTGGTCTTGCTACAGTTTTTGCTGCTGGAGCTTTACCTGAAGTAACAATTCCTCCTAGTGCTTTAATTTGTTCTTGTGCATGCTTTGCAACATGCATCATCATTTTAGGATCTTTTCTGATTTCATCAGCTCTTTTCAAAGTACTTAAAGCAGATTCAATCTCCCATCTGTCCATTTCTTTCTTTGCCGGGGAAGCAATTGGTTTACTTACTTTAGCCATGACTATTTCTTTTTAAATAATTTTTTAAAAAAAGATTTAATTTTAGTAGACAATGATACTGACTCAACAACTTTTTCTTCAACTTCTTTAACTAATTCTTCTAAAGATTCTTTGTGTTCAGAAATAATTTTAGTTGTTTCATATACAGCATTCTCAACTACTGGTAATACTTCTTCAACAATTGCTTCAACTTTCTTAACTACTTTTTTTACAACTTTTTTTCTTGGAGCTCTTGGAGTCTTTACTTTCTCAACAACAGCTACTTCTACTTTTTTCTTTGCCATAATATTAAAATAAAATTAAGCAGTACCCTATCTAGGTACTGCTGTTTTAGGAGCTTTGGATGTTCCACCCACTCTTCCTTTTGCTACTTTTTGTACGGTTGCTTTTGGATTAACTCCAGATTTAACACCTTTACTTCCAGCAACTTTAGAAGCTGTAACTTTTGCATTTGGGTTATTCATTTTCCCAGTTGTGTAATTTGCCATTTTATTTTATTTTTAAGAGTTCCAATATTTTTCACAAGCCATGTTCAAGTCTTTTAAAATATCCTCATTTAAAGGATTTTTTAAGTGCTCTAATACATCAGAAACATTCCTACCTAACAATGCATTAGTTTTGGTATGATAGATATAACCATCGGCCTTATTAACAATATACTTAAAAAATACGGAATCTCTAACAATTGATTTAATTTTTAATGTTTCCATATCTAAAGTAGCTACTTCCATAAATGTTTTAGCAGCTCTTTCTTTGTTGCTTTCACCACCTAAACCAGAAATGTAGTTATCCATATTTTCATAGATTACATCATTTGGTGTAGATTTTCTATATTGTGTACTGTTAATATCTACAACTTTTGCAATGTAGAATAACTTAGTACTGTTTTTGTCAAATAATTTTTGTAGTTCAGATAGAGCTTTGTTACGTAATTTTTTGTACTCTGTTCTTACCATTACAGTTTCCTCTTCTTTGTCTAAGTAAAACTTTGGTGGAACAGCTTTTGCTCTTGCATCTTCTAAACTTTTTGAAACTAATGAGAATCCCCCAGCTTCAATTGCATATAATTTAATTCTGTCATACGGATCCTTTGGATCTAAGAACAAAGGTTCATTACCACATGAAATAGAAATTCTATTCCAGAATTCAGAATTGTTTGGTCTTAGTAAAGTTACTTTAGCCCAAAATTCTTTATCATCAACATCAATAACATTAGCTGCTAGTTCTTGTTCTAACTCTGCAACTGCTGCTCTAATCTCTCTTACTCTAGCTTCTTTCTCTGCTGTAGGAAGTAATTTGATTTCTGGAGCAAACTCATTTAATCCAGTTACATATCTTACTACACCATTGTTATCTAAACAAGCTAGTTGTTCATTATGTGTTACCCCATCAAATAAGCTCATACCATAGTCTTCTAATCCCATGTTAGAAGCAGAGTTATCAAAGTAAGGTCTTACAGCAATAGCTGTTTTTTTAACTGAGCCTTTTCCGGTCTCAACCATTGTGAAATTTTCCATTGTTTTGTTGGTTTTTGTTTGTGTAAAATTAATTAAAAAAATAGGTAGAGGAAATTAATCCCCTACCTATTCTAGGTATTATTAGAAACTTCCTCCTGTAATAGGGTTTCTCATTACAATCTTTAATACCTTAGTCGGATCTTTAACCCAAATAGCAGGCATTGTTTGAGACATCATTACACGGTATCCATTGAATTGACCTGAAGATTGGAACCCTTGAGTTCTACCCATGTAATCCATAGTACCATTTTGATACCACCATTTCAATTGATTATCCCAAGATAATTTCAATAAGAAGATGTTATCATTAGTATTATCAGTGATATCAAAGATAATGAATGAATAAGAAGATAATGGGAAACCATCAATGATTGGGTTCTCAATATCATTTGTGTGAACATTATCAAATGCTGGATTCAATACAAATTTCACGTTAGCCAAGAATGGGATAACATATGAAGTGTATGCAAATCCAAAGTTTAAGTCCATACCTTTACCAGTGATTGCACCGATATCAGCAGCTTGGATTAATAAACCTGAAGATACTGCTTCACGTTTGATAGCCTCATTTACCATTCTCATACCACCCATACCAGTTTGTACAACTAGAGAGCGTTTTGGATCTGGACCTTGGAATTCAACTTTACCATTGAAGAAGTTGTAGATCTCACCACGGAATAAATCCAATGTGAAGTTATTTTTGTTGTAGATTCTTTTGAAAGAGTTATCCAACTGTTTCCAAAGACCCACTGACAATCTTAAATCATCTGGACCATCTTGTTTGATTCTACCACCTTGTCCCCACATTAAGTAAGTCTCAATATCTTGAGCTATCTTAGACAAGTGAGCAGCTTCCATAGTAGTTAAGAAAGTTCTAGATAAATCACCATTGTCAAAAGCTTTTTTAACTTTGTCTTTACCTAATGTCTTAACCATATCATCTAAGCTATTGATTGAAGGATCATTTAAGTTTGTATCAAATGTTCTCCAGATCTCAGTTACAGGAACTGTACCATCTGCATTCATACCACCTTTGATCATTAAATCTGCTCTAGAAGAAATAGAGTAATGAACGTGAGCTTCAGCACCTCCTACAAAGTTGTAGAATTCACGGAAACCAGCTCTAGTTTGGATGTCAGAGAATCTCTCACCATACTCACCACGAGCAGAACCTTTACGGAATACTTTAGTACCATTAGCTAAGTACTTGTTATCCAAGAACTTGAAGTTATCATTATTTACTAACTGTACGGTATAGATAAATCCATCACCTACAGGTAAAATATCTTCAGCTGTTACATAAAGTTCAACACCGTTATATTTGTCATATGTGAACATATCACCATGTCCAAACTCACGTCTGTTTAACTTTACTCTGAAGGTTGATCCTTCAATTCCTTTGAACTCATTATCTGGTTCAATGTCCTCAATAATGTAAGGAAGATCAATAGACACAGGAGTCTGCCATCTATATTCACCTCTTGCATTATCAACCATAATTACATTTTTTCCGCCAAAAGAAGACATTTGGTATAGGGGCATTTCAACTTTTTGAGCCATAGCCCATAAGTCTACTGGACCTAAATCCATTGGTTGTGCATCTTTCAACATGTTTACTAAGTGGTAAGAATCCACATGTGAACTTGCATTGTATGCAGTATCACGCAGAAATATACCATTGTTTAAAACTGGAGTTGCCATTTATATTTATTTATTAGTTACTTATTTAAAATGTACGTCTGAATATATTAGTATTCTGACGCTGTATTGTTTTTTGTGAAGATCCAGGTTTTTTAGTATCTGTTGCTCCAGTATTAGTTGAAGAACTTGAAAGTTTTCTTGACTCTTCAGTCTTCAATGCTCTCACAGTTTTTTCAACTGATTCTTTATTACCTACTTCTTTTACTCTATTTCTGTATCCTTCTGGATCTTGTAATAACCAAAGTGCTTCAGCAATTAACCCATGATTAGGTTCAACAAACTGATACTTCTCTAACAAGTGTCCTAACAAGTTTGTATTCTTACCTGATATAGATGGGTAGTTAGGTTGCACCAATCCAGAATAAAGTAAGCTTTGTACTTTCTTATCCAATTTAAGTCCAGCAAGTTCACCCGCTGCAAGTGTATTATACACACTATCAGTATAAGCTTTAGCTTGTTTTTGTTGTTGTTCTTTTTTGTGCTCTTGTTCTGCTAACTGTCTTGCAACAATTTCTTCTTGCATTCTGTCTAACTTAGGTTTAAACTGATTAGCTTTTTGTTCAAGCTTATTCATGTCAGCCCAATCTTGAATCTCTGATTCAATTTCTTCAGCATTTCCAAAGTTAGTAGCCCAAAGATATTGTCTAGCAATTTCTTCTTGGTCACCTTCATTAGAAGGATCTAAGTCAATGATCTCTTCTACATGCGCCAGAGTTCTAAAAAGACCCTTTAAATCTTGTCCGCCATCAGCTACATATTTAGCAGCAATTTGAAGTTCTTCAGGAAGAGCATTAAAAAATTCTTTAGGAACTTTTGCCTTTACAGCATTTTCTCTTTCTTGAAAATTTGCTTCAAACAATTCTCTAAAATCTTTAGTACTGTACTCTTCTAAAGCTTTATCATCATCAAAAGGAATTAGAGTTCCTTCCTCAATCATTTTTTGTGCTAGATCATAAAGACCTTCTTTATCTACTTTAGGTCTTCCTTTTGTCCCAGCTGTTTCTTCTTGAGAAATTAAATTATCTAACTCAGCAATAGTTTCTTCAACTTCTGCTTTATCCTCTACTGCTTGAGCTTTTTCTTTTGCAGTACTTGTTGTATTGTCAAGGAACGTAGTGTCAATGTTTTCTTTGGAGAACATGGTTTTAGGCTTACTTTCTTCAGCTGTCTTACCATCTTCTGGTGTCATGATGTTTGCTGCACCAGGATTACCAAATAATTCATCAATGTTTACATCAACTTGCTCTACCGTTGTAGAATCTTGAATGTCATCAAGATTAGTTGCATCTTTGTTCATGTTGTTGGTTTTGGTTTATAATTTAATATAATAAATAAACTTGATAAATTTAAAAGTCTTAAAAACATTTTTTGCATTATATAGCTAAGCTTATTCTTTTTCATCAAATTTGTTTTTGTTCTCTCTGGCAATTTCTAGTTGTTTATTAGCAATTTCTTTTTGAGCTTGTATTTTTTCTCTTTCAATTTGATTCTTTTGAGAGTCATTATTTTGTCTATTAGTTTCTTTTTCTCTCTGAAGATTCATTTGATCTTGAAACTGTTCACTATCTTTAATATCTTTCATAGCATCAATATAATCAGATTGCATGTTTTGGTTTATATCTACCATAGAGCCCATACCAGCAGCTCTGATTTCTGCAATTAAAATATCTTTCTGTCTATTTTTTTCATCCCTCATTTCTTCAGCATCAATCTCCATTTTCTTTTGTTTTTCTTGAGACTCTATTTGCTGTTGTTGCATTTCTTGTTGATGTTGTTGTTCTTCTTGTTTTTGTTTTTGTTGTTTCTCTTCAGCAGCTTTAAGTGTATTATTAACTTCAGAGACAGTATCTGCTTGCACAAGTTTTCCTAAATCATAAATAGTTGCACCAGTAGTATTATTAGTCATAGCCATTTGTTTCAATTGCTCTAACACAGCTCTATGATTTGCTGTAGTGGTACAGAATATATTAAGATCTCTCATTAATAAGTCTGTCCCATTTATTTCAAAGTTTACTTTTTCATCTGTGGATGTGACATAGGAAAGTCTAGCTGACGGTTTTGTTGAATGATAATATTGTGCAAGATCTGTTCTCATTGTATGTACTCTAGGCATTAAGTAATCACAGTGTTGTATAAAGTATACTTCTGTTTGTGCATATGATGCTGATGCAGCTTGCTCTACCCCTGTAGCAGTCATTTGAGATAACTGTTGTCCCAATCTTTGAGGATTAATCCCAATTACATCATATGCTTGTTGCTTAAAATGTTCTGATAATTTAATCCTTGACATTAACCTGTTAGTCTGTTCTAGATCTAATTTCTGGAAATGTTGGAAGCTTAATGGGTTTTCTGTATTTGTAATAGATGTATCAAGCGGTAACATCTGGAAATTTTTCATAGCAACATAAGCTTTTGCTAAGTTGTTTTTTCCCCAGTCTTCTCCAGCAGAGTGTCTCGGTAATGCATTTTGATCAAGTAATATTACAGTACCTAACTCATCAACTAGTATGTCAGCTATTTGATTGTTTACAATATTGTATCCGATCTGATATGGTTTCATTAAATCCAACAAAGATGTTGACTTAGTATTTCTATCAGAAAACACAGCTCCTTCTACAGGAAGCTTACAACCATACAAACTATTGTCACCTTTAAATTGAAATCTTAATGGTCCAATATGGTTTTTATCTATACCAATGTATAGTGGAGAAAATCCTCCAGGATTATTCATACCCCAGAATGAAGGAATATTAGGACCAATTTTTACACCACCCCAAACTTCATTAATCCATATCCAGTCAATGTGCTCTCCATATACAAGAGTCTCTTTATTTTTATTCTTAAATAGTCTTGTATCATAAATTGGATTATCTGTTATTTTATAATCTTCAGTTATAATCTCATTAACAACTTCTCCGTTTTCTTTTATTTTTGTTAAGTGACCAACTTTTCTTTGAGATTTCCAATAGCAGGTTGTAACTCTTAATAAATATGCTGTACCTTGATCATAGTAATCTTCTCCTTCAGAAAGAATTTGATTGACTATATCTCCACCATCATATACAGAACCAGCCATCATTGTGGTATATTGTCTATATGCTAATGAAGGCATATTAGTATTCCATTCATGAGACTTAGTAGCATCATAAAATGTACCATCATTTTGACCACCTATTGCATAACCCGCAGATCTAATTGGGTAGACTGCTTCTAATGCTTCATGTTGTTCTTCTGTAAGTATATAACCATACTTATCAATTACATCAGCTACAGTCATCATGTCTACTTTACCTACCCAGTTACCTTGAGAAATATACCTTGCATCAGGAGACTTGTGATAGAAAGTAACAGGAGGATTCCATAGTTCTACTTCATAGTCATCTTCCATCATTCTAAAATGCCAAAACTCTCTGTCTGTAATAAGCATATCTCTGAACCCTCTTTCTTCTAGCTCATCCATATGGAATCTTTCAACATCTACTTTATGTTGGTGAGAAGCCCATTGTTCTACAAGAGATCTGTAATTTTTTTTAAAGAAGCCTTCTATTTCAGGTAATGATTTAATACTTTCTGGAGCCGTTTGTTGTTGTGCTTCAGGAGAGTTGGGATCCAACCCTTGTTCTAATAAAGCAGCTTGTATTTTATTAGTTGCATCTGACATTAGAGTATCTTCTACCATCTTTCTTTTTTGCTCCATCATCTCATTATATGAGAAATCATCAATGGCTCTGTAAGTAAGTTTGGTAGATCTTTTAGCAAATTCAGCTACAAGAACATTAATAACATTTGGGATAATAGGATAAAACTTTAACTCTAAAGCAGACCAGTCTTCTCTAGTTAATACATCAACAATTTCTTTCATTTCATTGTTTTCTTCAACTATATAGTCTGACTTGTCTATAATACCTTTAGCAAGCTTATAGTTTTTCATCAGCCTCCGTGCATTTCTACGGATTTGTTTTAACCCATTCCACTCTAACCAGTCAAGATTCCAAGCTGCCCACTCTTCATCTTTTTCCTTTTTAGGAACAAATTGTAAAGGTTGAGTAATACTACCCATTCTGTTATGAGATGCCTTTGCTCCTTTTTTGAGCTGCATAGCGTTAAATACTTGCATAACTATTTTATATTTTTAAATGGAGATCTTTTTACATTTTGTCCTCCTGATGAACTACCTGAAGTCCTCCCCATATGACGGAAAGGACTACTGTTTAATTTAAACAAATTTTCTGACTTCTGCAAGTTTTTGGCTGCATCATCCATGATGACTCTCTTAGCATAACCTCTGTTTGCTTGCTGTATTCTCATGAATGCAACCAGTGCACAAAATGCTACAAGCCTATCCACATTGACTCCATCTGAGTATGCACCCATTTCTTTTAGCAACATAATATCTGGTATCCTTTCAATACCATATTTAGTTCTTACAATAGTACCATCAGATTTAGTTTCAACATCTAATTCTTCTTTAGTATATTCTATAGCATAACTTAATAAGTGAGCTTTGAATAATGTTCCTGTATTCTTCCAACCATACTCTTGATATACTGAATTATTAGAACCAAGATCTTTTAAGAACATTATTTGACTTTTTGGTACTAAGTACTTCTGCTTCTTTCTAGAGATCATGTACTGGATAAATAATGAGATGTTATTCTCAATTACTGTCCAGGCATTATACCATTCTATTATTGTCTCAAGTCTTTGGTGAGTTTTATTAATATCATCAAACCTTCCGCACCAAGCTGCTACAATTTTATCTGGTTCTATATATGTTTCAGTTTCTATACCTGTAACCTTTGTTACTTCTACAGGAGCTTTCATTATATATATAGAACACAAAGATTCAGATGTAGTTGTTTTACCTTCAGCTACGGGGTCAATAGAAGCATAGTACATTCCAAAGTTAGGATTCTCAACGGGTCTTTCCCATACTACAAGAACTCCTGTTTTATCTTCAGTATTTTTTGTAATTGGAAATTCTGTAATTGGTCTTTTATTACTATGCTCAGGAAGTATCTTTCCATTGGCATCTCTACCTAAATCTAAGAACTCATATGGGTAATCTTTATCTTCAATTCTTCTTTGTTGTGCTGTTACCAAATGCATTGGAAACTTAGATACTGTTCTGTTAGCAAAAGCTTCTTCAATATTTCTTGGATGCTGAGAAATCCTTAACTGATATGTTTCCGGATCAAGTTCTTTTTTCCATTTTTCAAACTGATCATCTAATGCTTCTAATGCTTCTTGTACTTTAGAATTTCCAAAGTTATCAATATAGGGAGGCATAGACCATTGCTCAGGTATAAATAACCCAGATTTTCCTACAGAACCTTTATTATCTAGCAAATCAGTTTCTACAGAGTATATATCATTTTCAGTTGGATACAGAATCATTTTTCTTAATGGTTCACATTGAGATAAATCCCCCACTGATCCTGCTGCAATAAACATACCTGTAGTAGTTAAACCAGATCTCATTGCAGGACGCATATACTCATATGTATTATTCATTCTTGGAGCAATACCAGCCTCCTCATGGAAGAAGTACTTAACCGGACCCCCTACACCATTTGTTGGATCTTTCTCAAATGACATACCTTGAATAGTACCTTTAAGACCTACTTCTGTTTTTCTGTCCCCTCTCCTTACCTCAATCTTCTGTTGCCACATCATCACTTTGTCTGGAGACATAGGTCTATACCATGCTGTATGTTCATTAAGAAAAGCCGCGTACTCTTGTAAAAACTTCCAGGAACCTTTCTCATTAATGTAGTCTTTAAGGCTGGCACCAATCTTTAGAGTAACCCCTTCTTCAAACCATTGCTGGTTAAGAAGTTTAGCCATGTGATAATAAGAAGAAGCTATCTGTCTTTTCTTTAGAATAGCTACATGGTTATAATTTAATTCTGATAGTATTTCATAAAGAGCCATGTGATATTGAGCATCTCTAATATCAGCAAAACCAAACTTTTGTATTTCTTTGTTGAAGATGGGTAAGAAGTTTAACCACATATAGTAGTCTCTAGTCATATACCAGACTTTACCTTTTTCTTTAATCAAGAGTCCTCTTCTGCATTTTGCTTTCTGATCATCCCAGTATGTTATAAAATCTTTAGATTTAAAAGGAGCTGTACAATAAACTTTGTCTTTATTAAACTTTGCAGATTCTTGTGTAAATAAATTTGCGGTAGTATCATTAAACTCATACTTACCAGGTTCTTTAAAAACATTGGTTAATAAGTATTCATAGAATTCTTCTCTTGAGTTAAAGTCAGTAGAAGCCCATGTACCATTATCCCATGTAGGTATGTCTTGATATATTTCTCTCATAATTATTGATCATATCCTAAACCAATTCCTCCGCGCACTTTGCTGGATTGTTCTTCTTGCAAATCTTTGTAGACTCCTTTAAAAGAAGCTCTGATATCATTAAAACTTTTAGCAGCTGCAATTAGAGAGTTAAAGTTTCCATCTCTACCAGTTGTAAACTGACTTGTTTCCATATATTTACCTAATCTATCTAGCATAGATGCAATACCTTTATATGCTCTTGATGTTGGTGTTTCATACATTCTTTGACAGAATAGTAAACCAATAGCAATGTCATCATCTTCTGTAGAAAACTCTGCTTCTATTTCTTGAAGTATAATAGATTCTTTATCTATTTCAGGTGTATTAAAAAAAGGATTCATATCTGGATTAGGACATGTCATGTAAAACAAGTACTGGTAAATCTTTAAGTGTTCATCTGGATAATTATCCATAATATCTTTTAAAGCTTTCAGTGTATAACAATGTTCTGTTGGTATCACAGTACCATTCTGAACATCAAACAATCTTACTATCATTTTCTTTTAAATATATTAGTATTAGACTTTTTTTTGGTTTTAACTATTGTATTTTTATAAATAAAAACAAGAGCATTTATTAATGAAGTTGCTTTATATTCCTCATAATATATATGATGTTTTAAAAGAACTGACCACTTTGATTTTTTTGAAATATCATAATTAGTAAACTCAGCATCTTGACCTGTAGAAGGAATTTTATATAAATTTTTTACTAAAATATATTTAGAAAATTTCCATTTTACATTACCTACAAGAATTATATCTTTATAAAAATTAAAAAATTGTATCATAATTATTTCTTTTTAATTACTATTTTGTTGTCTTTGATATAATGCATTAAAGCATTAACCTCATCTACAAGATACGGAATTACCATGGGGATTACTTCTTTTATTACAGGATCTCCATTGTGATTTAGTTTAATTACTGGATATCCATATTCATCTTCTGAATCAACTTCAAACACAACATGATGAATAAACATTTTTCCTGGTTTTAATTTTGGATTATGTTTAAGCATAATGTACATGTAGATGCTTAATTGGATTGCATAATGATTAAAGTTACAATCATCTAAACTATCTAATGGAAATTGTAATTTGTCTGAAGCTCCTTCCCAGTTTACAAAAGATTCTTTCTTAATCTCTTTGTTTGTCTTGTAGTCAATGATATTTATTTTACCATTCACTACCTCAACTAAATCTGACTGACCACATATACCTGCAGATTTAAGATAAACCATATGTTCAGGATACACTCCTTCTTCCAGCTTCTGATTAGGTGCAAGTTTTATACCGCTTTCTGTTGTTTCATTAGGAATAAATATTGGTATATTCTTCCCATCAACTTCAAGAGATGATAATGCACAAAGATCTGCTTCTCTTTGATTATGGTAATATGTTCCCATAGTAACAGCTCTTTCAGATTCAGTTTCCCAAATCTCTTGTATTTTCTTTGGATCAATACCAAACCATTTAGATCTTTTATTCTTAGAAACTTTTGCAGCAATAGACTTAGCATCAAAAGGTTTTTTAAAGTGAGCAACTAATGTTGTTACACTTATCCAATTGAGTTTATCTTCAGCTGTTAAGCTTTTATAAGTATGATCTGTTGCACTAAAGTATATACTCATCTTATTTAAGATTATCTAGTTTATCCTCATCTTCTTCTGATATTAATGCTTTCCATCTCAAGTCTGGACAACTTGATGATAAAGATCTTGTTTTAAAAGAAAGTGAGCAACCACATAAATTACAACAAGGTTGTGTACCAGGCATAATACATGATTTGCCTTCATCATCTCTTTTTACACAAATATTGCATTCAGCCATTCTTGCTGCTGCTATCTCTTCAACAAACTGATCTCTAATGATGGTATTTTTAATCCCCTCCATTATTTCTTTCCGGTGTTTCCAGATGTTTTGAAATGTACTCATTTTTAATAGTTTTAAAATTATTCTTTTTTTCTTCTTCTTTTAAAATGATAATGTCTAGTTCTTTTAATAATTCAATTTTAGACTCTAATTTCTTTTTATTAAAGTAAGCATTAAATGTAGATGTATCATGGCTTTTAAGTTTTCTTTCTGCTTCACTTATACCTCTTCTTACATTATAGGCTTTACATACAAATTGACCTAACCCATCTACATTAATTCTAGGATGTACAAGATTTGATAATTTTTGTCTTAAATTCTTGTACATGAACTCTACAAGATCCTCAATTAAATATTCACTAATACTTAACTCTTCTGAAAGAGTTTTATACAGGTTGTTTGTTTTCTTCGGATTCATAACCTAATAATTTATAATCAAGAAGTATTGTCCCTGTTGTTTGAATTTTTAAATTTGGATTAAGCATAACTTGTTTTTTATTATTTGGATCTTTAATTACCAATCCAATTTTTTCAGATTTGTTAATACAGTTTCTTACTGTCTGTGGGGATTTAAAAATCCAATCTTCTTCAGAAGATGCATCATAACAAAAATGAGTTAATTCTACTGGTTGATTAAAACTTAATAATGTCAAACAATTTAAATCAGAATCACTCATTACTACACGGTTAATGTAGCAATGAGTTAATATCTGAAACTTAACCACATCCCATTTAGGCATCTTCACCTTTTTCTGAACTTGGTTAACTGTTGCCATACTTATGATTTTTTAAGTTTTCTCTCTGCTGTAGGAGTAGGTTCTTCTGACGGTAATCCTTCTTCTTCACCATCACCTGTTTCTTGCTCTTGTTGAGCAGCCATAATGTTAGCCCACTGAATTTGAATAGTAGCTCTCTTAAATCTTGCTTCCTCAATTTCAGTTAACAGCTTTTCATACTTAGCTTGTGCTTCTAAATAAGGATGTGACTCTGTGTAGAACTGCTTCATTTCTTCCTTTCTTGCAGCTAACTCTTCTTGAGTCAATTCTCTTTCTTCTGTTACATTTTCCATTTTTATATTTTTTAAGTTTAAACAAAAATACAAATAAAGTTTAAATCTAAAATATTTAAAATAAAAAAAATCCAGATGTACAAACACCTGGATTATTGTAAATTCATTATGTAATATGAATTACCTATTTTTAATTGTAAAATTTAATATGGTTAAACAATAAAACATTCTAGTTTTATCAATTTCAATACTGAATACATCAATGCTAGATATTCTTAATTTAATTATTAATTTATCCCATTGTTTATTTGGTGACTTCCAATTATTTCTAAATTTCATATTTCAAATTCATTTAATAAAACATAAGTAACTTTCTTTTGTGGTTTCACAAGTTTAATTATTTCTAAATGTTTTTGTTTATTATTTACCACCTGACAACCTGCAGACCAAGTTTCAATATTTTCTTGAATACCTTTAAAATTACTATCATAAGTAGCAGCATGGAAGTTAATACCAAAACCAGAACCTTTAGTAGGAATTCCATACTCTTCTGATTTTTTATTTTTGTTTCCATCTCGGAATACAATAAAGTTACCTACTTGTTTTAAAGCTGGCATTTTTCCTAAATGTAAACCATAAGCCCATACATCATAATACCACTCATCAGATTTAACTAAAGCAGCACCTGCTTTATTGTATTTAAGAAAACCACCTTCCAGAATTGGTGTACCAGGATTAGTTGTACCAGATACAACCATTATAAAAAGTTCACCATTAAATAAATAAAATTTATCATCAAATTTATTTGGAGCATCTTCATTAGATCTTATTCCAAGTATCCAATAACCTTGTGGAATATTTTTAAATGATGGTAAAGATTTTACTTTAGCAATTAATTGCTGATCATTATAAGTTCTTACGTTTGTCATACTTTAATTTTTAATGAGCAACTTGAGAATCATCAACTGTTAGTTGAGACATAGCGGCAATTAAACTACCACCAAATGCAGCGTAGCCACCTGCTGTAATAATTGCTATTGGCAAACCTACCGGAGCTGTTATTAACACTGTTCCTACAGCAGACAACACTAAACCTATACTTTGTACTTTTTTCCAAAACTTAGGTGTAGGTGCTAAAAATCTTTCTTTGATTGTTAATTTTTTCATAATGTTTATTTTTTAATTATCAGTGCTTTTACAGCATCTGAAAGTTCACTAACATTTTTTGCAAGATTTTTAATTTCAAGCTGAGTCAGTTCTTGTATAGCTTGATACTTTAACTGATTTTCTTGTTGTACTAACTCAATTTTTCCTTTAAGTTTTCCAAGTTCTTCACTTGTTTTAGTGTGATGATTTAATAACAATTCAATGTCTTTTCTTGTATCATTATAAGCATTCCTTAAAAAGAAACTAAACAGAGTAATAACAGTACCTGCTATAAATAATATTAAGGTTAATGTTGAAGCATCCATGTACAATAAGTTTATAAAAATATATATAATAATATACAAAAAATTTTAAAATAAACCTATAAAAAATACTGTTCTCTAACCTCTATAGGAACATTATCCATCTCCTGAAACTTCTCAAATAAGATAGGTCTTTGAGTAATAGCTAATTCATAAATTTCATCTAATGCGGCTTGTTCATTTGGGTATGTGAAAAAACTTGCAATGTAGTCTGATATCTCTGGATCAGATGGTCTTAAACAAACATTAGCCTCTAAATCGGGCTCTATGTAATAACTTGTTGATAATGTAAACTGTTTCATAATTATAAAGAATAAACACCTAATCTATAAACATCAAATTGTCCTGAATTGGTAACACCACCTGCTGATGTACCCATAGTTCTTGCACCATAAAAATTTAAAGCTGGTGCTGGTAAATTATCATATATTGTTCCTTGTGCAATAGCTCCTGTTTGTTTATTTATTATTCTATAGTTAACTTCACTTGAATTTGGGGCATTATATAAGTAACAACTATAGATTGCTGTGATATCAGCATCTACTGTTCTATTTGAAGGAAATGAAGAACCTAAATCAACTTTTGTTGCTATACCTGATGCGTTATTGTGCATTATTTGTAAGTTGGCATCTCCTGAATCATTTGCAAATGCAATAATATTTACCAATGAAGAAGGTTGGTCATTTGCTGCACCACCTATAACCAAGTCAGATGCTGATGAAGCAAGACCCCAAAAGTTGTGTGTACCTGTAGCAAATGCTGAATCTTTAATATTAAATTCACCTGTAAATAAAAATCCTCCTGAAACATACCATAATAAAGCAGACCCTCTTAGTCCAGAATATCTACCTGTTGCTACTATGCTTGCTGTTACACCCAGTCTAATACTTCTTGTTGCAAATGAAACAGCTGAAATTGCTCTAGCAACGGTAGTACCACTTGTAGCTAATGTTACACCTGCTACAGTATCAACTGTTGTAGAATTATTTCTAAATGTACTACCTCTCCAAATTCCATTAGAACTAACTTTGTAATTAAATGTATTCCAATCTTCTAAACTTAACCAACCATCAAATGTAGAAGTTGATTGTCCAAGCTTATATTTAATACTTTCTAAAGTTTCATCACCTGTATTTGTACTACTTAAATTAGCAGCATAGATATCCCCTATAAAAGTATCACCATTTATGCTTGCCGGAGTAAATCCAAGTGCAGCTTGTTTATTATTAAAAGTAGTCCAATCAGTTGAAGTTAAATATCCATCTGTAGAAGTGGTTGCAATACCTAACTTAGTTTTAATTGTTGCTGTAGTCTCATCACCAGTATTTGTACCTGATAGGTTTGTTGCAAAGATGGGACCAGTAAAAGTATCACCAGCTTTATTTGCCGGAGTATATCCTAAAGCAGTAAATATATTCCAAGATGTTCCATCTGAATAATAGTAACTCCCATTATGATACACTATTCTTTTAGTATTTGCACTTGCTAAATTAGTTGTAATATCTAATGTATCAGCTCTTAAATTATTGATGTTATTACCTTGCATGTTAACATCAACAAAAAACTTCTTGTCCGCCATATTATTATTTTTTACAAATATAGTGTATTTAAAAAAACCCACCCCTATTATGGAGTGGGTTTAGTTTATTATTTTTTATAGTTAATTATCTAGAAACACCAACTACTGTTTCAGAAGTAGGAATAAAATTAGAAATAATAGCTATTTCATTAGTGTCATTCACCGCCCAGAAAAATTCTACACTACCTAAACTCTGAACTATTGTAGTAACTTTAGGTGCATTTGTACCTATATTGTGTAATACAGTAAGTTTATAACCAAAACCAGGAATAAGTTCCCAATCTGCTGTACTAAAGGTTGCCTCATAAAATTGTGCATCAGTATAATCATTAGCATTAGATTCAGCTGTTGCAGCAGTAGTATCAACATACTCTTTGTTAGCTGCATCTCCGTCATTGGTTGGAGCTGGTAAGTTGGTAATAGAATGTGAATCTGCATTTAAAGTTTTAAGTACTTTAATTTCTGAAAAACCTGCTTTTGCATCTAAGTTTTCCGTATAAATAGTATCAACATTATGAAGTTTATTGCCATTCAAATCAATAGCACCAGACATAGTACCACCAGCTAAATCTAATTTAGCAGCAAGTCCAGTATCAGTGTAAGCATTAGCATCAGTTAATGCTTGAGCAGCAGATCCAGCAGCATCATAGTTAGGAGCTAATGAATCAGCGTAAGCTTCAGCAGCAGCTTGTGCAGCATCTGCTTTTGTAGTAGCGTCAGCAGAAGCAGTAGCTTCAGCGTTAGCTTGTGCAGTTGAAGCAGCATCATCAACATAAGTCTTATTAGTAGCATCACCATCATTTGTTGGTGCTGGTAAGTTGATAATTTTTTGCGTGTTTAGTGCATTAATATCACTAGATAATTTTACATCAGGACCATAATATTGACCTATATGGTCTGTGTTTAAGTAAGGAGAATTTAATGAACCTCCATCTTCCGTAAATAAATTTGTTATATTTGTAATATTATTATTACCCATATCAATACTACCACTCATAGTACCACCTGACTTGCTTAACTTATCGTTAATAAGAGGAACAACATGGTCATCAATTTTACCTTGTAATGTAGCTGGAGTAATAACAACTGCACCACCTTCTGTACCTTCATTAGCTTCTGCTTGTGTAGCTAAACGAGAAATACCATCAACTGAATCAGTAGCAACAACTATGTTACCTTGTAAAATCAACCAATCAGAAAGAGTAGTACCAGCATTATCAACTTTAGCAACAATTGAATCACCAACTTGTACAGACTCTCCTAAGAAAGTACCTGCAGCAGTTACTGCCCAAAAGAAACCTTTTAATGCTGATCCATCAGTAATATCAGGAGTGTTTGTTGTTGGATCATATCCACCTTGGAAGATCAAACCACCTGTTACTGCTGAAATATCAGATAAGTTAGCAACTTCTTTAGTAGCTGTACCATCAAAATATTGTAATCTATGTGCTGCTGAATCATATCCAAAAGCACCTTCTGTAGAACCAATACCCGTGTTAGTTCCAATTTTTGCGTTAGTTAACGCACTACCTTGTAGATTAATGTCTACAAAAAACTTTTTTTCTGCCATTTTGTTTTGTTTTTAGTTTAATTAGGTTATAATATAATATACAATTTAATTTTATTAATTACAATAAACATACCCAGAAACTGGAATATTTAATGTTATGTTTACAGTATTATTATCTATCCAGTCAATCTGAGCAATGATTTCATTCTTATCTTCATCAACTACTTGTACAGAACATTTAGTATTTAGATTATGATTAACAATCCATAGAGTTTCTGGAACAGATTGAGTATGTACATAACTTATATCTGGAAGTGAATTTACAAGATCAAATTCACCAGATACAGGATTGTATTTATTTTTCATACCGTTATTTCTATTTTGCATAACTATGAATATTGAATTTGTGTTACATTTCCATTTACATCATAGGTGAAAGTTTCAATAATAGTTTCTACACCATATTCGGTAGTTCCTGTATGGGTAACACTTGTAATATCATTATCACCATTGTAAGCTAAAACTCTATTATAATTTGATGCTCCTTGAATCCTACCTATTTTAGATATTGAATTCTTTTTAATTATTTCTACAAATGCCTCAACTATTAAGAGAGTTGTTTCTGTAGCAGCCCCACCTGGAGGTGCAATACTGGAAATACCATCTACTATTTGTTGAAGGCCTAGTAAGGTTTTCATTTGATACGGATAATTATTTCCTTGATTTCCGGTATCTTTTAAGTTTCCTATTGACATTATTTCTATTTTTTAATTAAACTGATTTCTGATTTCTATAAGAACATTATTTAATTGCTTTATGAATATAATGTACAAGCAAATCTAATTGCCGTAGCAGTACCTGTTGGTGATGCGGGCATAGTTGTTATGTTTGCTGTATTACTTATTCCAAATATAGCATCAGAAATTCCTACATCATATATTGTTCGCCAGCTAGTTCCATCTGCATAGTAACCTACAACAAGATTTTCACCAACTACTAAGTTTAATGTCTGTCCTACTTCTGCTGTAAGAGATATTTCATTTGGACCAAGGCTGCAGGTTAAAGATCCTTGACCTATTAATGTCATTGACCCACCCAAAGTTCCTCTATAAATTCCAAATCTAACTAAGTCTGTTCCGGAAAAACCCCACATTTTTACTTTAGATATAGTTCCTGTAACAGTACTTATTGTTTGATAATAATACTGAGTAGATGCTGCAGTTGGCGCAGTGTCAGCAGAAGATACATCTTGAGGTGAAAAGGCAACAGGTATTGCCGCCCAGTTAGCATACCCAGTGCTTCCATCTACACATTTTAAATACTTACCTGTTCCTTCTGTTCCATCAATTATTTGAATTCCATAATTTGCTGTTGCTCCAGTTGCAGTAAACTTACCACCTATATTTAAACCAGGTGTACCAAAGCCATCAGCAGTTGCTTGACCTTCAACACCAACATTATTATAACCACCCGAAGAAGAAATACCAAAAACACCTCTTCCACCATTAGTAATTCCATAAACACCGTATGTAATTCTTGTTGCTGAACCAGCTACTAAATTAGAATCTCCGTATAAACCATGATAAGTACCATTTGCTAATGTAAAGTTTATATCACCATAAACACCAACACTCAATCCGGAAACACTTAATCCACGGCTTTTATTACTTTGTATTAGAAATTGTATTGTTGCACTAGGAGTTGTACCAATAGATAGTGTAGTCCCATCATCTTGAATTAAAGAATTACCAAGTGCTGTTCCTGTAGGTGTCCATTTAGTTAAATAATTATTTGTTCCTGAACCAGTAATTGATCCAGATACATCTGCTGTTGTAATATTTGCCCAGTTAGCTTGTCCTGTTGCTGTTACTGATTTGAGAAATTTACCAGAAGCTTCTGAACCATCTACTAACTGTACAGAATAGTTTGCTGCTCCACCATATGCTTCAAATTTACCACCTGTGTTTGTAGCCAATGCAGGAAGTTCAGTTTGAAAAGCTTTACCATACACACCTGTATTACCACCAAAACTATCATTACTAGATTCACCATAAACACCTGTACCTCTTGCTGCATAAGCTGCAATAGCAGTACTAAAATCACTAAATGTACTTGCAACAACAGCATTAGAAGAAGATGTAACATTTATACCATAAAGATTGCTAAGACCTGATTGTATTGAAAGGATTGTATCTGCAACATATGTACCACCTATATTAGCTCTAGTTCCATTATCTTCAAACAAACTATCACCAAGTGTTGATCCACCAGTCCATTTTGAAAGTTTATTGATTGTACCTGAACCATCTACTTTATTATTAAAAGTTGTCCAATTAGCTGAACTTAAAGCACCTCTATTAGTAGCTGATGCTGTTGGTAAGTTAAACGTGTGTGTAGTTCCACTTGATACTATTGCAAAATCTGTACCTGTAGTACCTACTCCTAAATTTTGAACTTGAGCTGTTAAGCCGTTTAATGCAGTTAAACCAGTTGAAAATGTAGTTATTATCTGACAAAGATGGCTATCCTCTGTATGCAATTTTATAGTCCTACCACTATGTGTTACATAGATACGGACAGCTAATCTATCAGTAGCTAATAATGTTGTTTGCGGCACAGCTAATGCACTGATGTATAAATCTATTACTGTTCCACCTGTTATTCCTTCAGGATTTGCTGAATTACTTGCAATTAAAGATAAGGTAGCCCCATCCCATTTATATAATTCAACATAAAATGAAGGTGTACCACCGCTACTTGAAGCACTAAAATAAGTTTCAAAATTCCAATTTCCTCCCGGTATTTCTAATAAACCTGGTACACCAATATCTGTAATAAATGATTGAATATAACCATTGGCATTTATTGTAAAATCTGTTCCAGCACCTAACACTGGTGTTCTATCTACTTGTTTAAATGCAACACCACCAAGTGTACCTTGTGAAACTGAACCGTTTAAATATAATGATAATGATGCCCCACCACCTGTTGATCCTGGAAAATTAGCAAGTGTACCATCTCCTCTAATATATTGACCAACAGTTCCAGCTCCTGTTACACCTATTATACCAGATGAAATAATTGGTGAATTAGTTACTGTAAATGCAGACGGCATTGATAAACCAACACTAGATACACCCATAGGTGCTCCATTAATAGTGACTGTTACATCATTACCTATAGTTGATGCAGTAACACCAGCACCAACAAAATCAATACTAGAGACATCTGTAGTGAGTATTGTTGATTCTTCTGAAATAGCAATTTTTTTCTTTATATTTATTTCTGTACTCATACTATGAATTATAAATTATTATCAACTCTGTTCCTGTACCATTATAAGTAAAGGTACCAGTTGTATAATAATTATTTATTGCATCTGCACTAAAACTAAAACTTTCTCCTGGCTTAATTGTACTACCTAAGAATGTACCATTTGCTGCTCCTACATTAGAAACTGAAAGGCTGTAAGTTTTTACAGCAACAGTACCTGATCCAGTAACTCTAAGAAAACCTGGAGTTCTTGCTACACCAGCTTGATCAGAAGCAAGAACAACAGCCAAACTATTAGACATAGTATCTTGACCAAGAGGATTAACAATAGTTACATTTCCACTTCCACCACCAGCAACAGTATCAATAATACCCTGTAAACCTTGTAATACTTTATATTGGTATGGAAAGTTATTACCTAAATTCCCAGTATCTTTTAAATTTCCAATTGACATGATATAAAAATTTAGACTATGTATTAATATACTTAAAAAAATTAACAAAAACAAAAAACCCCAGAAGTTAATCCAGGGTTTGTATAAGTCAAGTTAAATTTATTCAGCTACTTCTAATTTTAATTCCTCAACAGGAACTAAATTGTGAACTACATTTAATGCTACTAATATTTGATTAGTATCTGCTAATGTATAAACTCCTTTTAATGTAGCTGCGTTTAATGCTTGCTCAATTGTTTTAACTGCTTCAGTTGGTGTCATAGTAAATTTATTTAGTTTATGGTTTAGATTGTAAATATATAAAATTTATTATTTATATTAAACCTTCCAACTCAGTTTTTTGTGCCGGAGTTAATGCAGTTGCAAACCATTCTTTACCTAACATAATAGCAATGTGATCCACATTACGTGTTACAGTTGCTGTTTCTTCTTCAGATAGTTCTGCTTTTGCTTTTAACTCAGTAATTAATGCTACACTATCATAAGCTGCTAATACAGACTTTGCCGCTTGTTCAGCTGTTACTTCTTCTTTAAATTGTTCTACTGACATTTTATTTTTATTTAAATTATTAAAGTCTTACACCTTCTATTGCAAATGTTGTTTGATTGTAATATAAATATGTATTTCCTGCTATAGCTCCGTTAGGTACAGTAATTGCTGTTGTTGCTGCGGATCTATTTGCATAAGAAGGTAATGTAACATTAGCAAATACAGTTTGTCCATCCAATGTTCCATTTTTATGAGCTGCTTTACCAAATGCATTTACATTATTTGCGGATGCTCCCATTCCTGCTTCTTCACCAAAGAAATTTGAATTACTTGAATTAGTGGCTTGGTATCCAGCATTGGTACCAAAGAAGTTTGAATGTTGTGTAAACCATGCGCGTGTACCTGCATTTTTACCTAAAAAATTTGAATGAGAAATCTCATCACCTTGTTTTCCTGCTTCAAAACCAAGAAAATTGGAATAAGCTCCACCTGTTGAACTATGACCAGCCAAGTTACCTATCATTACTGCGTGTGCTGCATTAGGTGCCCCACTACCAGCAGATTGACCTGCAAAAAAAGAGTGTATTGCATTTCTTGCATTTGTTCCTGCATTATAACCTAAAAAGGTAGAATAATTTGGAGAACTATTTGGTTGAGATTGCGCTCCAGCTCCATTTCCAATACAAATTAAACCTTCAGTGTTTGTATTTGCTCCAGCATTAGCACCAAATAAAGTATTATGCTGAGAAGTATTAAATGGCCCTGCAGCAGGAGTAACAGAGTATAAACTTGTACCCACACTGTTTATTACAGTTGGTGGTGTTGGAACTAATGTTAAAAAATCAGTTACTGATATAGCACCAGCTAAGTATCCATCATCTCTCTTAGGATCTTTAAGACCCACAGGTACTAATGTATTTGCACTATCAACAGTAGAAACTGTTCTACCATTTCTAGTCCATGATATGAAATTAAGTATGTCCATGATTTATATATATATTTTTTATTAAGCTAATAAAATTTTTCTTGCTACACCATTAATTCTAACATTCCATACTCTAGATGAAGTATTTACTTCAGTTGCTACAGAACCTGCATTATAAGTTGTACTACCTATTACAAATTGATTATTTGCAGTAGCTGTTGCCTCTGCTCCTAAAATAACACTTCCTGAAAAATTTTGAGAATCTGCATAATAACCTACTGCTACATTATAAGCACCTGTTTGACAAAAAGACATTGCAAATTTACCAATACCAATATTATTATTACCAGTAGTTAATCTGTAAAATGAATCATTTCCTATAGCAATATTGTTACTTGCTGCTGAAAAACCAGGTTGTAAGGCACTATAACCAATTGCTATATTTCCAGTTCCTTCATTAAACTGAGCTGCTGAATAACCTATTGCTGTATTACCATTACCTGTACAACGTTCTAAAGCATTATAACCAATAGCCGTATTAAGAGAACTAACTGTACTATTAGTCATTGCACTATAACCAACAGCTATATTACCACTACCAGTAGTATTTCTATCTAATGCTGTACTACCAATAGCTACATTATTAGTACCGGTTGTATTAGATCTTAATGCATTAACACCAAATCCAATATTATCAAAGCCTGTAACATTAGAATTTAAAGCATTATATCCAATTGCAATATTGTCATTACCTGTAGTATTGTTTTCAAGAGAATTGCAACCAATTCCTACATTACTTTCTCCAGTTGTAACACTAGATAAAGCATCTTCACCAAATGCAATATTACAATTTGTATATGTTGGGGTTATTTGAGATTTTAAATCTCCAAAAGTTACACCTAGTATATTACCTTGTAAGCTGCTACCTATTGATAAAGGTAACACAGCATTATCTGGTATTGTCGCTATAATATTTTGAGTAGTTATAGGATACCCAAAATTTAATTGTCCTAAGAAGCTCATAATTAATAAACTATAAATAATTGGCCTGTTGAAGTTCTGTAAAAATCTCCTTTTTTTAAACCACCTGCTAATGCTGCTGTATTATTAGCATAAACATTATTGTTTACTTGATTTAGTAAAAAATTAATATGTCCAAATTTTATTAAAGACATTTGACTTTCTGAAGTTAAAAACTCATCTGGAGATTGAGGTATAAATTGTTGTGGCATAATTTCTAAATTTTAAAGGTTACATAATAATATACAAAAAATTTTGCACAAAAAAAAGCCTTTGGAATAATTACCAAAGGCTCAATATAAACAAATAATATTATTACATAAATAATCCTAACAGAAATGCAATAGCTAACATCAACACTAATATACCATTTGCATTTTTAATAGATTCTTCATCTTCTTGCCAAACATTATACATTCGGTTAAACTTAGGTTTCCTTATCTTATCTTGTACTTGAAACATTACAAATAATAAAAGTAATGTTAATGTGTAGATTGCATATTTCATAAACTATCAATTCTTCTTCGCAAATATACTAAAGCTTTTTCTAAATCTTCTTTTGTTTTTGCAGGATCTTTTTTACCAGCACGAGCAATATACTTAATAACATTACCAAGATAAAAGTCTTTGTCCAGATTCCAAGCTTCCAATACATTAAATACCTCATACGCATTCCCAGCTCCACCATAATGTATAGGTCTCACAGCATGTAACTTATCACATAGTAAGTTTTTTCCTGTTTGATTTGGTTCATATACGGCACCTACTGTAGGAGTGTTTGCTTCTTTCATTCTTTCCTTTAGTATTTGGTTTCTTGTATTAATCTTATATTCTTCGTAGTCCATACTTAGTATTTAAAAGCAATGTCAAACTCTTTTACTAACAACTTCATCTCTTCACCTACTATGATTTTCTCAGCAGATTCTAATCCAAAAGCTTGTACATACACTTTGTCACCCACTTGAACTTTTTCTACTTCATCACCCACGGCAAATACTTCAAGTTCTGTCCATTTTTTAACAGCATCTTTTTCGCGTTCTGCTTCTTGTGCTGGGCTTAATTCAATGATTGCTTTTTCAATAACCGGTACATTGATTAAGATTCTTTTTCCAAATAATTGTTTCATGGTTTTTTTATTTAAACGTGATTACTTTTACTACTGCCATTTGTGCACTTACTAATTCTCCTACAGCATGATCAAATAGTAAACTTTTAATTGGGTTACCCGTACTAGATGTATAACTGTCTTTAAGAATGTTTGCAATCTCAGCATATAATTCTTTTACTTTAGCTACACCAGCATCATTACTTGGGTTGAATTCTATTCCTACTAATTGCTCACCAAATGAAAGCAGCTTAGCTTCATTAACATTAATAATTCCTTCTGGAATACTTACTACTGTTTCACTCATTACTTTTTAGATTTGATTATTACTAAATGATGAAGCCATCCCTTTAAGACTTCAATTTTTGCTTTGTTACTTGTTTTGCTCATCTGCTTTACTATATGTTAATTTAAATATGTCCGGTTTACATGGATAGAATTCATCATTGATTCCTTTAATAATAAAGTCACTTATGCTTGCTCTCATGTTACCTTCAAGCGTAAATATAAATAAAAATTCATTATGTAAAAATTCACAGTGTTCTCCTACAAACTCTTGGATCTCTTCATTGTTAGAACCATTCCATTGTATAGCCTCAATAACTACAGGTTTTTTTATATACCTCATTTCAACTCAACTCTTTTTACATTTACAAAAGACTCTTCATATTCATCTTGAGTATATACAGATATTTCTCCAGAGCTTGATTTCAATATATAATTACCTGGCAACACTTTTTTAGGACCCTGTTTAGCAGCAACAAATAAAGTTAAAACCTTGTTGCTTATTACAAACTCAGCACTATGTGCAAACTTAAATACTTCTTCTCTGTCACCTTCAGTATATCTTAAAGCATCATAATACTCAGGTTTCTTCATACATCTTTGAATCATCACGCATCAAATTTATTGTTCATAAAATTTATTGGTAGCTTTTCTTCAGGTTCTATGTCATCATACTCACGTATGAGTAATTCAAACTTAACCTTTTCTAATAAACCTACTAAAACTGGAATAGCTGCACTATCAACATTTCCAACTTTAACTTCAAAATTATTATTACTAGTTATTACTACTTCAATAATTGTTACAGGTTCTCGCTTCTTCATATACCAACAAATATATAAAAATTATTTACTAAAGAAACCTTTTTTAGGTTGTTCTTTTTTATCAAACCCTAACTTTGCAATAATCTTGTTAGCCTCTTCTTCAGCAAAGGTTACAGCTTCCTCTTCTTTATCCTTGATATTATAGTTATCTAAAAGTATAGCCATGTGCATAGTTTCATGCATAACAGCTGTACATTTTTCTGTAAGAGAGTATCTACTAAACGTACCAAGATTAATAAACAAGAAAGGTTTGTATGGAGCTTTAGCAGTTAGTTTCTTATCCCGCGGATCATAATTATTCCACCCATAGATATATACACCGTTACCAACAGTCTTATCTACTTCTTCTGCCTGAGCATCTTTACGGTTTAACCCGTGCATTTCTTCTACTCCATAATAATCAAAAGGTTCTGTTGCATCTTTACCAACAAGGAGAACATATTTCCCCATATCTATCTTTTTCATGTAAATAATTTTTGATACACAAATTTAAAACAAAAAACCCAGATAGTAATCTCTGGCCAAGAGAACTTTTCTGGGTGTTGCTAACAGTTATACTTTACAGCTTTCCTGCGCAGAGAAGGCCAGAGAGTAAGCGAGCAGATCTTACGGTATGCCCTCCTGGCACTGAGCCTATAGATACTATCTACAGGGGAGGTATGATAAAGAAAAACCCTGGCGAACCAGGGCTTGACATTTTAGGCAAATTTGGAAACAGGCCTATAAGCAAAAACACATACAAATGTAACAACTTTTCCTACACCACATAATTTTTTTAATAAATTTTTTGAGTTGCTTATTTAACCCCCCATGTTACCAAGTAGTAACTTACCCCCTGGTAACTTGATTTGGGTATTGGGAAATGTTGTATGTAGGAGATGGTGGTGACCCCCCTATTCCAAGCCCCCCGGCCTGCGCCACTAGCCTCCCACCCCCCATGCTTTGAGAGAGCTAACCCTTGAATCAAGAAATATAATAAACTTTTTCTTGACAGAAAAAGAACTAACCCTTATCTAGAACTAAATATAAAATTTAGAAATCATGGATAAAAAAGACAGGTTGTATACTTTCAGATGCAAAGTGTGCAAATCACAGCAAGATTGGGGATTCTTATTGATTGTTGTAGGCTTTGAAAATAAAGCCTTTACAATCAACAAGAACTATGCTACAAAGTGTGGTATGGTTCTTAATAGAATATATGATGTTACTGCAACCTTGAAAGAGGTTGGCAAGTATACAAATATTGAGAAAATATTGAGAGTGCATTAGGCACTCTCTTTTTTTCTTCCCTCTCTTTTCTCTAACCCTTAACATATATAAAAATATATACTCTCATCTAAGCAAGATATCATTCACTCAAGTGATATAACTAACTTACTGAACTGATACGTCATCTGTTGGAGAACAGTGCATCTATTAGACAAGAATAGCTATCATATTAGTTAGCAAAATTGTAATTCAATAGAGAAGAATTGAGTTCTATAAATCATAGGTTGAGTTACAAGGGTTGCAACCTTGTGAGAGTACTATACTGCTATTGAGTTAACTGAACAAATGATGTTCTCATAGCAGTATTATTATGTAACAATCAGAGGCATTCTCCTTAAAGGCTTTGGAGATGTAAGTACCGTAAAAGGAGTTAGCCACTCAATAAGAGAGAACTATAAAGGTTCTCTCTTTTTTTTCAACTAACCCTTAACTCAATTAAAATATTAATTAATACTAACTACCATGACAAAAATTATTAAAGCTGCATTAAGCACTAAATATGCTAATGAGCAAATTGCAAATCTATTAACAATAATAGAAGCAACTCCTAATCCTGAAACTGCTGTAGAAATTGCATTAGGATTATACTCATTACCAAATCTTGCTCCAAAAGGTATCTTGGAAAAAGGAAATGAAAAGATTGAAGTGGATTTGTTACGCTATGATATATGGCAAAACACAGTATACTTTCAGCATGAAGTACCTAAAGGAAAGGCTCTCTATGTACTATTAGAAGATGTAGACTATGTGGATTATGATAATTATAGAAACTATGAAGCTGATTACACAGACCGTAGACAGAATCCTGAAAAGTATGAATATGTGACAGTGTATTCTACTAAAGAAACCACTATAGCTACTGACTATGTGTATCTTGATAAGTGGGAAACTATGGCAGCATTATGGGAATCAAAACATAGTCTTGACTAAAAGGAATGAGAGCTAAGGCTCTCTTCTTTTTTTCCCCTTTCCCTCTTTCTTACTAACCCTTAACTTAAATAAAAATAAATTATTAATTATTAAATTTAATTATTATGAAAGCTAAATTAATTGGCAAGAGCAAAAGTGCAAAGAGCAAAACTGGATTATCATTTAGATATGTAATCAGTGGCACTAAAGAAGAAATTGCTGAGTTGGTAAAAACTGAGAATTTCAAAGAGTATCCTCAATATGAAGAAGCTACAGGTTTACCACTTGTATTCAGAAATGAGCCATTATTGATGAATCCATGTGATGTAGGCATCAGTAAGAATAACAGGTATTATCTTGATGATACAGATGTTATGGTAGAAATGGCTATGACTGAAAAGATGAGTAAGACATCTTCTATATTTGCTGAGAAATTTGCAGAGAAAGCAGTTAGTAAGCTCTCTGCCTTATCAGCATTTATGGATAAGGTAGAAATACCTGAAACTGAAGAATCTGAGCCTGAGACTAAAGAGAAGAAATAGTCTGTAAAGAATATAGTATGTGTAATAGCATACTGTATTCTTTTTCTTTTCCCTCCTTTTTACTAACCCTTTACTAACATAAAATAGGAAGAACAGATATATATACTATAATATGCTGTTTGTACAGTGCTGATTTGTTGTTCAGCATCATGCATAATGCATATTAAGTTGTTCTGTAGGAAAGATTATTTATCTGTTCAGCATTATGCACAATGCTACTATGTTGTCTCCACCGTGTGTAGCATTGGCACTTTGCTATTGGTAATCAAGCAGTTATATTTTTATAATTCTTGTGAAAGTGTGAGTGATTGTGGTAAAAGGTGTCATACTCCTTCACTATATTAACAGTTCAGCATGCTTGCAAAATGTAGTAAATACCTGACTATTAAGAATAATATAGCTAGAACATGACTAAACAGTACCTTGTAGACAACATATTAAGAGTGTCTATACATATATTAATCAGTATTACTATTACTATTAGTGTTATCTGCTTTAAGACAGTAATTACTTCCGGAAACTCTCTAAAATCTATAATCTAAATAATATAATCATGAAAACTTACAAAATTTATTGGTCAGTAGACCAAAGAACAGGTGATAACCTTATTAAAGCTACTTCAGAAGAATTAGCTATTGCAGAATTTAAATCTGCTTATCCTAATAAACTTGTTGAACAAATAATAAACTGTTCAACACAAGAATATCAGCTTGCTTATGATAATGAGCAATTTGATTCTAATGGTAGAAGAAAATTCTAAGGGGTAGAAATACCCCTTTTATAAAATAATAATCTCAAAAACTAAAAACCATGACTAATTTATTATGGTGTTCTGCTCATACACCAACAAAAGAGCAAATGGAATCACTGAATTCAATGGGACGTGTAATATTCTTGAAAGATATTAACACAACTATACAAGATAAAATAAATAACTGCTCTTCTGATAGAAGTGAGTTAATGGATCTTGCCCAAGAATTAAATAAAATAAGACTTGACCTTGACTGTACAATAGTGCAATTAGGTGGCTCACCGATGTTCTTGTATATTGCTGGAGCTAGTATTAATAGCTGTTTATCAAAACAAGCATTAATATTTGCTCACTCAGAAAGAGTATCAGTAGATATACCACAAGAAGACGGAACTGTAGTGAAAACCAGTGTGTTTAAACACATTGGTTGGATCTAATAAAATACTCTGTAATATCAGTTGTAATACCTGAATAATGGTCACATCAAAAGCATGTAGGTATATATCAATATTACATTGATTGAAGTATCATGCTATTACAACTGAGTGCAGAGGGATTATTAAAAGGTTAATAGCAGTCCTTAAATGCTAGATGCAGTGGATAAGCAGTTTAAACCACTAGGGATACCGTAAATCGGTCAAGGAAAGGTAGACTCCTTATAAGCTACTTTAATAAAATGTACCATTCTCACTTCCCAAGGGTGAGCAGTTGTAGTGAACATTGTGCAGTGCTTTTAGTAGCTAAGCTAAATCACTTCATTACAACTGAGTGCAAGGGAATTACTCTTGTCCAAGCAGGATTAATATACTACCTATCTGATCATAATATCAGACTATAGGATGTATATCAGGGATTGCAACCCTGCAAGAGTACTAATTAATAATCTAAATAATAATCTCAAAATTTAAACCTTATGAAAATTCATTTAAACTCTAGAAATGGTGTGTATACTGTAAAGTCTTACAATAATACATACATATATTTAGTAACTAAGCATTATGAAATGCGTGTACCATGCAGTGACTTTAAAGCATTTGCTGGTGGTAATCATAACTTTAGCATTAATACAGAAGAAACAGATAAGTTTCTTGCTACTGTTAATCCATCAATGTTTCAGCATCAAGCAAAGATGACTGAAAATATTATAGAAGCTGTCAAAGCTTTATCTACTAAACAAATAGAGTTAGATGATAAAGAAGAAATTGATGAAGCTGATAACATACAATATGAAAATTGGTATTATCAGAAATCGGAAGAGTTAGCTAAGTATAAAGACAAGATCCGCAAGACTGCATCTGATGTGTATAAACAAAAATTAGACTTTAGTGATCTTCAAATTCATGATGGTATCAAGTTTATCATACAAGCTAAGCATGATGAAACAGACTTTAGATTCTGTTTTGATCCATTTGGATTTGTAGATAACTTTCATAGTTCAATCAGTAATATATACCGTGAAATTGGTTATGGTACTATTAATGGTGGTTGGATTAAAGTAATAAACAAAAATGTTATTCTATACTACAAGTCTGGTGACTATGGTGTGTATGATGATATCATTGCTATAGAAGCAGCAAAGAAATTGTTCCCGAATCATAATATCAGCTCATATGCTGGTAGACAGTGGGATAATGAATTGAATGTAAAATATGATGATTTACCTTTCTGATATGAGTGAGCAATAATAAGCTCACTCATTTTATTAATCTTAAAAACCAAATCAAAATGAAAACAATTAAGTATGTAATGTCTATTAGTCTAGGATTAATAGCATTAATCTTTGTAGAAGCAATATTCACATTTGGTAATGCTTTTATAATAAGTAACTACAACCTGTTTGGTTGGGTAATTCAAGCTATAGTAATAACATTCACTGTCAGTGCTTCAGTTATTATTTGTAATAACCTGATAAATGAAAGTGAGTTATGAAGAATTACTACTGGACTATGAAGAATGGTCAAAAGATAAATATTGATGATATGGATATAAATCATTTGAGAAATAGTCTCAAATTGATTGTAAGATCTATGAATAATATTGAAGCTGAGTTAGCTAAAAGAAAAGCTAAAAGACAGTTCAGTGGAGGTGAACTAATGTCTGAAGATGCTGATAAAGCTATGTTATATGGAATATCTCCTGAATTAACATGTGAGTGTGATGAAGTACACACATGTCAACAGTGTTTAATGAATGATTTTTAAAACAAATAGTATGAGTAAAATAATTTTTATGTGGTGGCTCCTTAATGGAACCATCACTCCTGCGGGAAAACATGAAGACCACAAGTTATATACTGTGTGGTTTTCTGATGGCAAAGTTGCAGACTATGCCTATAAAGGAGAAGTAATGAATTATATTAAAACAGGTAAGTTTGAGTATGATGAATCTCTTGAATTAAAAGATGATGAAATACTTGATGAAGAAGTATTTTACAGTAAAAATTAAAAACTAAAAGTTATGATTGCTAAAAGAAAAAAACAAATTGAAAAGGTAGAGGTTACAAAATTTGTAGCCTCTTTACCAGGTTATGAAGATTTTGATTATAAACCAATTATGAAAATACATAGCTGGTTTTGGAAAAGAAGTAGTACTGATTATAAAACTCATGAACAATGGAAGAAGCAGAGATTAAGTATAGGTTAAACAGCATTGTATTGTATATGCATCATGTTGATAGAAGTGATACTCCAATTGAATTAAAAAGGGAAAAGTTAAATGAATTGGAAAGGGAGAAATTATTTCTTGAATGCATACTAGATCATAGAAAACAAAATAAGTTGATTAAAGAAATTGCAATAACATCTGTTGCAATAATGGTAGGTTTTGTATTATTTTACTTAATAATATTTTATGGGTAATGAACAAATCAGTTTTATGGTATCCTTAAATAGAGATAGCATAGCAATTCTTATGGACAATATAATCAATAGTAATAACAATTATGCTAAAAGGAAGTTAATAGATGTTTTAAAACATGTTATTATTTCAGACAGTACTTTGTGTAATACTCTTGTGGATATTGCTATAGGAAAAGAACTCCCGGTAGAAATCAAAGTGGGTACAACTGTAAAGATTGATCCAGACAATACGGGTTGGTTATCATCTGAAGACAAAGCTATACTTCAAGATAACACAACAGAAAGTGAAATTTATGGTCTAGTAAAACAGTTTGTTGGCTACCATAGTTATTCAAACTATATAATAGCTTTTAAAGGAAATAAAGAAATATCTTTACCAAGTAAAGCTATTACATCTGTAAAAGATGTAGTGATATAATATTCTGTCCTGTGTGGACGCTTTTCCAGGTTAATAGTATGAGAGAGTTAATAGCTCTCTCAATATTGTTAGCTATATAATGCCATATTTATTCAGCTAATTGATACCAGTTGTTTATTAATGTGATATTTTTACTGCACATTAGAAAACAGATGTTATACCAGTTGCCAAACGGAAAAGTAATTAATATCTCAATTGATCAGTTTTTAGATATGACTGATCATGATATTCAGTATCTAATGTCCATCAATGGCGGAGATTATTGTAGCAATCCATTTACAGAATCAGCATGTATAGACAATATCAAAGAAAAAGTATATGACTTTGACTATGTGCCTGATGATGATAATGATGACAATAATGATTTACCATTTGATGATATCATAGACCTATCAGAAGGTTTGGATTTATAAGTGCAATCATGCATTTATCACTTACTGCACTATGAGTAATGGTGTCAGTATAGTATTCTATTTACTCACAATCAATTTTATTTATTAATCTCAAAAAACTTAAAGAGATGAGCACAAAAGTTAAAGTTGTAGCAGATGCTACTACAGGATTGGTTATTAATCAATCAGCAAACCCATTATTTGGTTATGTTAGAGTAACTCAAATGAGAACAATAATTGATGACAACTCATTCATGAAAAAGAAAGAGTTCTCTGCACTTATTCATGGTGATATTGAAGAATTAAAATCTGAAAACTATTATGAAGGTCAGGAATTACCTGGCTCAATCATAGCTGAAGAGTCTTTAGAGCCTTTTAGTAAAAAAGGTCCTAATAAGCCAAAAACAGCTGGTGATACAAATGTAGTATGTACATTGGGTGGTTTTCCAATCTACAGAAGAACTAAATACACAACTAAAGTAGGTGCAGAAGATATCTTGATAGCACATGACAACAAAGCAGAAGTTAAAGCTGCTTATGCTGCTGCAGAAGCTGCTAAAGCTAAAACAAAAACAATGCAACCAAATACTGAGTTTGACAATTCATCAGAAGAATTTGGTTTATAGTGAATAACAATGAGCCTGTTACGGCAGGCTCTATTTTATGATTTAAAAATGTATATGATTATGGAAAAGCTAAAACAAGACATCAAAGATTATATGGCAAAACCTGTGAAATATCAGGATTTTGAACAAGATAAGTATAGTACTTATCAAAACTATTTGTATAAAAGAGCTCTATATGGTTTAGACTCACTATCAGTAGATGAGTTGAATAGTATGTGCAGTAAGAAAAGGTCCCGCATAGTCAATGTGTATAACAGAGCACAAATAGTGGTAAACAACTACAAGCACAAGGTAACCAAGCAGTTAACTGATAAGTTATTATCATCACTATTTCCTAAAAGTTCACTTATAAGTGAAATCATTAGGTATGATGACATAGATTCTAAATGTAAAAACACACTTACATTCAAAGATCTGTCAATACACAAGGATCAGTTAGTTGACCAGTTTATCTTGGAAGGTGTACTACCTAAAAATTTCTTATCTTTGGAAAAATAAAAAAAACCAATGTCAAGACAAAATGATTATAAACCAGCCTTTGCATCAGTAGAGGCTGGTTACCTTCAATTAGGTATGTCCAAAAAAGAATATGTTATTAATACAGTTACACAAGGCTTATTAGCTGATGGTAAGTGGAAAGGTATTGAAGAAGGATTTGCTGATAGAATAAACGCAATAACCGAAACAGTATTAAATCTGATGGATGAAAAAGCTTAAAGTTTGTAGTGCCTGTCAAGAAGAAAAAGTTATCTGGAAAAATCATGAAGGTAACAAACTTTGTCAATACTGTTGGAACAAAGTCAAATCAGATGACCCTGAGTATAAGAATGTTATTCCTAAAATATCTGACAAGAAAAAGAAACAAGATGCTGAGTATTTAAAACTCCGGTATAAGTTCCTTAGTGATAACACCATGTGTAAGGTTAGTGTTGCAGGTTGTTCAATCAAAGCAAGTGATGTTCACCATACATATGCAGGAGCTAACAGAGATGCATTCTATTTAGTACAAAGTACTTGGTTACCTGTATGTAGAAATTGTCATGACTGGATACACACACATCCAGAAGAAGCAAGAGTTATGAACTGGTTGAAATAATTAAAACTATGACTGAAAAAGAACAATTTAAAATAATTCAAGATAAGCTAAAGATTGCTAACAAAAGAACAGTAAAGCAAATATTAGCACATAAAGAGCTTTGCGAGGATATTATAAAAAGAGATGTGATATCTGAACATGAGCTGGTGGAGGAATATGAGATTCCTCAGAACCATTTGAAAAATTTAAAAACACAAGGTAAAATATCCTTTTTTACTTCTTCAGGTGAACTGAATAAAACTAACCGTGGAACTAAAGTATATTATTTTGTAGATGATGTGAAAGATTTGTTTGGATATAATATCCGCTACAATAAATCTTTTATGTTGAAAAATAACATATTTAGTAAACTTATTGTAGATATTTCAAGTAAACTTCTTACAGAAAAAGAAACTAAAATGTTAGATATGCTTCTTAGAAAAAACATTTCTATTGAAGAAATTGCTGAAGAATTTTCTCTTAGTAAGTTAAGAACTAATGAAATTGTTTCAAAAGCTGCTAGAAGAATGATTGGTAGAATATATAACCTTCAATGCATGTTTGCTGATTATAATACAGCTCTTGATTATAAAACTGAAAATATATTACTTAAACAACAAAATAAAGAATTATACCGTAAGTTTTTAAGAAACCAAGAAGATCAAGCAAATAAAGATGCTGATTCTAATCCAATTGTTCAATATTTTATTAAAAATGGATATGATATTAAAGACTTAACTAAAGAGTTTTTGTTTCATGAACACTTATCTGTAAGAGCTGTTGGATGTTTAAGAGCAGCTGATATTAATAACATTGAGGAGTTACTTTCTTATCATAAGTCTGATCTTTTAAAATTTAGAAATATGGGTAAGAAAACTTTAGATGAAATTTGTTATTGGTTGGAATATAAGTATGACTTACAATTAAAAAATTAAAGTTATGATTACAAAAGATGATGTACAAGATATTGCATTAGCTAAAACTGATGATCACAGAAGATGTACAATAGTATTAGGAACCGGTGTAGGTAAAACTAAAGTAGGTTTAAACCACATCAATAGAAATACATCTCCTCTAAACAAAGTATTAGTTGTTGCACCAAAGAAATCTATATTTGTATCATGGATTGATGATGCTGGTAAATTTGATATGGCTAATCTACTTGGTAGAATAGTATTTACTACTTATCTAAGCATAAACAAACATGATCCTAATGATTATGATATTGTTTATTTGGATGAAGTACATAGTCTTCTTGATAGTCACAGACTTTTCTTAGAGAACTTTAAAGGTAAAATACTTGGTCTTACAGGTACACCACCAAAACATCATGGTTCAGAAAAAGGTAAAATGGTTGATGAATTTTGTCCAGTAGTATATAGCTTTGAAGCTGATGATGCAGTAGAGAATAATATCTTGAATGATTATAAGATATTTGTTCACATGCTAAGTCTTTCTGATAAAAAGGATTATTATGTAAAAAACAAAAGTAATTCATTTCTTACTTCAGAAACATTAAACTATCAATACTGGTCTCAAAGAGTTGAGTCCGGAGCAGGTAATTTACAAATGCTTAGAGTAATGAGAATGCGCGCTCTTATGGAGTATCCTAGCAAAGAAAGATATACTAAGAAACTTATTGAGAGTATTTCTCAAAAAAGTAAAGTAATTGTTTTTGCTAATACACAAGAGCAGGCTGATAAATTATCTAAATATTCATATCACAGCGGTAATAGCAGAAGTGATGAAAATCTTGAACTATTTAAAAACAGTAGTATAAACTGTCTCACAACTGTACATCAGTTAAGTGAAGGTGTTAATATTCCTGATTTGAGACAAGGTATTATTATGCATGCATATGGTAATGAGAGAAAGTCAGCACAGAGAATTGGTAGGCTTTTAAGGCTTAATCCAGATGACACAGCTGTAGTACATATTTTATGCTATAAAAGTACTATGGATGAGCAATGGGTTAAACAAGCTTTGGAAGGTTTTGACCAAAGTAAGATAACTTATAAAACTTTTAATGTATTATACTGAAAAAAATTCCATAAATTATAGTATGGAGAATAAAACACACAAAATAATATTATTTAATGATGACAGACATGATTTCTTGTATATCATTGCTTGTCTTATTAAATATTGTAATCATGATCCTTATCAGGCAGAACAATGTGCTATACTAGCACATGGTAAAGGATCAGTAGATATTGCCTCTGGTAGTTATATGGATATGTTTGAAATGAGTAGTGCATTAGAGAATATGGAAGTTGAAACAGAAATAGAAGAGTATGTTTAAAGTTGTCTGTGTCAATGACCAGAATAAACCTAAAAAGATTCCTTTATCTGAATGGGTTGTTCAAGGTAATGTATATACTGTAAGAAGAGTTGTTCCTTTAGCACTGGGAAATAAACTAGGATTTGAATTGGAGGAAGTATCTCTTTCTCCAGATTCTTTTCCGTATGAATACTATAGTGCTTCACGTTTTATACTATTAGAAGATGAAAAAGAAATTGCAGAACATAAAGAAGTGGATTTATCAGAAGCTTTCTAAAAAGAAAACTTTACCACAATCAAATCAAAACTTAAAAGTTCTGATTATTGATGATGCAGATGAAACTATCACAGGTACATTAGGTATTACACCTGAAAGAAAAAATGAGTTGTATGCAATAACAAAAACAGCTTGTGATCAGGAGTCTATAACAAATATACTTGCTGAAGCAAGCATACATGTAAAACATCCTAATGAGCTTGCATTTGTATGTTTTTTAGTTGGACATAAACTTGGTAAAGGAGAAATTGATCCTTATAAAGGCATTATTCGTGCAATTTTAAGAGGTACACAACATGGGGAAGATTAAGCAAATTTACATAGACCTAATAAACTCTGGTGTTACACCTGATGGTTTATCTCTTGGAGAAGCTCTTGATATTCTAAAACAAAAAGAGAATGAAGAAGGAGAACAATATGCCAGACAACAATCTGGTGAACAAGAAAATAGCAGAGAGGCTTGAGTATTTCAACAAGCTTGCTGAAAAAGAAAGAAAGTCTAAACAAACTAAAAATACGGGAGTGAATAAGTAGCTCAAAGCCTTGCGGATTACAACAGGGTATAGCAGGTGGGATTCCTGCATTTTTAAAAATATTTATATGAAAATAACATTAATGTTTATTGGTATTGCTATCAGTGTAAGTGTGATAGCAAGTTTTGGAGAAAATAAAAAACTGGTAAAAGCAAAAAAGAAAATTATGATTGAAGATACTACAGAAGTAATACCTGTAGTAGACAGTACAAAGATTACAAAAGATATGCTTATTGAGTATATCCTGCAATCTAAAATAGCACATCCTGAGATTGCATACAGTATAATCATGACTGAATCCGGAATGTGTAGTAAATTATTCAAATCAAATAACAATTTGTTTGGTATGAGACAGCCTGGTGTTAGACCTACAATGAGTAAAGGTCCTAAATATGGCTTTGCATCCTTTGAGAAGTGGCAACACAGTGTACTAGATTATAAACTATACTTGGAGTTTGTTGGTGGTCATAAGTTAACTAGAGATCAATACTTAGCACATCTAGATAGAAACTATGCACATAAAGGATACAGTTCTTACATCAGTAAATTTTTTAATGAGTTTTACAGTTACGTAAACAACTAAGCATTTGAGTTTAATTAAGGAAGTTACCAGGAAGTCTATGATAATTAGACCTTCTGGTAGATCTACTGATTATATATCACCGTCCTTTGGACATGGGTGTTTATATGACTGTAGTTACTGTTACATGAAAAGAAATAAACCTACAGGTTTATCTATTGCTAAAAATCATGGAGATATATTAACTGCTATCAATGACCATGCATGGTTTGCTGATGTGGAAAAACCAAATCAAACACATGAAGAGTATATAACTTATGACATAAGTTGTAATGAAGACTTTGCTCTACATGCTAAATATCATCAGTGGGAAAGAATATTTGATTTCTTTGTTATGCATCCTAAAGCTATGGGTTCTTTTGCTACTAAGTATGTAAATGAAAAGTTTCTAAGCTTTAATCCACAAGGTAAGATTAGAATAAGATTTAGTCTTATGCCAGAAATTTATAGAAATAAGCTTGAACCAGGAACAGATCATATTATTGATAGATTATCTGCTGTAAAAGAGTTTCTTGATGCGGGTTATGAAGTGCACTTAAATTTCAGTCCTGTTATTGTTACTGCAAATTGGCTTACAGAATATAAAAACTTATTTTATGATATATCTATTATAGCTTTGTCAAATCGTTGGGCTGATGACAGAGTAAAAGCTGAGGTAATATTCTTAACTCACAATGTAGATAAGCACTATGCTAATATTGCTAATAATCTTCCGGGAGAAAGTTTGCTTTGGAAACCAGAAATACAAGAGATGAAAATATCTCAGTATGGAGGTGCTAACTTGAGGTATAATTATACTCTTAAAGCAGATTATATTGAACAGTTTAAGCAATTACACGAAGAGATAATCCCTTGGAACACAATTAGATACATATTTTAAATTAAAAGATTATGATTTTAAAGAAACTAGGAACAGAGTATAAACTCTATGAAGAAGATGCCAGTTGTATAGCTACAACTCAAGAGTCACCACATAAAAGATTATCTAAGGAGAATTGTGATGAGATATTTGGAGTGATTGATGTTGAGAAGTTGGCTAAAGAATATGCTAAAAAAGCAGATGATATAAGTGCAAAATACAGTGGAAAAGTATTTGGAGATAATAATTCTACACCTTTTAAAGATGGCTTCCACAAAGCAATGGAACTTAATAAAGATAAGTTGTTTACTGTTGAAGATATAAAAAGATTTGTAAGATGGGGAATACATCAGGCATATCTTGAAGATATCTATGATACAACTCATCTTGAAAAAGCAACAGTTGAAATATGTAATCAACTTATAGAAGTCATCCAACAACTAACAGAAATAGAGGTTGAGATTGAGATGTGGTTTCATGGAACTAGACATGAAAAAGGTAAATGGATTGAAAGATTAGATGAAAATGGTTGTTTAATACTTAAAAAGAAATAAGATGAAACAAGAAACATTAGAAGAAGCTGCTCAAAACTATAGTGTAACATTTATAGAAGATGATGGAACAGCAGAAGTAGATTTTATAGCTGGTGCTAAATGGCAAGCTGAAAGAATGTATAGTGAGGAAGAAGTTGAAAATATTTTATTTAGATATGCAGAAGAAGAACATGCTTGGTTTTCTTGTAAATCAGAAATAGATTCATTTAATGAATGGTTAAAACAATTTAAAAAGAAATAGTATGAGAAAATTTTTAGAAGCTATTAATGACTATCCAACAACAAGTGTTTTACTTGTGATAGCTTTAATAGCTATTATAGAAGTAATCAAAAGAAAATAGTATGACACCTGATATACCCTTACTATTTCAAAAAACAGTTCTGCAAGTAGAGTATAGAACTTTGTCAAGAGTAAGAGAAGAGTTTCCAAAGAAATCTAATCATAAAGCTGTTGTCTATGTTGAAAAGGAAATGACAAGAGTTATTAATGAGCTAGATTCTATTAACCATCAGTTAAATTTAAAATGAGTGACAATCAGATTATTAATGATAAGTATAATACCAAGTACCGTAGATATAGTACTAATACACTCTTAGAGTCTTTAAAGAAGTTTGATAAAGACTCTGAGATTTATTTAATTATCATGATGATTCTTGTAAAAAGAATTTCAACTAAAGATAGCTATTGTAATGCAGCTATTATTCAGTTACAAAAAGAAAGGCTGGAAAAGCTTAAAGATAATAGAGTACACTTTGGTTCAAAAGATGAAGCTTATTTTACAGAAGAAGAAATGCTAAAAGAATATGTAGCACCTACTTATGAAGAATTAAGTCCTGAAGAACAAAAGCTTTATGACTATGATGATGAAGTGTTTTACCCTGAAAATTATTTCCATGAATAAAGAAGATAGAAAATCAGATTATGTATGTGTAAATTGTGGAGTATCTTTTCTTACAGAAGAACAAAAAGATAAAGCAAGAATTTGTACATTTTTTATTGATAAGTGTGGGTTATGTGGTAAAGAAGATCCTGTCACACATATTAGAAATTATAACTATTTAAACAAAAAAGATGAGAAAGTTAATAAAGCTGATTAAGCAACTGACATGTAAGCATGTATACATAGATCTTAGAAAAATAGGATTTGAAAGATGCATAGACTGTGGTAAAGAAAGAAAAAATGGCAGAGTATGAAAGCAACATTTGAATTTGACATGAATGATCCAGAAGATATGATGGATCATAAAAGAATGAGTAATGCTCTTGGTATGGCTTTAGTACTATGGGAACTAAAAGTCAATGTAAAAAGAAAAATAGAGTATATGATTGATTTTGATACTTTATCAGGTCAAGAAACTCTAGATAGAGTATTTGAAATGATTGGAGAATTAATGGAAGACCAGGGTCTGAATATAGAAAATTTAATACAATAAGTTATGGTGAGTAATATATCTGAAACTGATGTGGTAGTGGTAGCTAACAGCATCAAAAAAAGTTTAACAACTGAGCAAGTAAATCAAGTTCTTGCTATGTATGCAGATGAAGAAGAGTCTGATCCTTCAGCTACTTGGAATCTTATTGTAGAGAATTGTATTTATCAAGTATTACGGCCATGAAAAGGTTGTTCTATAGGATAGCTGAGGAGTTCAGGTTATTAGTAATATTACTTGTATATGGGAAACAGTGATATAAAGGCTGATGTTGGTAAAGAAGTATTGTATTTAGCAAAAGATCTTCTTAGAGATCATACTAGTATATCTCAATGGTTAAATTCTGATATAAATTATATTTTATTTAAGCATCAAGTAAATATGACAAGACCAAGATATGACTTTCTTAATAAGAAAGAATGGTTGTTTGTATATAAACTTGAGCTTAATTTACTGCAGTTCTTAGAAATAATTTCTCAAGAAGAAAATAATAGAATTTTTGAAATGCTTTTAGCTAATGAAGATGATATTTATATAGCTGTTTTAAGTTTAAAACAGTTTTGGAACACCCGAAGAGATACATATGCTGTTTTATTAGGTCACCAGATTTCTAATGAAGACTATACATCTAAGATTGCAACACCAGAGTTAATGATGTTTAAAATGAAAAACAAATTATGAAAGAGCAAGATTTAATTGATGCTGGATTTACTAAAAGAATTGTTACAAAAGAAGAAAGTGGAAATAAAGAAGACTTTTATTACTATTTTCTTGAAGTATTAGATGGTATTACTTTAGTATCTGATGCTACTGTAGAGATTGAAGGAGATCAATGGACTGTAGACTGTTTTGAAGTAGATAAAATACTTATTACAGAACCAGAACAATTGTTTAATTTTCTTGAAACTATGAAAATATGTACACAGGTAAATTAGTAAAGAAAGATGGTAAGCTAACATATGCACATCCAAAGGATAAGTTGGCTTATGAAATTTTTGTAGGAAAACTTTCTGAAGGTCAGGAAATAGAAATGTATATTGATCTTGCTAATGCAGATCATAGCAGAGCACAAATTAATAAAGTGCATGCTTGTATTAGAGAGTTAGCCAAAGAATCTGGCTATACTTTTGAAGAAATGAAGAAGATTGTGAAAGAAAGATCTGGTCTTTGCTACACAGACTCAGAAGGTGAGTTTTGCAAATCATTTGCAGAGTGTAGTAAAGACCAGTTGATGCTTGCTATAGAAGCTTGTATTGAAGTAGGAGTTGAATTAAATGTTAACCTTCAGTAGGAGCAACATATCCTTCATCTGTTGGCTCCAAGATTTCTTTCTCAGCAGTTAAGTTTTGTTTTTCAGCTTGTGTTTCAATCTCAGCAATCATTAAACCTACTGTTTGAAGATTTCTTTGAGTTTCATTTAACTGATCATAAGTTTTTTCAAAACTGTCTTTAATATACTGAGGATCTTTATTCTCATTTAACAGTTGTTGAGTTAATGAATAAGCAAGGTTTTTAACCATAAAGTAGTATGTTTTATTAACTACTATACTTACTAGAGCATCATCTTTAAGTTCTTTTACTTTTATCATGTTGGTTGTTTTAAAAATACATTTGTAAAATTATGAAAGAAAAACTAGATTTAGACAAAATTGTAGACAAATTATATGAAGATTTGGTTCCTTCTGGATGGGCCAGAGTTTTGAGATCTTTTATGTATAGTTCTGATTTCAAAAATATACTTCAAACACTTGCACAAGAAAGTGGAGCTGATAAAAGATTTACTCCACCTATCAAAGATGTATTCAGAGCTTTTAAAGAATGTCCTTATGATGAACTTAAAGTTGTAGTTGTAGGACAGGATCCTTATCCAAGCATTAACATTGCTGACGGTATTGCATTTAGCTGTAGTAAAACAATGAAGTTACAACCAAGTTTAAAGTTTATGTTAGATGAAGTAAACAGGACTGTTTATAATGGAGAGTATATTAGTAATAGTCCGGATTTAACCAGATGGGCAAATCAAGGTATACTCATGCTTAATACAGCTCTCACAACTCAAATAAATAAAGTTGGTGTACATTATAATATATGGAAACCATTTTTAAATTATCTTTTTGATTTCTTATCAAATTATAATAATGGATTGGTGTATATTTACATGGGGAAAGAAGCAAGTACTTGGGCAGATAGTCTTAATGACAATTGTTATAAGCTATTCTGTGCTCACCCAGCATCTGCTATTTATAACAAATTCAGAAGTTGGGACTCTAAAGATGTATTTCCTACAGCACAAAAAATAGTACAAGAAAACTATAACTATTCAATTATTTGGTAATGGAAGAAATATTTAACAGACTCATAGTTGCAGAGTTAATGCCTAATACATATTACATGCTCTACTGTTTAAAAGAGAAAGTAATACCTAACAAATTTATCAATAAAGAACTAGAACTGAGTAGATTAAAAGCTAATGATTGGGTTACTCAAGATTTGGTTTTAACAGCAAAAAGTCTTATCTTTATTGAAGAAATCAACAGTTTCTTTAAGAAAACCAAGAAGAAAACTATAAGTGCATTGATGGGTGATTCATATATGGAAAGAATAAGTTTATACTTAGAGATCTTTCCAAATAGAAAACTTAACTCCGGTAAACCTGCCAGAGTAAATGCTAAAAACTTAGAGGCTCCTTTTAAATGGTTTTTTGAAACTTATGACTATGATTGGGAAACAATATTACAAGCAACAGAAAAATATGTATCTGAATATGAACTTAAAAGGTTTGAGTATATGAGAAATTCACAGTATTTTATCCGTAAACAAAATTTGGATAAATCTTTTGAGTCAGATCTGGCTACATACTGTGAACTATTCATATCTGGTGCAGATGAAGTTCCTACTTATTTTAGGGACAACATAGTGTGATCAATTTTTAAAATCCACATATGTCAAATTTATTTAATGGAGCAAGACCTTTACTACCTGTTAGTGAAAGGCAGTCAGTAGAAAAAGCTATCTATAAAATTAGAGCTAGGAGACAGGGTACATTAAAATCCCTAAAGAGTGCTTGGCCTAAATTTAATGATGCTTTCTGTGATGGTCTTGAATGGAGAACAATTACCGTGGTTGGTGCCAGACCTGGAACAGGTAAAACTTTATTTATGGAACAACTAATTAGCGATATAATTGCTAATAACAGTGATCAATATTTTAGAGTTTTGAAGTTTCAGATGGAGATGGTAGATGAAACCAGCGGTGTTAGAAAACTAAGTCTGATTACAAGTGCTGATTACAACACATTAATGAGTAAAGACGGCAAACAAGTAGATAAGAGAATCTATGATGAATGTGTTAAGTATTACCAAAGTATGCAAGCAACAGACAGAATTAATGTTGTCTATGATGCTTGTACAGTAGATGAGATGTGTGCTACTATACACTATGAGATGGATAAGTACAAAAATGAAGATGGTACTTATAATAACATGCTTGTTGGTATAGATCACTCAGCTTTATTTAAAGTTGGTAAAGGACAGAAAGACAAATTTGAAATGCTAGGAAGCTTAGGTGAGGCTCTCACTATGATGAAAAAGAAATATCCTATAGCATTCATTGTCTTGAGTCAGCTAAACAGAAACATAGATGATCCTAAAAGACAAGAAGAAGGTGTTTATGGAAATTATGTGTTAGATTCTGATATTTATGGGTCTGATGCTTTACTACAACATGCGGATGTGGTAATGGGTATTAATAAACCTTCTGTAAGAAAGATTAGGTTGTATGGTCCGGAAAAATTTATTATTGCGGATGAAGACATCTTAGTGTTTCATTTCCTTAAATCAAGGAATGGTACCACTAGGATAAGCTTCTTCAGACTTGATAGAACTTTGATGAGGATTATAGAAGTACCAACACCTCCCACCGCAGTTAAACCAAAAATTTCAACAACATGAGTGTAACAACAGTAAGAAAAACAAGAGAGAAAGAATTCTATGTGAATCACATAGAAACTTTTAAGAAAGTAGGTGAGTCTGATCCTGCATTCTTGATTAAAACTGCCTTTTTTCAAAAAGGTAAGTATGGTAGACAAGTACAATTTTTTGAGTCTGAATTAAATAAGGGTCAAGATTTGTATGTAGAGTTTTATGACAATGTAACTGATAACTCTGGTACAGTTGTAGATGTAAAACCATTCTATGAAAACAGACAATTGTTTAGATATAGGTATAATCCTTTCTATTCAGAAGAATATGATAAAAAAAGTGGTGTATCTTCTGCAGGATCTGACTATTCATTATTTACAGTTCCATTACAAGAATTATTAGCTGTTAATCCTGACGGAAGCACACTTAGCTATGGTTTGTTTGAGAAAAGACTTGCTGAGATTGAAGAGAAGAAGAAAAGTTCTGACTTTGATATAGATTTACCAAGACTACAGAATTCTTTAGTTAACAACAATGATTTTCCTGATTTTACAGAAGAATTGAAACCAAAAACTAATAATTCTGTGTCAGAGATTAAATCTATTCCTAGCATTCCAGATGTATTATATTCTGAAATGACTATTGCAGATTATGCAGCAATTATATGGAAAAAACCTGTAAGCAACAGACAGTGGTTAAATGAATTAATTACAAAACAATGAGTATAGTACTTCCAACTACAAAGGTAAAGGCTCAGAGAGCTAATCCTAAAAGATTGGTTATCTATTCAAAACCTAAAACAGGTAAAACTACTTGTTATGCAGGTCTTGAAAATAATCTTATCTTAGATTTAGAACATGGTGCAGATTTTATTGAAGCATTGAAAGTTCCAATTACTAGTTTACAAGAGTTATTGGATACTGGTAAAGCAATTAGAGAAGCTAACAAACCTTACAAGTACATTACTATTGATACTGTAACAGCATTAGAAGAAATGATTCATCCGCTTGCAATAAAATTATACAAACAAACACCAATGGGTAAAAATTTTGATGGAGATACTGTCACTACTTTACCAAATGGTGCAGGATATTTGTATATTCGCCAAGCTTTTTTCCAAGTGCTGGATTTTGTAGATACCTTAGCTGATCATGTAATCCTATCAGGACACATTAAAGATAAGCAAGTTGATGACAAAGGTGAAATGGTTATGGCAGCTAATATAGATTTGACAGGTAAAATCAAATCTTTAGTGTGTGCTAATGCTGATGCAATTGGTTACATGTACAGAAAAGGTTCTAAAACTATACTAAGTTTTAAAACTAATGATGAAGTAACTTGTGGTGCAAGACCAGATCACTTGAGAAATCAAGAAATAGTGATTGCTGATTCTAGTGAAGGACAATTGAATGTGTCTTGGAATGAAGTATATATTTAAAAAAATAAGTTTAACAATTAAAAAAGTAAAAAAAAGATGGCTTTAAGTACAACTGATTTAGGAACAGGCTCCGGGATGCCTAAAACAATTACACCAGGTAATCATGTTTTAAAAATTAATTCTATTACATTAGAAGATTTCTCATTTATTGAAGGTGCATACCACTTGATGTTAAATGTAGAAACACCACCTATTGCTGATTATGAAGGTTTTATGATTGACAAAGATGATGAAAGCAAGGGTCGTTATGCAGGTCAAATTGGTAGAGTGAAAGCAAGCCAATATGCATTTGCTGATGGTGAGACTAAAACTGGTGTTAAGATTCAAAGAAATAGATCTATCATGATTTTCTTGAAAAACTTAGCACATACATATGGTGCTGATGAATGGTTTGTAGCACAAGATAACAAGTTTGATACTATTGAAGACTTTGTTAAAAACTTCAGTGAAAATGCTCCAATCAAAGACACATATCTTAAATGGTGTGTAGGTGGTAAAGAATATATGGGTAAGACTGGTTATACTAACTATGACATGTATTTACCAAAAAGTGAAGGTAATAAGTATGCTTATGGTAATGTTGAAAATGGTAATATTGTTGAGTATAATGAGGCTAAACACCTTAAAAAGCTTGAAGTAGTTGAGAAAAAAGAATTTGGAACACAAGAAGATGATTTTTCTATTCCAAGTAAGAATGCTGCTGACTTTAGCTTAGATTAAAAGTAATTAACTTTTGAGAAAGGGGGTCTCAGTGCTCCCTTTTTTATTCTAAAATAAATTGTTATGATTTCTACTAAAGCAATTATATATGATTTGAATCAGGTTCCTACAGAATGGCCTTTTGAATTTTATCTTAATCTTCCAGAAAAACTCACTGGACAAGATGTTAAAATCAAATCAGTATTTTCTGCAGAAAAAACACCTTCATTTTGTATATATTCAGATAAAATGGGTAAATACAGGTTTAAGGATTTCTCTACTGGTAAATCTGGTGATACAATTGATTTTGTGTTGCACTATTATAATCTAGAGTCTAGAGGTATTGCTGTAAGAAAGATAATGGATGATTATTCTGATTATGTTTCAAGAAATGATATAACTCCCAGGGAATATAAACCAGAGAGTAGATATGAAGTTTCTGATTATGAAATCAGACACTGGAATAATCTTGATCAAGATTTTTGGTTAAGCTATAAGATAGGTTCTAAAGTATTAGACAAACACAATGTTCAACCACTGAAGTATTTTATACTTAGTAAAAGTGATCAAGATGGTGCTATAAAAGAGCTCCGGTTTGAAAATAACTATACATATGGTTATTTCAAAAATGATGGTACACTATATAAAATCTATCAACCTAAAAATAAGGTCAGCAAGTTTATTAAAGTTTCTGATTATATTCAGGGTTCTGAACAAATTACTTTTGAAAGCAAGTATCTAATAATTACAAAATCTTTAAAAGATATCATGTCTTTCAAAACTCTTGGGATTGGTAATGTAGAAACAATTGCACCAGATAGTGAGAATTCAATGATTGCAGAAAATATTATGAAGAAGTATATCCAAAAATATGCTAAGATTATATTAATTTTTGACAATGATGAGCCCGGTATTGAAGCAGCTAAAACTTACAAGAAAAGATATGGTTTTGATTATGTGGTTCTACCATTTGAGAAAGATATATCTGATACTGTAAAAGCAAGAGGTATTCAAGAAACAAGAAACATAGTATTCAAATCAATAAAAGCACTATTATGAGTAAACCAATAGATTTTTGGACATATAAAGGAAAAGTATTTAAAGAATCTGATATCCCAGAAGGAGCTATTGGCTTTATTTATCTTATGACAGCTATAATAGATGGTAAGTCTGTTTCTTATATAGGCAAGAAGAATTTTTTTGCTAATATAAAAAGACCGTTAGGTAAGAAAGCTTTGGCTATGAGTACTGATAAGAGACTTAAAAAGTATACTAGAGTTCTTAGACCAGATTTTCTTAATTATTATAGCTCTAATAAAATACTGAAAGAAGCGCACAAAATGGGTGTAAATATTAAAAGAGAAATTCTTAGAATATGTTACTCAAGTACTGAGCTTACTTATCAGGAAACAAAACATCACTTTGTACATGAAGTGTTAGAAAAAGAAGAGTTTCTTAATGGAAACATCTTAGGTAGATTCTATAAAGTAAAATAGTTATGAAAACACTTAAACGCATTTACAGGTATTTAGCTTTTATTGAAAAGCATGTTAAAAAATGTAGAGAGAAGTCTCTATTTGGTAAAATGTAAAAAAAAGACTGATGGAAAAAGTAAAATTTGGAAAAGAAGAATGCAAGAATCTGATTGCAATGATTAATTCTTCTGATGAAAGTAATTCAAATTTAGCACATACAATTATTGATTCTTTAGACATTAATGATAACCTATTCTGGATTTTTATGGTTTTTATCTTTTCTGGTAAAGATGAAACCTATTGGGAAAAAAATAAATTTTATGATGCTTTAAATCTAGAATTAGGATTTAATTTTTCTCTTTGTTTTAAGGATAAACAAAAAGTACTCAATGTTATAGAATACTTCATAGTATGTCCTGACCACACTGAGTGTATAACTTTTTATTTTGAAATGTATGTAGAAGTTGTAAAAACTAAACTTGAAAAATTTGGTTTTGAATTTGAAGGAAATCTAAAAATAGTAAAAAAGTAAGAGTTTATGAATAAAGTAGATTTACTAAGCAAGGCCAGTAAGGACATAATGCTTAAAGAGCCCTATTATGGGTATTTTCTAATCCAGCTAAATAAGCATTGGAGAAATGACATTCCTACAGCAGGAGTTAGTAAGAATGGAATAAACTACCAGTTAGCAATTAATGAGACTTTCTGGTGTGGATTGACTGATTTAAATAGATTAGGTTTGTTAAAACATGAGCTATTACACATTGCATTTGGACACTTAACAGCATATCATAATTTTGCTGATAAGAGAATGGCCAACATTGCAATGGATATGGAAATTAACCAGTATATAGAAAATGACTGGTTACCGGGTGGAGAATATACTACAGAAGAATTTACACTGTTGAAAGATGCTGTAATGACTGAGTATAAAAAAGCAAAAGATAATAATGCTACACCAGAGGAACTAAAAGAAATTGAATCTAAGATACCTTGCAGAGGTATAATGATTGATGATTATCATGAGTTGAATCTTGATACAAAGGCAGGTACTAAATACTACTATAAGAAGCTGAAAGAGGCTCAGGAGCAGAAGGAACAAACTGGTACTTCAGGTTCAGAAGCTATGGATCAATTGCTTGACCAAATGGAACAAGGAATGAGTCCAGGTGATGATCATGGTACATGGGAAGAGTTTGACGGCATAAGTGAAACAGAACAAAAACTTATGGAAGGTCAAATTCAAAGAATTCTCACCGAAGCTAAAGACCAGACTGAAAAGAAAAGAGGTCATGTTCCTGGTGAAATGTCCAGTCTTATTAAAGTAGAAGAATTTGTAAAACCAAAATTTGATTGGAGAGGTTATGTAAGAAGATTTACTGGTACAAGTACAAAAGTATTTACCAAGAAACTTCAAAGAAAGGAAAACAGAAGATTTCCGGCTTTTCCAGGTCTAAAAATTAAAATGCGTCAGCACATCTTGTTAGCTATTGATACTTCAGGTTCAGTAAGTGATTCAGAGCTAAAAGAGTTTATGAATGAGATTCATCACATTTATAAAACAGGTGTTGATATTACTATTATCCAATGTGATACAAAAATCAACAGTATTGAGCCCTATAAAGGCAAGAATGATTTGAATGTTGTTGGTAGAGGTGGGACTGAATTTGATCCCGTCCTAGAGTATTATGATGCAAACATCAGAAAGTTTACAAGTTTAATATACTTTACTGATGGTGAGTGTTATACAAGTATAAAGCCAAAAGGCAAAATATTGTGGGTATTATCTGAAAGATCAGATATGAATGATAAATTACCAGGCAAAATTATTAAGTTAGAGTTATAAAAAATTAAAAAAGAAAGTTATGAGTCAAGTTCAATTAAATTTAGATGAGTTAAAAGATTTTATAAAGTATATGGTTACTAATAACCAACATATACAAGCTAATGGTAAAGTTCCTGTAGCAGTGAATATAGAGGGTGATGCTGGTTTGGGTAAAACTTCATCAGTAAAACAATTAGCTTCAGAGCTTAACATGGATATGATCAGACTAAACTTAGCAGAGTTTGAGGAATTAGGTGACCTAGTAGGTTTTCCTGTAAAAGAATTTGAGATTTCAAATGCAGAAGGTAAGACTACCTGGATTAATGAGCATCAGATTGATGCAGCAATGAAGAAAGGTTACAAAGTAATCAATAAGAGAATGGCTCATGCTGCTCCTGAATGGATTCAAGGTAGAGGTGAAGGTGGATTCTTAATCTTAGATGACTATACCAGAGCTGACCACAGATTTATGCAAGCTACCATGACTCTTATTGATGAGCAAGCATATGCTTCTTGGAAATTACCAAAGAACTGGCATATCTTATTGACAACTAATCCAGACAATGGTGATTATAATGTAACTTCTTTAGATGTTGCTCAGAAGACAAGATTTATCTCTACAGAAGTAAAATTTGATGCTAACATCTGGGCTAAGTGGGCAGAGAAGTCTAATATTGACAGTAGATGTATTAACTTTTTATTGATGAATCCAGAATTAGTTTCTCAAAGAATTAATCCAAGGATGATTACTACTTTCTTTAACTCTATCAGTTCTATTCAAGATTTTTCTAAGAACTTACCAATTATTCAAATGATTGGTGAAGGTTCTGTAGGTCCTGACTTTGCATCTATGTTTACTATGTTTATTAATAACAAACTAGATAAGATTATTGGTCCTAAAGATATCTTTGAAAAAGATGAGCAGTATGTGTTAAATACACTTAAATCTGCTATAGGAGAAGGTGATGACTTCCGAGCTGATTTATCTAGTGTAGTTGCAACAAGAGTTGTTAACTATGGTTTAACATTTGCTGAGAAAAATACCATTACTCAACCAATGATTCAAAGAATTATAAAACTTACTACTGAATGTGATTCTTTCACTGATGACTTGAGATACTATGTCATCAAAGAGTTAATCAATGGTAACAAGGTTAAATTTGCTTCATTGATGATGAATGCTAATGTAGTAAAGATGTCAGTAAAATAAACAGGACTAACCAGTTCCCTGTAAACACAAGTAACTTAATTATTAACTATGATAGGGGTGGATTACATCCCTATCTTTTTATGTTTAAAAAATGAAAGCAAATATTTATATAGAATTAGATAATCGTGGTGGTTTAACCACTAAACTTAAACACTTTGTCAATAGTGCAAAACCATTGTTTAATATTCAAGATATAGATTTTCAACCAAAGAAAGGTGATAAAATATATATTTTACCAGGTGTTAACATTCCTAGAGTAAAAGTAAAACAGTTTAATGAAGAAAATGGTACTAAGACTATTAGAGATTTAATAACTGCAGATTATATCTTTGGTTCTGATAGAACACAAAATGAGTATTTTGATGCAAAAGGTAATCATTGGATTTACAAAATGCCTGTAGCTGATATGGAACAGTTAATGGCTTATTTTACAAGTGAATTAGAATGTGATCCAACTGATGTAGCAGATTTAAGAGACATAATTGAAGCTCACAAAACAGTTGAAGAAAATTTAGAAATTTACTACAACTATACAACCATGAATAATTTAAGAGATGTCAAAAATAGGCGTAATCTTAAAATTCATGAAAACTATGATGACTCAAATACTTATCATATGATTGATCTTGAGTTTCTTGAAGAAGTTGAAATGTTAGAAACTTTAACAATTTATAATGTTAATGCTCTGATAAATGCAGTTAATTCTAAGAATGTGACAATTGATTATGAGATGTTTGGTCAGTTAAAAAACATGTTTGAAAGTAATGACAATGATAATCATGTCTTAGCAATGGAAATTATGGCTAACTCAAATATTATTGAAAGTTTACTTTTTATTGAAATGCTGTTTAAAGAACATAGTTATCAGATGTATAACAGTCACACAAGAAACCATGTAAACTTTAAAAGTTTATGTAACACAATTGCTAAAGATAAATATAGATTCAACACAGAGATTGATGATATAGTTAAATCTTTGAGAACATTTAATGTACTTACAGCTGATAAACTAGATATTTTAATGAAGCATTATCATGAAGAAATCATGAGAAATGGTGATTCTACATTTTTTAAAGTTAAGACTATTACTGTTGCAGATAATGTGCATGAGATTCTAAATCAGAACTATACATATACTGTTAAAGATGATTATCAACCTGTAGCTCAAGATGAAGAAGAAGTTGTTGTAGAAGAAGAAGTTTTAGAAGAAGAACTTGTTGAAGCTGTAAACACTGAAAGTTTAAACATAGAAAGTGTAGAAGAAGAACCATCTTTTGAATTAGCAGATGTAAATGTAATTGAAGAACCAGTTACTGAAACAGTTGAAGAAGTGATAGAAGAACCTCAAGATGTTATTGAGACTATTCAAGAAGAAGTTATTGTTGAACCTAATAAAGAAGAAGAAGATGAGTCAAGCATTGATTGGTTCTAATGAAGAGTTAGAACAGTTCTATAAGAAGAAGTTTTACTTCAGTTATAGTGGAATTAACAAGTTGTTATATTCTCCGGTGATATTTTATAACCATTATGTTCTTAATCAAAGAGAGGACTCTACAGACGCGCACCTAGTTGCAGGGCGCGTTCTGCATTGTCTACTATTTGAAGAAGAAAAGTTTGATGAAAACTTTTTAGAACTACCTGGCAAAATGCCTACAGATAGCCAAAGAAAAATTATTTATGATGTGTTCAAAATACATTTGTCAATAAGTAATAATTCACTATCTTTGGAAGACTACTCCCAAGACATTCTCACATTACTTCTCACAGCTAATCTCTACCAAACTCTCAAAACAGATCAGCAAAGACTTGACAAGATTCTTACAGAAGAAAACAAGACTTATTTTGAATTCTTGAAAAACAGCATTGGCAAAACTGTTGTGGATCAAGAAACTCTGAGTGGCTGCAGAGTTCAGATTGAAATTCTAAGAAGCAATAAAGATGTTAGAGCTTTATTACAATTAGATAGAAAACCTGAAGATAATCATCTTGTTGTAGAAAGTGAGTTGCATTTAGAGTATAACAACCCTAAATTAAGCTTTGGTCTTCATGGAGTTCTTGATCATGTAGTTGTAGATTCTGAATCTAAGACTATATTCATCAATGATCTCAAGACAACATCAAAAGCAATTCAAGATTTTCCAGAGACCGTAGAATACTATAAATATTGGATGCAAGCCGTTATTTATACTATTCTTGCAAACAACAGATACCTTGCTAACAGAGAAGATAAGTTTGATTGGAAGTTTCAAGTAACATTTATTGTTATTGACAAGTATAATCTAGTGTATCCATTTCAAGTTAGTCAGGAAACCTTAGAGAAATGGAAGGAGTCTTTTAATGAAATAGTAAAAACTGTTAAGTGGCACTATGAAAATAGAAGATATGACCTACCATACTCATTAGTTGTAAATAATGTAAAATTGTAAGAATTATGGCTTTAAATTCAGTGTATAGGAAGTATTTCCAAAAATCTCAGGTGTTTGTATATCCGCTCCTGGGTATTAAAAGAGGCGCAGCATATGTTCCTAAAGCAACTTATGTAGCTTGGGAAGAAAATTGCACGTCCTCTGAGGATATGAAACTAATATGTGTGTATGACAATGATGGTTCAAATACTTTTGAAGTATTTGTAAAATCTGTTTTACTTAAACATGCTAGATTATTTGGGTATGTGAAAGCTGACTCAAAAACTAGTGTGTTCACATTTGAGTTTTCTGATTTAAGTGATGACTGGGTAAATTTTCTGATGGGAAGGTATAGTAAAATAAATCTGAATTTAAAAGCTAAAATTTTAAACTTTTTTGATCCACAAAGTGGTAATTACCAATATATAAAAAGTTATTTGTATCCTGAAAAATACTATAATGAGTATGCAGATTTGTTAAATACTAATGTGGAACTACTGAAATCTGTTGTTGAATTATGTACTAAACCTGACTTAGCTAAAGAAACTCTACAATTAGAGATAGCTAATTTAGGAAGTATGGAAGAATCTGCAGTAAATTTGTTAATTAATAATTTAAATAATAACTATGAACAACTCAATGATGATTGTCCAAGCAACTTGGAATGAAACACAAACTTTTAGATTAATCCCAATTGCGACAGAGTGTCCATATGTGGAATGTATCTTTGATCCAGCTACAAAAGTATTTGTAATTATATCTAAGATCACTAAACAAAGTTTACACATGTTGCCTAAAATGGATGAAAATGGTGATCCAGTTGCATGTAAAGTAAAAAGACCTAATGGTAGAAACTTTAAAGAAGAGAGAAACAAAATTGAAGTTTTTCAAGAGTATTATGTTGAAGATAGAATTGCTATTGAAGATTTAATTAATCTTTTTGCAATCAATGCTTCCACATTTGACTACAAAGCTTTTACGGAAGCAGAGACAAAGTAATTAATTAAATTGCTTATTTGGTGTAAGGAGGAATGAATACTCTACATGGTTTTAACATGCTAACTTGTTAGTGGATAAGGGTTAGAATCCCTTAATAAGCAATTTTAACTTAACGGGGAGACAGCTTAACTGAATAAATCCTATGAAAACCAACTATGTACACGACTATGAAACACTCAAGAATTGTTTCATTGGAGTCTTTGAGGATGTAAAATCTGAGAATAAAAAAATATTTGTGTGTCATGAATCCAGAAATGATATCTTTGATTTAATAACATTTTTAGAACACAACATTGCCTATAATGAATGGCATATAAGCTTTAATGGTTTAGCATTTGATGCTCAAATAACAGAGCATATTCTTAGAAATAAGAGAATGCTGCTTTCTAGCAATGGAGACAAGATAGCAAGATTTCTTTATTACAAAGCACAAGATGTAATTTCAAGACAGAACAGAGGAGAATTTGCAGAGTTTAAACCTAAGCAAATTAAAATCAATCAGATTGATTTGTTTAAACTTAATCACTGGGATAATCCAGCTAAAAGAAGTTCACTAAAGTGGATTCAGTATACAATGGATTGGGCTAACATAGTAGATATGCCAATTCACCACACTAAAGAAATTACTGCACAAGAAGTAGACACTGTTATTAGTTACTGTATTAATGATGTCAAGTCTACTAAAGCTATTTTGATGTTATCTAAGAGTCAGATTGATCTCCGGAAAAATCTAACTATGGAGTATAATATTGATTTATTCAGTGCCTCTGAACCAAGAATTTCTAAAGAATTGTTTTTGCATTTCTTGAGTGAAAAAACTGGATACAAAAAATGGGACCTAAAAGAACTCAGAACTTATAGAAGCCTCATAAAATTTGAAGATATTATTCTTCCTTACACAAAGTTTGAGACAGCAACATTTCAAAATTTACTAAAGAAGTTTAAGGAGATTGAATTAGATCCGATGTATACCAAAGGAGGGTTTAAGTATTCTGTGCAATATAAGGGTGTGAAAACAGATTTTGGTCTGGGTGGTGTTCATGGAGCTAGAACAGCTGGTGTATATGAATCAGATGATGATATGGTAATCATGTCTTCAGATGTTGTCAGTTATTATCCAAACTTAGCTATTAGAAATAAATGGGCCCCTTATCACCTTCCTAAAGCAGAATTCTGTGATCTGTATGAATGGTTCTTTAATGAAAGAAAGAAAATAAGCAAGAAGGATCCAAAGAACTATGTATATAAGATTATCCTTAACTCAACTTATGGTTTGAGTAATGATGAGAATAGTTTTCTGTATGATCCAGAGTTCACAATGAGGATCACTGTTAATGGTCAGCTAAGTCTAATGATGCTGTATGAGATGATTTGTGAAGAGATTCCAGACGTTACTCCGCTAATGCAGAATACAGATGGTCTAGAGACAATGATTCCTAGAAAGTATTATGATAAGTATATGGAAATATGTGAGAGATGGCAGAATATAACTAATCTGCAGCTGGAGCATGATACATATAGTAAAGTAATACTTGGTGATGTAAATAATTACATTGCTGTAACTGAAAGAAAGAAAATAGACAAAGAAGTTTATGAGGAACTCAAGAAAAAAGTCCCTTATGATGTCTATGAAGAAATTAATGGAGAATATTTCTTTAAAGCAACTAAGTCCAAGGGCAGATTTGAGTTTAGTAATCTAGCATTACATAAAAACAAAAGCTTCTTGATTATTCCAAAGGCTATATTTATGTATTTTGTACATGGAATAAAACCTGAAGATTACTTTCTTACAGAAAACAACATATTTGATTACTGTGGTGGTGTTAAAATCAAAGGGAATTGGGAATTTGTAGAACACTATGTAGATAAGGGTGATTATACAAAAAACAAATTACAACATACTTTGAGGTATTACATCTCTAATACTGGTAGTAAGATAATCAAAGAAAACAAAGATGACAAGCGGGAAATTCAGATAGAAGCTGGACGCTGGTTGCAAACAGTTTATGTAAAACATGTAGAAACACCATTTGAAGAATATGGTATTAATCTGAAATATTATTCAGATAAGGTTTATAAAGAGATACAATCTCTTGAACCACTAGTTACTCAATTAAAATTATTTTGACATGCCAAAAAGAATTAGCGAGTGTAGCAAAGCACATTTAATTAATGTGCCATTACCACAACACGGATCAACTTATACAGTAATCAGCCACCAATTTGTGATTGATTATGTTCATCAAGCCCTAGCACTTGCAGGGTTTAACATTTTACATGAAGAATATAGATGTACTGCAGACGGTCAGATAGCTCAAGGGATTCATAAGTTAGCTTATAATAGTGATCCTGAACTATCAATGATGTTTGCTTGGACTAATAGCTACAACAAACAGATTAAATTTAAATGTATTGTTGGTGCATATATTGAAACTACCAGCACTGTGATGGTATCCGGTGACATGGGAGTTTGGATTAGAAAGCATATGGGTACTGCAGATACTGAGACTAAAGATACAATTGATGAGCAAATTAAAAATGCACATCAGTATTACAATCAGTTGTTGTCCGATAAGAATGAGATGATTGACAAGACTCTGGATCTTAGGAAAAAAGCTCAACTTTTAGGTATTTTGTTTGCTGAGTATGGTATTTTAACTACTGAGCAAGCTAGTATTGTAAAGAACTTTATTGATAGACCAATGAAGAACTTTACAAATCCTAATAGTTTGTGGACTTTCTATAATGCAATCACTATTGCTTTACAACAGTCACATCCTAGAACTTGGATGGAAGACCAAAGAGTATTACACTATTTTATAGATAACATCTACAAATTTCCTAAACAAGTTTTCACAGCTCCTGTAGCTGTTATTGAACCCGTAGAAGATGTAGTAGAAGAAACTGTTACCTCAGAAGCTTCTGAAGAAATTCCGGATCCTAATCAAATAAGCATCTTTGATGTTATTGCGGAAGTTGAAGAAGAAGAAGTAGCTGTTTGTCCTCCACCAGCTGAAGTTATTGAAGAACCAGAAGTAGAAAGTGAATTTGCTGTTGAAGATAATGTTGATGAAGTTGTTATCTACACAGATCCTGCAGGAAATACATTTGAAGCTCCGCTGTTAGAAGATGTAGTAACACACAAGGTATTTGTTAATCCTTCAGAAGAACCAAAAACTGAAAAATTATCACTTGATGATATTTTAATAAGATTACCAAATGAAGAAAAAGCTAAAGAAGAACCAGATTTTTCATTAGACTTTAGTTCTTCAGATGAAGAAAAAGATTCTGATTTCATACCTGATTTGTTTTAATAGTTAATTTTTATTTTTTTTAGAGGTAGGAAACTGCCTCTTTTTTTATCTTTACAAAATGAAATTTTTAATTATTATACTTATGCTAACTTCATGTGCAACTACCAGTGAGTATAGCTGGAAGATGAAAAAAACACATAAGGAAAGTAAGAAAATGTTCCGCAAAGTACAAAGATCAAGAAAGTATTGAATAAAATAATGAGAAAGAAAACTATTGAGATTGTTCAATTAATTCAGATACCCTTAATAAATCAAGATTTTATGTTTATTTATGGTGTTAAGGATTATAAAAGATTAAGTACTTATTTTATTGGTCAACATGAATTAGCAAAAAGAGTCTATGCTGACTTTGATAAAACTAGTTTATATACAGATGCATATGTTGAATGCTATACAGAAGAAGATGATAGTTTCTATTTAAGCTTTGTTCTTAAAAAAGTTGAATTAGGAATTATTATACATGAGATAACACATCTTATGCAGCATATCAGAACCCGCTTTTTTCCAAATGGAATAGAAAGAGAGTTTGAAGCTTATCTTACTGAATGGATATTTAATGAAATATATAAGATATTAAAAGATAATAAACTAATACAGTAATCATGGAAGAACAACAAATTAAAAACCAAATTGAAGAGTATAAGAAACTCTTAACAGGTGATCTTTTTGCTGATAGTGATATTCAGCAAAAAATTTATGATTTAAAAAAACAATTAAACCCAAGAATTGAAGAGCATCCTGAAGAGGATGATGATGAGGGTTGTTCAAACTGCGGAAGCTAAATTATTATGGAAACAGCAAAAAAACAAGACCTAGACATATCACAAGAAGATTCAATTAGAATAGTCAGAATTGTTGTAAAATGTTCTGACTTATTATCTGACTATGATTTATTAGCTGATAAAATAGAGAAGAAAAATGCAAAGTATGTTAAGCATGAACTTAAAAATATAACTTTAGAATTAGGAGAGTTTGTTGATAAATTTAGTGGAGCTTTTTTAGTTCCTTTTGTTAAAACAGATGATGAGCTACAAATGGAATTACAAAAGTCATTTAGTGCTTTTTCTAAAAACATAAATGTAAAAAACCCTGAATTAACAGCTTTAATATTACTTTACATCAAATGTAAATCTATTTTAGATGATATATTTGAAATGGAACATGCTGATAAATTCTTAGGTTTACTTATAGAAATGTGTAAGCTTTTTTGTGAGACTGTTGAGAAAAAATATGTCTTTATTAAAGACTTAAAGGATCCTAAATCTGGATATACAGTTGAAATGTTAGCAAATGCTATGAGTGAGTTAGGTAAAAAAATAATGTATGGAGAAAAACCAGAATAACAAAAATATGAAAGTAGAATTAATTAACTATTTTGGAGATGTCCAAATGGTGGCGGAAGTTGCCCGTGTAAGTTATGATAAATCAGCTATTAATTATACACAAGAACAAAACAACAAACTTATAAAATACTTGTGGAAGCATAATCACACAAGTCCTTTTAGACATTTATCATTGCAGTTTAGAATCACATGCCCTATCTATGTAGAGCGTCAGTTAGCAAAACACCAGGTAGGAATATCAATTAACAGTATTTCAGGCAGATATGTGGATTTCTCCGATACCTATACTCTGATTGATGAATGGAGAGAGCAAAGTAAAGATAGTAAACAAGGTAGTGCAGGTTCATTAGATTATGAAGGACAAGAAGCTTGTAATATTATTGAGCATAATGTGTATCAAACATGTAAGAAAGCTTATGCTGATTTAATTAAGTTGGGTGTTTCTAAAGAACAAGCAAGAACAATACTACCTCTTAACTTGAATACAACATTTATTTGGACAGGTAGTTTTCTTGCCTTCATACATATGTGTATATTGAGACTTAAACCAGATGCTCAGTATGAAACAAGAAAAGTTGTTGATGCTATGTTAACTGCTGTAAGAGAGATTCCGGGAAACCCTTATGAACAATTATTAGAAATTATAGATTCAGAATTAATATAAGCAAAATGAATTTTTTAAGATATTTAATAATTAATGGTGTTCAAAGATGGGGCTCATTTATGTGGGTGGGAACTCATGTAAGTATGACTCAAACTGATTGGCATTGGATATTAGAAACTATCTTATGTATTGGCTTAGACATAATTTTGGTTATGGGTTTGTATTTAGAGTGGGTAGAACATAAAAAAAATAATAATAATGAAAAAACAAATTGAATCAGTAAGAGAGTTCCATGAAACTTTCAACCAGGAAAATGGTAAACAACCAAGACTTCTTACAGAAGAAGAATTCTCATTAAGATACAACTTAATGGATGAAGAGAATAAAGAATACTTCATGGGTTGTGAGAACCAAGACCTTACAGAAATAGCAGATGCATTAGGTGATAAACTTTATATTCTATGTGGTACTATACTTAAACATGGTATGCAAGATATAATAGAAAAAGTATTTGATGAAATCCATAGGAGCAATATGAGTAAAGTTGGTGATGATGGAAAAGCTATCATGAGAGAGGATGGAAAAATCTTAAAAGGACCCAATTATTTCAAACCTAACTTAAAACAATTTATTGAAAATGCTGACAACAAATAAAAACAGAAACAGAAAAACAGTAATAAAATTAGATCTTATGTGTCCAATTAGTTACAAAAGATTTAAGTTTAGAGAAAATAAAAGAGGTGTTATTAATCATATCAGAAGAGATAATAAGATTCTTAACAAAATCAATGATGATTTAAATTAACAATTATGCATCCAGGAGTATTTAAAAAACTTATGATTGAAGCATACCTAGCGGGTGCTACTGTTATGGATTGTGGTTGTTATGAAAGACCCACTAAGCAAGAAGCTAGAGAATGGTTTACTAATGAATATGGTAAACAAGATTCTAATGAAGAATGTGACTGTTGTGATGAAGAATAAATTAGGGAGAGCTTTCGGGCTCTCCCTTTTTTTTCTTTGACAGCTTATCTAATTCTTGAAGCACCTTTTTCTAAGTTTTTAAGTAATGCTTCAGGATCTCCTGCACCACCACTAAAGCCCATTAGATTAAATGCTCTTTTCCAAATTTTAAGTTCTCCTTTTTTCTGAAACCAGTACGGACCAGCATCTCTTTTGTATCTACCTGCTTCATTAAAGGTTGCAAAATTAAGAATGTCACCAATAATTTCCATGTAAGTCAAAATAGTATTTCCAAAAACAGTACTTGTAGAAGTTAACATTTTAGCATAGTCATCTGCTCCTAAGTTCACACCTCCAATTTGTGGTAAAGGTATGAATGCACTTGTCTCAGCTTGTACACCTAGAAGTAACAATAAAGCATGATTTGTTAAGAATCCATAAGTATTAAAAGTATCACTGTTTATTGCTCCAGATCTAGCTTTTATTTTTTTCCATCTGTCTTTATCATCATCATCATAACCAAACAACATTGAAGCAAGTAAAGAAGTAATAACTGTTATCATACCTTCAGCAGTAGCTCTTTTTAAATCACCTTTTTCATCATCAGTCATAAACTGAAACTCTACACCTTTAGATTTAATACCTCTATAGATTACCTGAAGAGCATTAATATAAAAACCTTTGGTTGTTTTACCTAAAGCCCAATCATATCTTGCTCCTCCAAAGTTTTCTTTAGAAGTATCCATTCCAAATCTGTTAACAAACATTGGAGTAAACCACTGTCTCATAAAGAAGAACATTCTGTAAAGCAATAGTTTGTTACCTTCTGGTTGTCCAAAATCATCATAAACCCCAAACAATGCTCTTGAAGTACCTTGTAATCTGTTTTTAAATAGTTTATAGTTTTCTGATTTAGAAATAATAATCTCTTGACCATCTGCAACTTGAATTTCAGATTTGATTCTGTTTTTTGCTTTTAGTTCATCTACAGTTACATTGTATTTTTTTGCTATTTCTTCAAATGTTTCTCCTTTTTTATAAGTATGGTAAACTGATATATTACTCCAACCTGGATGAATTCCTGCTTTTAATCTAGCAATACCATTTTCATCTTGTTCCCAGGCATCTACATATCTTATAGTAGCTTTACTTCCATTAGGTAATGTTTGTTCTACTTTTTGACCATATAAGAAAGCACCAAATAATCTCATGGCTACTTCCATCTCACCAAATTTTCTATGCATGAAAGTCCATTCAAAGTTCATCATATCTTTAAACATACTTCTATATATAGTATTACCATATTGGTCAGTAGTCTTAAAGTTTGGATCAAATATTTGTACTAATTGCGTAGATAAATTACCCGGACCAGTTGTGTATATACCATTAGAACTCCAATCAAACATAGCTTTAGTTGCCCAAGCAGCAGAAAGTGCTAAATCACGGGAAGTAACAAATCTACCTCCTGTAGATTCAATAATAGTTTGAACATAACCTGAAAACTGGTTTTTCAAATCTGATGGTATGTTTAATCTTAATGATGCACCACTTGACCATTTAGTTAAATTACCCATCCATTTTGTAAGCCTTGGGTTGGCTTCTTCCATATCACTAACCTTCCTACCGTAGTACTCTCTTTCAATAAGAGATCTTACTTGCTCTAACCTGTTATAAGTACTAGTTCTTAAATTAGCATACTCTCTAACTTTAGTCTTAGCATTTTGTAGCTGTTTAGATTTTTTATCTAAGTTTTTTGGTTGATTTTTTGGATCCTCCAATGTAGATAAAACAGATTGTACTAATGGTAAAGACTTATGTAATTGTTTTTGAGTTTGTAATGATAAACCATATCTAAAAAGTGAATTAAAAACATCAGCATCCGCTATATCAGCATCAATATTAAATATACCTGTAACTGGTATGTATGAAATTTCATCACCATTTAAATCAGTATTTACTAAGTTATTATCAGAATCATAGTTTAAATCATTCAGATAATCTTCTGTAGATTTACCAAACTTTTGTTTCAACCATTCTTTAACATTGGCATTGACATTGTTAAATTTATCACCATATTGACCTTTTTGAAACACTTGATAGAAATCTCCTTTCTTAGTGGTATACCTTGGTACATCTAAATACAATTTACCATAGTTACCAGCATTTTGTTGCATTTCTAAATGATGATCTTTCATCAAGTTTAATAACTCAAACTCTGGTGAGTTAGGATTAGCTTTTAAAGCTTGATATCTCTTATCAATGAATCTATCATCCTCAGCACTGTATTTAGTACCTGGTTCAAAAGATCTTGGTAAAAACTCACCTTTATTGTTGATATACTTACCAATGTAATCTTCTCTATTAGCTCCTCTTGGAATAGTTCTATACTTGTTTTTTACTTCTCTTCTTGAGTGTCTTGCGTTAGGGACACCTAATAATGTAACTTCTTGTTGAGTTTCATTGTCAAAGATTTTTGTAGTTATAAAATATTTACCATCACTTGGTCTTAATACAGAATTAGCAGAGGTTCTTTGTAACTTCTCTACTTGTTTTCCTTTTTCATATTTTTTTACTGTAACATGGTTTAAAACAAACCATTTTCTAAGTTCATCATCTTTTTCTAATAATTCTTCAAACTCCTCACTATTAACAAAGTTGTCTACTGTAATATCAGTAACTTCAGTAACATTGTATTTAGATAAGTATGTATTGATAGCTTCTAAATAATACTCTGTAGGTACTTTACTAGAAAGGTCAGATAAAGAACTAAAAATTTCCGTCATCTCTTCCACTAAGCCTACATCAATACCATTGTCTTTTTGTTTTTGAATAAGGTTATTTAAAGTCTTTGCCTCACTAGAGTCTAATGATTCTGTTTTAGATTTTTGCAATAAGAAATTTAATGTATCAGCTTCTTCTTTAGGAAGACCTGTTTGATAGTCAAATTTTTCTCTGAAATTTATAATGTCTTGTTCTAACTCTTTTATTTTTCTAATTCTGTCTTCTCCTAATTGTGTTGTATCTGGTTGCCCAAATTCATCACGGTATGTGAAAATTAAATCTGAAATAGTTTTGTAAGCTCCTGAGATATCAAAAGTCAAATTCATACTTTGTTTCATTCTAGCTTGGATTTCAGAAAGCCTATTTAATAAAGCAGCTCTATTTTCATAAAATTCATCTGAATACTTGATTTTAACATTTTGTTTTTCCCATTTCCTTAACTCAATTTCAAACGCTGGATCAGTTCTTTTAATATTTTTAGCTTCTAACTCAGTAACAAATTCATTATAAGCTGTATCTAATGAATTAGTAATAGGAACCCACTCATAAAAATCACTAGTTGCATTTCTATGTTGGATTAATACTTCTGCAATAGATTTATCATAATTATCATTTGCCGGGTCATCAACTTTTTCTGTACCATCTTCATAGTATAGAGAATACAATTGCTGATAACTTCTGAAAGCTGCTTCTATAGTACTATAGTTTTCAAACCTTTCTAATTCTTTTTCAAATTGGTTTTGTAAGTTTATGAAATTATCAAAAGCATTCTTTTTAGATAAGTAAGCAAGTTTTCCTATGTCAGAGGTATTAAATATATCATCTTTCTCATAAAATTCAGGAACATATTCCTGCCACATATAAGCTTTGTTAAATTTTCTAACTCTGTCTAAAGCCTCAGCAATTTTGTTTTTATCACCACCATCTTTAGCTTCTGCATATTCATATTCTAACTTATCTTTCTCATATCTCCAACCATTACCAAATTCATTTAAGAATGTCCATACTTCTTTAGGAACAGGTTGTCCGGTTTTCTTGTCAATATAAAATATGGTGTCTTTACCAGCTACCATATCTCTTATCTGCAAAGAATTTAATTTGCTAAAATTAACTTGAGGTAAGATTTTTGAAAGCTTGTTTCTAAATATTTGAGACTTATCCCAAACTTCATTCTCAACTTCAGTCTTTTCATTTTGAATATACATAGCAAGTGAACCTACTATAGGGTCATTACTTGAAGAATAAGATTCTAACCATCTATTGAACCAGCTTACATCTTTTGTTTTACCAGACAATACATCATTAATTCTTTTTTCATTAATAACATAGGTATTGTATTGCTCAATAAATCTATTTAATACTTCTTTGGGAACTCCTTTTTCATAAAGTCTTATCAAGTCTTCATCTTGTATAGTTCCTTTTACAACTTTATTGTAAAGATTATCTACCTCAGCTTCTTGTTCATCTGCAGGTAAATTTTTTAAAGCGGTTTTTAAATTAGTATTTAATTGCTCTTCTACAAACTTGGTCATGTAACCAGTTATCTCAACAAAAAACTGAACATTATTCTTTTTATAAATATCAGAAACCTTTTTAACAACCATTTTAGAGTTGTTCAAGATCTCATTTACTGTTTGATAAAATGGGTTATCACTATCTATAGTACTATCTTCAAGAATATTATTAATCTCATCTACCAAATTCATCCAAGAATTAGCAGTGGACTTATACAACTGAAGCAAAGCAACAATGTTTCTATTATTGATTAATGAATCATTTTGCTCAATTATTCTAAGTTCATTTAAAGTATTTATACTAGAGCTTTTAATACGGTCCATACTATTTACAAGTGCTACAGCTTTTATTCTAGCCATCTCTTGTATTTTCTCTTCCGCATTAAGACTATTTTCAATTACTGATTCAGCATTAATATTATTTGTAGGTATTACATCTTGAAAACCTCTCAAACTTTTATCTACTGCTGGTAATAATTCTGTAGTACCTTCTTTTAATAAAGCTCTTTGTAACATAGCTTTATTTACCGCATCTTTACCTGTATTAAATTCTCTTGCTTGAGTTACAGCAGCTTTATTATTTAAGTAAGTTTGATTTATGATAGCCTGAGCTGCTTCAGGAGAAGCATGTTTTAATAGTTCATCTGCTCTTTCAACTACATCTTTATAAAACATTACTATGTCAGCCTCAGTAATATTTGTTGGAATATCACCTAAGTCTAATTCTTCATCATTCAATAATCTATCTGCTAAATCACTGATAGTATCTGTACTTTTGAGATCTTTCACTTTTACACCAGTTCCAAATACCCTGCGCATAATATCTTTTAATGCAGCTAACAACTTGTTTATAAAAGATTCAAAGCCTTGTGATTCAATTTGATTATTTATTTTATTCATTGCATTCATCTGTAATGCAAAAACAATACATTCTTCTTTAAATAAAGGAGTATTTGTACCAAGTTCTGGATATAATTTTGTAACATGATTAATGATAGCCTGACCCTCTGTTGATCTTTCTAACTCATTAAACAAATTCTCAAACAAATCAATATTATTTCTTCTTATAGCTTGAACAAATGGATGTGCAAATTCATGTAAAGCAGTATTAGCATTAAGATTATCTCCTACAAAATAAACTGTACCTGCAAAATAAAATGCAGGTTCACCCATATATGGTTTTGAACTACGTGATAAAATTTCTTGAGCTTCTTTAGGTGTTACAGATTGATATTCAACATTCATTTTAGCAGCAAGTTTTTTAGCTAAAACTTCACCTAGTTCTCTGCTGATACTATCATTGATACTATCTAAGCTTATATTTAAAGTAGATTTTTTTGGTTTATAAACATTATCATTTGGTACATATCTGTTATAATCCCAAATATCTTTTAATCTACCAAAATCTAGTTTAGCTTTAAAAGTATTTCTCCAATCAGCAATTTCAAGTTCTACACCAGAATTTAAAATTATCTTTTTACCAGTTGCCTTTTCTTTTATATCCTTTGGATAACTAAAAATATCAATCAGCTTGGCCTCTACATCACCTGTATGTGAATCTGTTAAAGGTACATAACTGCTAACAATATTTCCATTTATGTCAACTACATCATAACCAACAATTTTATTGGTATTTCCAACTTCTACACCATCTTTTAATACTTTTTTTGAATTATCAAAAGTTAAATTTTCTATTGTATATCCTTCAGGTGCAATTAACCAAGTATCAGTTTGGTAATCTTCATTATATATATTTCTAATATATTTATTATTAGGATATAAGCTAGTAAAAATTTTAATTGCTTCAGCTCTAGTCACAGGACTTACCCAATCTATATCATGTATTTGATTTTCAGTTGGTCTATATACAGTACCTTGTTCAGATAGTGTTATACTTCCTGTAAGTACAAAATATGGAGCCATTTTTTCAATAATAGACTTTCCAAACTCATCTGATTTCATAGCTTCTTCTAATGATATTTTAGAAACTGGTTTTCCAACTGAGCCCGGTTTAAATACTGATTGTGTTATTAATGACTGATTTTGTAATAGTATATTGTCTGCAATAATTCCTACATTTTTATTAATTCTTGAAATTTTAATCTCATTTAATAAGTTAAAGAATTGTCTTATTAAATTTTTGATAGCTTCAATAAGTGAACTTGGTAGTTCAGTGTTTGTTTTGTTATGTAATTCTTTAGATATCAAATCTCCAACAGCATCTAAAAGTTCATCTTTTGATAAATTTTTAAACATACCCATTTTACGCATGTTACCTGTTATTTCAGTTACAAGAGGATTATGTTGCATCATATATGCAATTAATTTACCAGCTTGTTGGGGATAATCAACCTGATTATTTTTATCAGTATAAAGAATTTTATTTAAGATATCTACATGTGCTAAACTATCAATACCTAATTTGTCTTGAATATCAGATAAGACCTCAGTTTTTATACCAAACTTAGAAAGATATGTTGCTAAAGTTTTATTTAGTTCATTGTTTAAATCCTCATATATTTTAGGATTATTTAATAAGTCAGTCTTATCTATATTTATTTTATTTATAGAAGAATTTTTAATGATTTCACTAACTATATTATCTACATCTTTATCTGTTACAGTACCAGATTTAATTTTTTTAAGAAGCCTGTAAGCATTGTGATCATAAATACCAATTTGATTTAGTATAGGAAATACTTTATCATAATTTCTTCCTTCATATGCACTCTTTAATTCAAATATTAAGCTCCAATAATTGTAAAATGTATCATACTTTTTAATGTCTTCATATGTTACACTCTCAGGTTTTTTCTTAAATATTTTCTCAACTAAATTACTACTACTGAAGTAAAGATTTTTTATCATATCTTCTCCTCTGAAGTTATATGGTTTGTCTACATTAAGTTTATAAAGACCTTTTTTCTCAAGCATTTTACCAATATCTTCAGGTACAGATGCAACAAAATCAATATTAGAAATTAATGTACCTAACTCAACAAATAACTCTTTTATATTAGGAGAAGACATCAGTCTTCCTTTAAAGACATTATTTTTAGCATCCCATTCACCAAAGAAATATGTACTTCTTGATTTAAAAACTTGTAAATTTTCAAACACCTGATTAAATTTTTCTCTAGTAATAGCTTTACCCTCTCTTTTTCTATCCATAAGATTAACATAGTTATTATAGATATTATCTATTTCTTCTTCAGGTAGATTTAGGTAAGTACCATTAGATACAATTTTAAAAGAGTTAACATCTGGTAATTCAGATTTTTCTTCTCTCATAAATTGAGGACCCTCTTCATCAGTATTAGGTACAATTGACTGTTTAGCTATTTCATTTAAAGCATCATACTTACTTTTTAGTACTTGTAATTGTTCAAACAGAGGTACATTAGGCTCTGCTCTTTCAACTTTAAATGTGGTATCTCTATAGTATGTTGAATTTCTTTCATCAAGAATTTTCTTACTTGTTGTATCAAACAGCATTTGACCATTTGTAACAAGACCATATCTATCAATTGCTAATTGTGTTAGATACTTGTTTGCTTTTTCAAACAATGAGTCATTGATGATTTTTCTTGTATCATCAATGACTTTTACTTTTCTCAGAGTATTAATTGCATTTACTGTAACTTCACAAACCATCATTAAGAACATTTAAAAGGATCAGACTCAAAACCATACTTTTGTAAGATCTCATCATCTGACACACCTTGTTTATTATATACTATATCACTTACCTGTTTATTCAAAAGAGAACCTGGATTCAAATATCTTAATTTTTCATATAACTCTCTACTTAAATATACAAATAAATCTTGAGGCATGAGGTCTGGATTTCCAAATCCTGCTGTAGGAAGTGCTATATCAAACCCTTTTTCTTTAGCATTTTCAGCTGCACTCAAAATTTTACTCCAGTATTTTTTAATTTCTTCTTTATCATCTGCTGATAAGTTAGCAAAATTATCATCTTTACCATCAGATATCAAAACTGGAACAGTCATATCTGGAGCATGTAATTGTAAAATAGATTGGTCAGTAAAGTTTTTGTTTCTACCATCTTGAAGTTCAGAATTAGTATAAGAATGTAAGAAAATTACTTTAGAGTTTTTATTTGTAAGATTTTTATAATAAATACTATCTTTATCTACTGAATCATACAAGAATACATTTGGTTCATTAGTCTCAATTAAATCAGATTTAACATCTACTAATCCTAATGGAGTAGCAAGTGATTCAACACTAGTAGATAGTTGAGTATCATAATCAGTAATATCTTCAGATTTAATATCCTCAAGCATTTGTTTATATGATTCAGCATGTCTATCTATAGTTTCATCTGATACATTTGCTCTGTTTTCTCCTCTTACTAGTTGTGCTTTAATTCTTTGTTTGGCTAACTTAGCATTTAATGGCATAAGTTTATATTGAATATTAGCATTAGGTATTGCTTTTTTAATAGCTTCAACAAAAGGTCTTCTTTTATCTTTAGTAAGATTGGTAGTATCAAACACTACTTGTTTACCTTGTTTAATAGCTTGTATAGCTCTATTAGCTGCTTCAATATAAATCTCTTTGTCTTTAGATTTATTATTTATATCTCCTGTAAATTCAACTCTCATTGCATCAGGTTCTATGACTACTAAATTTTCTTGAGGTAAAGACTTTATAAATGTAGATTTACCACTTCCGCTTGTTCCTATGGGAAGTATTACATCAGCTTGCTGTTGAGTTTTTGTCTTACTAACTTTAATTTTATTAATGTCAAAATTTGTTAAGTAACTTTTGAACTCTTTTTTAGTTGGGTTAGTCACCTTGTTATTAGCAAATTCAAATTTTTGTAAGTAATCACTAAGTAAATACTCTCTTCTTTCTGGATCATTTTCTAATACATTTAAAACTTCATTACCGGCATCTTGTATAATATCAATTACTTTAGTATAATCCACAAATGGAACTAGGTTATATGATGATTTGTTTATACCTGATTGCAAGTATGCAAAGATCGGAAGCATAGAAAACACCTCTGTTATTTTCTTTATGTCAGCATCATTAAGCTTTAAAGCTTTGGCATAATTTTTTAAAACTACTGGATTAGCTAAGTCTTTTAAGTTACTAATATACATGTTAGCTTTAGTACTGTTAATATCTCTATCAGCAATACCTAAGTTAAATATAGTTTGGTCAAAATTTGATTCTGATTTTAATACTGCTAAAACATCAAACTTTCTAACTAAATCTGGATACTCATTTATGATTTTAGATACTCTATTACCATATGCTGTATCTGCATTATTAAATAAGTGATAGAAATTAAAAGTATTATCTAATGCTTTTTCTGCTAAAAACTTTTCATACTCAGCTTTAGATTGAGAGTCTTCTTTAGGGAAAACACTTCTTAAATATTCTCTTTCTATAACAAACTTTTTGTACTGTTCAAAGTTTTGATCTTTTTCAAGTGCTGTAAAAGTCATAGGATCTACTTGGTGTAGACCTAATACAACATATGGGTTATCATCCTCAACATCATCTGTAGACCATGCGTTGTTTTCAAATTGTAATTTTAAAACTGAATCATTTACAAATAAAGTTTTTGAACCATTGTTATTTGTTTTAACATATGCTCCAAAATATTTAGACTCAAAGTTTTTAACAGCCAGTTCTTCTTTTAAATCATAAGACATGTATGTGTCTCCTAATTTGCTTTTAAGTAAAGCATTTTGGAATATATAACTTACAAAATCATTTCTAAATGCATTAATGAACTGCTTCTCATTATCTTCACCAAAAGTTTTTTTCAACACATCATCTAATTTACGTGTCTTCTTTAAGTCAATTATATAATTACTAAATGCTTTGTTATATCTCAATTTAAACAAAGGTTTACTTAATGCTAGTGCTAGAGGTCCATTAAAGAAGGAACTGATAACAGAATCTTTCATTAAACTATTAATCAAAGGAGAAAGAACCTCATCTTCTAATAAATCTTCTATTGTGCTCTCAGATAACTCAATATTTGATAACGTAGTATTAGTATTAGTATCAGGATTTGCATTCATCTTAATCTTAGTTATACCCTTGATTTGATCTTCAATCTTCAAGTAATGTAAAAACAGTAACAAAGATTTGTTCTCTTTCTTTATATCTGGGTTAACAGAAGATTTTTCAATTAAATCCAACAAACTTTTTTCTGAAAAGAATTTATCTTCTCTACCTTTAAAAGCAGCTTCTAAAAGCTTATCTGCAGTATCTAATATAACAGCACCTTTTGCATTAGAAGGAAGTATGTTTGTAGGAAAATTTTTAGCTATGACATTTTTCATAGCACTGAATTTAACCAATCCTCTAGAATCAACAGCTTTACCTAACATAGGTGCAAAAGTGGAACCAATTAAACGTTGTTGTTCTACATAATCTCTAACTAATGGTTGTGACACAAAGTAAATAGCTTCTTTAACAGGTACTCCTGCTTTGATTAAAAACAATAATACAGGTGCTACTTCATAGTTACCTTGAATAAAGAAAATCCAGGCATCTTTTTCAACATCCACCCAACCATTGATTGCTTGTGAGAATACATCTGATATTTTATTTATATTATCAACATCATAGATATCTGAAAGAGAAATTCTTTTTTCTCCATCTACATCCATAGTTCTATGTCTTAGGGCAAGAGTAACATTTCTTGTTGTCTCTTTATCACCAGACTTACTCAAATAAGTGTTAGGAAGATTTGCTCCTATAGAATTAAACAAGATATTAAATGTATTTTCAATAGCTCCTAAACCTAATGTAGCTTTACCAATCATGTTAGACTCATGCTTATATAAGTTATATCTTGTTTCAAGAATTCTTGTAGGGCTAAGTTGTTTATCCTTACCTTCTGTCATCTTAGTACCAAAAGGATTATAATCCATAACATATTTAGCTAATTCATCAGCTGTTTCTTTAAGTAAGAAAGTACCATTAGGTGTAATTAGAGATACAAAGTTTTCAGGTAATTCTAATATTGCTTTGACATCTTTAATTAACTCATTTTCTAAACCTGCTTTTTGTTGTTTAAATAACTCATTTAAAGATTCACCTGCAGCATTTTTTTCTTTTACAGTTTTTTTAACAGCTTCAATATCAGCTAATGTTGGTTTAATTAATTCACCATTTAAACCAATATTAGTCATGAATATTGTAAGTTTATCAATATCAAAGTCACCCCCTGACTTAGCAACTATCTCAGCTGGAGGTATGATAATATTACCTGCTTGAGCTGGTAAGAATTGATAAACTTCCATAAACTCCATAGAGTTTAGACCCTGAACCGGAATCCTAACCCCTACAAGAGTTATTGCTTTTCTGTTAGCACCATCATTTGCATCTAACCATTCATCATCTTTGATTGCTCGGTTTAATCTATCTATAGTCTCAACAGTTTCCCCTTTATATTCAAGATTCAACAAGTTAGCATAGTCCCCCTGTAATGCAATCATAACCTTCATTGCTGCAGTTTTACCATCCGCCTTCTTATGATATGTAGGAAGTACATTGCTACCAACCCATTTTTTCTTTTCTTCATCTGTAGCATTTCTGAAATTTTCTGTTTTAGTAACATTGTTTTCATACATTGCAGAAGACACTTGAACTAATGGTTCACCTTTAATTTTTTGCTTAATGATTCTTTTATTAATCATAGACAAAAGCACTTTCTCAATTTTAAGTACTTCAGGGTGATACGATAAGTCTATTGCAATCTCACCAGAATCTAATGCATCAATAAAGTCTATCAATTCATTTCCATAAGCATCTTCTCTTTCTAGGTTAGCTCTAATAAGTTCTAACAATTTAGAAATACTGTCTTTATCTCTTGGTGCATATTCTCCTTCAGATACTTCATCATAACCAATTTCTTCAAGTAATTCTAACTTAACTAACTCAGTATAATCACTTACATCTTTTAAGTATTTCTCAACAATTGGTTTAGCACTTGGAGAAATAATATCACCATTTTTATATAAGTTGTCTAAAATCAACTTTCTCATCTGAGTAGAAAATATAGACTTGCCTTTAAATTCAGCATTTACTTCAGTTTGATTCTTTAAGAATTCTGTAAAGATTGTATTAACAGTAAACTTACTGTCTTTAAGGAAGTTACCATCTTTATCAAAGATCTCATCACCATTTCCTACATGACCAATTTTAGAACCAGATTGATAAACAACATAGTCTACTTTATCTTGCATCATTTTTAAATGTAAATCATAAAGTGGTGTACCTTTTATTGCTACACCCGGTATGATTGGATTAAGGGAAAACTTATGAAAAGATGTTACTGGTAATAATTCTGATTGCATATTTCCAGCATACTGTAATTTATAAGGAGGAAAAAATTTAACTATATCTACTACAGAAACTTCTTCACCTTTAGCAATTTTTGTATAAAGTTCTTCTTGCTCTGGTAACCAGTTTCCTTCAAGATTTTTTAATTTTCTGTAACCTTCAAAAGTAACATGACCTTGACCATCACCAATCTCCATACCTCTATAACCTTTAAGTGTTATTTCAGTAAGTTCTTTTGCTTTGGCTTTGTCTTTTAATCTTGAGTAGTAATCATCATATACAGCATCATAGTACTCATTATAATAAATTGACTCATCTACAACTCTTTCTTTTAAAATAGCAGTTTTCAAAGTACCATCAAAATTTCTTGATGTTACACCATCATTAGCAAATGATTCTGCATAGATGTTTGGTAATGAATTTACATAAGTTAGTATTTTCATATCTGCAGAGAAGCTTCTACCACCCCCGCCAAAACCAGCATTTCTTTTATGGAATTCTTCTTTAGCGTGATTATACTGTGCAAAGTCTCCATATATTAAAACAGCAGTTTCAAATTTATGCATCCAAGAGTTGTAAGTATAGGCCTTCATCAAGGTCTCATTTACTTGCTCATTGGAAAGTTTTTCAAAACCAGGTACTCTTTCTTTTAATCCAGAGTCAATATATTTAGCTTTTTCTAATTCAGCTAGATTCTCTTCTGTAAGGGCTTGAAAGTATGCTGTAACATCTTTCTCTATTCTTGCTCTTAAATTAGGATTAGAGTTAATTACATCCATCATGTCAAAAGAAGTATCTTTAGTGTCTACTGCATTATCTATGATAGCATATAATTCTGTTTGTGTTTCTTCTGTAAGAACGTCATCAAATGCAGTAAATGCATTCCCAGCCATTGTCTCAGTTTTGTTCTTATCTTTTCTTTGTACCTTTCTGTTATAACCCTTGTAGTTTTTGAGAACATCTTTGTTTAAACCAAACTTAAATATTCTATTAGACTCAGCCATTATGTAGCCAGCAATGATATCAAAAGCTCTTGATTCACCAGGACCATATGGAGCAAAGTTTTTAATGTCTACATATAACTTACTGTCATCTTTAATAACACCTGTATCAATTTTACCAGTTACAGTCAAACCTTGAGCCATTTGTTTAGATGCATGTCTCATAAATTCCTCAACTCCATTCATCAACATAGTGTGAATCTCTTGTAAGAATTTACTTGTTTTGTCCATAGAAGCTGTAGAAATACCTTCTTTCTTTTCCTTACCACCTTTTCTATCTTCTATTAACTGTGTACCAGCAACATTATTGATTAGTAAAGAGTTGTTTAATCTGCTTCCGTCAGGTTTTTTCTTATCTCTCAAATTAAAAATAGAAGCTAATAATTGAGAATGTAAAGAATAAGGATTGATATCTTCAGATAACCAACGCATGTGTTGGAACTTGTTACTTGGATCAGCTTGAACTCTTGTAAGTTCTTGCCATGATTTAGCGTGATTAATAGAAGTAATTACTCTTGTTGTTGTACTATCTAAGAAATGCTCCCATACTCTATTTCCTTCAGGACTTAAAGCACTAAAATTTGAGTACTTATCAGAATTAGCAGCTTGTATTTTTGCTAATTCTTTTACTCTACTGTTTGAAACATTAGTTTTAGTATTAGTAATAGGGTCCTTAGTAACACCCTCCATTATATATTTGATAGGATTAGATGCAATAAATCTTGCTTCAACATTTGATGATGCTACAGCAGCTCTAATAGTTTTAAATATTTGGTCTACACCATATTTAATACCAAATTTTGGATCATCTACTATGTCTTTGATAGCTTTATTTGTATAATCTAATCTTATACCTACAGCATCTAAGAAGTCTTTTGATAATTCTGATTTAAAGTTTCCTTGCTTATCTGTAAAAGTGCTAAAAACTTTTTTGATATCTAATACATACTTACTTTCTATTTCATCAAAAATTAAAAATTTGTTTGTAGATGGGATATCCATAACAAAACCGAAATTCCAATCTCTAATCACACTTGTTACAGGAAAGTCTGCTTTAGCCATTCTTGCATCATAAACAGCATCATTGTTTTTAGCAGGAGTTTTGTTTATGTTTAATTGCAAGTAAGAAATTCTTGGTTTCTTTAAATCTTGCCAAAAGTTCACATCTATACTAAACTCAGTATTGTCTTTGTATGTGGTAGAAGATGGGTTAGGTAGTAAACTTAAAAGTTGTTTTATCTCAGGTTCTGATTTAATTGCATTTTGTAACTTGGTATACATCTCAACTTTATCAAAAGATCCCGCAAGAATTTTAGCAAGCTTATTCCAAATAATATTAAAATCTACTAATATAGGTTCTCCAAACTCATTTAACTCATACTCAATATTAAACTTAGTCACACCATCTACAACCTCAGAAGTAAATTTACTTCTGTCAACTTTATAGATACTACTTAAAATAGTTTTAGTAGCTTCACTAGCTTCATCTTTTGATGATATAGTATTTCCACTATCTAATTTAAATGTTTGAGATTGCTGCATGTTTGTAGGATCATTATCAACTTCTACATAAGTATTTGCTAGAATTTTAAATCTTGAGTTTTCCAAGTGATATGTAACAACTCCAGACTTTTGACTTCCTTCTACAGATTCCCTTACATCTCCAAAATTGGTAATCATTTTTTCAATGAACACCAAATTACTTAAAAGATTATCTGGAACATCTTCACCATTTATTGCTAATTCTGCAGTCTGTCTTTTAAGATTTTCAAACATTGTTTTCAATCTCTTTTGAACAGTCTCATACATAGCAACACGGTTACTATTGTTGTAAAGAATTTTAATAGCACCTCCTGAATTATCCTTAGCTTTATTATAAGCCATGAATATTTTTGGTAGGATACTATCAATTAAACTTGCAGCCTTCAAAGACTCTGATTCTGTAAATTCAGTGTATTGACTTTTAAATTCTTTAAGGGGTCTGATTACTTTAGCTCTGTTAAGTTTAGTAAACATAAGGTTCTCTGTAGAAGGTTGCATATGTTGCAATAGCTCTGGTCTATTAGATGCCTCATATAACTTATCAAACAGTTCTTTAACTGCAGGAATATCTCTTGGTCTTAGTACAGCTTGTGTTCTAGACACTTTACCAAAGATGTTATTTAAGAACTGGTATATTCTTCTGAATATTTCACCCAAAAATCCTTTAGGTTCTTCTTTTTTACCTTTGCTTTTAGCATAATCTCTAAAATCTTCAGCAATATCTTCTTCAATTTCAAAGAAAGAGTTGTTGGCCCACTTTGGTTGGCCCTTTAATTCACTGTATAATTTAATTTTTTCTGCTTTTGTTAAGAATAACTGCGAGAATCCGTGCCATGCTTCATGATATATATCTATTGGAGTACCTCCATCACCTTCATAAAGTGTAATACCAGTACCCATAAATGTTGCAAAAGCATCTGAGTTTACAACTTTTGATATTCTTTCTAAACCAATAAGACCTAAATGTTTATACTTTTTATTTTTTGCATGCTGACTATCTTTATTCAATGGAGAATTTTTCCACCAATCTTCAGCTGCTGCTTTGTCAGCTTCAGTAGTAAATAACTTATCTAAAAAAGTTTCCAGTCTTTTATTTCTTTCAAACATATCTGCATCAAAATCATCATCAAGATCCTCTGGCATGTCTGATAAATCTACTTTATCTATTGTATCATCAGTAATAAAATTTACTTCTTCTTCAAATGGTATTTCTTCTGAAACAGCTTCTGTTGCAATTCTACTCTCTTTATATTTTTCTTCATTAGTTTTAGGAGGAGCTGAGTTTACTTTTACATTTTCTGCTTCAATTGCATATTCAGAATCTCCCATGTATTCAGCCGGAATCTCATATGTTAAATATGGATTATTACCATAAGCAAATTTTGCATATTCAACACTAAAATTAGCTTTAGCATAATTTTTAATAAAAGGAATATACATTACAGTATTAACAGTAATCTTATCACCATTCACCTCATAATCTGGAAAGTAACCAAGAGCCTTTACTTTCTCATTAAACTGTACTGAAGCAGGATAACTGTTACCTTTTTTTGAAGTTTTATTAACTTTAAGATGACCTTTAATTATAGCTTTAGCTTTATCTGTGTATAATTCATCTCCTTTTATTACAGTTTCTTTACCTTCAAAATCTTTAATACTAACTACTAGAGCACCATCTTTAATTTTAACAGTAATATTTTCTCTGTTGTATTTACCGTAAAAACCATTACCTGATTTTTCTAAACTATTATCAATAAATATTTCAAAATAAGCTTGTCTTTGCTCATTATCTAGTTCTTTACCTGTTGGAAGTTTAGCCTTTGTTGTTAAAACAGTTGCAACTTTTTCTGCAAGATTTTCATCAAAATCACCCCTTTGCATATCAATGATTTGCGGAATTTTTCCTACAGGAGTATCAACATGTACAGTAATAACAGGTCTACCTTTTTTAGTATTATTTTCATCTTTAATGATGTCATAAGTAGCTAAATCTTCTTCAGTAATACCAAGTTGTGATATTGGTTTAGCATATACTTCTGGAGCAATACCTAAACTACCACCAGTTATATTTAATTTAACAGGATTCTCAGATGACTCAACTTCTTTTCTTAGTTTATATAAACCATTCATCAAAGCAGTTTGCTCTTCAAATATTTCTTGAGCTCTTATATCAACCCAATCATTATCTATTTCACCACCTTGTGCAGCAAGTATATCAGCTTCTCTATTTGCTATCTTTAATGCATCAACAAGAGTATTTTTGTATCTGTATAATTTTCTGTTTTCACCTTTACCAAGCGTTCTGCTGTATAATAAAGTAAGTACACCATCAATCTTTTCAACTTTTCTTAAAAATGTATATACAACTGTTCCATTTTCAGCATCAGTTATGTTACCTTCTTTATCAAAGAAAAGGTAATTACCATCTGTATCAGTGATAACAGCATATATACCTACAGATTCACTATCTTCAGAACTTAGGTGCTCTGCTAATTTATATTCATTAGGAAAAGCTGATGACTTAGTTGCTGATAATATAATTGGAGTATCACCATATAAAACTTCAGTCTCATTAATAGAGCTGAAATTTATAGCAGCAATAATATTTTTTTGAACAATATTAAATACTGTTTTTTTAGGGTCATCAGGATTTCTATCATCTCCTTTTTTAAAACCTGCAGGATTTTTAGATGCTGATGTTTGTAAACTTGTTACATTAGGAAATTCAATTTTAGCAGAATTTCTACTTTCTAAATCTGATTGACTTAACTCACTATCATCAGAAATTACAACATCCTCTTTGGTTTTGTTTATTTCTTTAAGCTTGTTTTCAACATCATCAAATGTTTCTTGTTCCTCTACAACATATTCACTAACTTTTTCAAGATCTTGAAATTGTCTACGCAAAGATCTTATAATATTAGTATCAAAGTCCATTTCATCTAAAAGGTCATTGATTTTACTATTGTTGCTAACTATATTAAAAATATCAGGAACTGCTTGTGCATATTGCAAAGCTTTTCCTGTATCTTCTGTAGCTTCAAGAACTCCATTATAAATCTTTTTTATTAACCCTTTTAAATCAAAACTTTCTGAAGGGTTAGCTCCAGAAAGTTTTTTATAGATTAATTTATATACATCACCAATTTGGTCTTCATTAAGTGAACAAGCCATTATTTACAGTATTTAGAATTATCTTTTAATTTATTAAATATATCATCATCATTTTCATCTTCAGCCTCACTTTCTAATTTAATGATTTTATCCTTAGCATTAGAGAATTTTTCAAGATTATCATGAGATTCTTTTGATAATTCTTTATCTTGTTCTGTTACTGGGGCTTTACCAACTTTTTCTTTTTCCATTGCTTCTTTAGAATACATAGTGAAGTTATTTTTAATTTCTTGTTCAGTAAACACTTTCTTAGTGTCTGTACCATAAAGTTTAACAACAACTTGATTAGTGTCTTTATTTATCATGAACACTTCTACTACAGAATTTTCTGCTCCTTCAAAGATAGGTTTTTTTGAGATAAGTAATGTGCCTTTTTTAATTGTATCTGCGGATACATTTGGCAATTCTTGTTCTCTTTTTTTATAAGCTTCTTGTATTGTAGTATAAGAAATATCTCCTCTATTATTTATAGCATCTTCAAAAGCTTTATCAAGTTCATCTTTATCTTTAGCTTTATTAATAGCTTCAAAAAATGATGGGTTTTCTCCTAATTCTTTTTCTTTTTTAACTGCTGTAAGAGAAGGTTTAATACTGCGAGCACTGTTAACTATTTCTTTGAGTTCATCTGTTGAGACTGTTTCTCCTTTTCCAGATAATCCAGGAACTGTTTCTGCTTGTCTGTTGGAAGACTTTTCATTCTTAGGTACACCAGACCTTTTCTGTACTTTGCCGGCATTTGGTCCGAAGACTTTGTTTGCTGCTGCTTGTTGTTTACTGAACCTTGCTTTCTTGGTTTTTCCATCTTTTATAATTTTGATTAAATTTAAATCATTTTTTAATTGTAACAAACTATTTATTTGGTTAGATATATCATCTACTAAGTCACCTCTATTAACAACTGACACACCTAAACTATATAATTCATCAACTTTTTGGTCAATCCATTTATAAATATAATCTAATTCACTAATAGCAATACCTTGAACACCTACTTCAAATAATATATCTAATGTTTCAGGATACTCTTCAGTGTCTAATATTTGTGTGATAGCTTTACTAACTGCTGCTGATAAACTTAATCTATCCATCTCTTTAAGATGTTTCTTTTCATCTTGAGGCTTGAATGATTTAGTTGCTTTCTGAAAGCTGTTAGGTAAAGAATTTAAAGCAAATATATAATCATTTGCATTACCACCTTTTTGAAACACTACATCATTAGTATTTAATAAGTCTTGTTTTTCTTTTTCAAGTCTAGTAACACGGTCTTTAAGTTGAGAAATTTCATTTAACAAATAGAATTGAGAAACCTTGCTTCTTTTGATATCTTTAGGCTTAACTAATTCAGATAATCTTTTGATTTCACCAAGAGCAAATACAATTTCTTCATCTATTTCAGAAATTATTTTATCATTTCTTTTATAGCTTAACCCAACAATTGACCCTGACTTATCTCTTACTACATCATAATGTACACCATTGATAGTTGCTTTAGTTTCATCAGCATTATCAAACTTAGCTTTTATAACTTTGCCGTTAACCTTATTTGTTTGGAAAGGGAAAGTAATACCAGTAATCACAGATATTCCTAAATCCATTGTATTTAATGAACCGTTTGTAGCAGGTTTAAAATTATGATATACTACTTCAATTTCCTTTTCAGGTTTATCTAATAAAGCCTTTGTATCAGCAATAGCTTTTTCAAGTTGTTCTCTTATATCAGATTCAGTTTCTGTATCTAAATCACTTTGAAATTGCCCTATCATTTGTTTAAGCAATGCTTCATCTTTAACAGTATTTTTCTCTACAGCAAATGAACCATCTTCTAACATGATTAACTTACCAGCAGAACCATTAAACATTACTGTTTTGTTTACCAAATCATTTAGAGATATGTTTACTAAGTCCTCTGTTTCTTCTAGTACTTCTGGGGTAGATGTTAATTCATCAGTTCCCGTATCACCAGAATCATCATCAGCTTCTTCCTCAGTAAATTCTGGTTTAATCATCATTACACCATATTCTGAAACAGCATCTAAGAATGGTAATTCATAGTAACCTGGAGCAAGAACTTTTTTACTAGTGCTACCATCTTTATTTACTACATCATTACCTTCAGCATCTTTAACAGTTACTTGAGCTTTATCAATATCATTTACATAACCCTCTGTATTTACATTTATACCTAATGGTAATATTTGTAACTTGCTAACTTTTATACCGGTCATGTTATAAAACAATGTAGCATAAATTGATAACTGAGCTTGGTGTTTTATTCTGTTATAACTGTTTTCAGACTCATATCCATCCCAATTTTTTGAAGTTTTGATATCTATAATCATTACTTCTCCTTTAGCATTAACAGCTAATAAATCTATCTCACCTGTTATACCTAAAGTTTTATCAAACACTAGTAAGTTTTCTGGAAACAATACAAACTCCCCGTCAATCATTTTACTTCTTATAGAAGAAACAATACCGCCTGGACCAAATAGTCTATTAAAAGCTTTCTCAGACATGAATTCTGAAACCTTATATTCTACTCCATTTATATCTATGCTACCTGTGTAATTAACTTCAGCAAAACCTTCACCATTACCAGTATCAATAGTTAAGAATTTTCTGATTAATTCATCAACTTTTGTTCCCGCCTCTGAAGATTCAATAAATGCATATTTATCTATTGTTTCTCTAACACCTTCAACTGTAGGATTTTTTCTTAAATCTGCTTCTATTCTTTCAATTTTAGATTTAGAATTAAAAGCTTTAGATCTTTTAGCAAGTAGTTTAAACTTATCCATAAAGATATCTACAGCCTTTTGAGGATCAGTTTCATTTTCTAAAATTTCAGCAAAAGTATTTGCATAAAAATCTTTTCTGTTATATCCAGTCCAAGCTTTACCAGTTATGTCTTCAGTAATTTTAGCTGCAATTTCAGTAACCCTTTTTAATTGTGTACTTGGTTCTGTAGTAGTTTTATCCAAAGCAGCTAATTCTTCAAAAATACTAGATACACCATTAAATACTTTTTCTATTTCTGATTTAAGTGTGGGGTTAGTTTTTATTAATGATGAACTGGCTCCATCAAGATAATCTTGATAACCTGATACATCAATATTACCTAATTTACTTTGCCAATCTTTTAATATTATTGCAATTGCAGCATAATTCTTAAAATCATAAATACCATTATTATCTTCATAAGAAACATCTAGATTTAATCCACCAAGGGGAAGTAATGATAATAATTGTTGATTATTACCTTCTACTTTTGCAATTGGTTTATCATATTTATAATTTTTATTTAAACTATCAAGTATTTGTTTAATAATAGGATTATTATAACCATCTTTATAAGTATCAGCACCTGCTTTTACAAGCCAGTCTCCACCATTAAAAAAGAATGGATACCACTCACCTTTTGTTTTACTACTAGTTCCTTGTGAGCTTCTGTATACAGGTACTATTGCTCCATCAATATTAAATACTATTGCATCTCTGCCAGTAGATTGTTTAAAAAATGCACTATTATTAATTTTTTCTACATAACCTTGTTCTGCTAACTTATCTAAAATTTCTGGTAATGCTGCTCCTAGTTCAAATTGAGACGTGATAATATCAGCAACTCTACTTCTTTTCTCTATATCAGCTTTTTTAGCTTCTATATCAGTAGAAACAGTCTCTTCACCAGCAAACTTTCTAGTTTTTCTACCTTCCTCATCAAATACATCTTCTACTTCATCTCTTCTGTTAATTACTCTTTCAATAATAGTATCTACTACTTTTTGAGCAACAGACTTAGGCTTGTATGTTTTAGCTATAGCATCAAGATAACCTTGAAGATTTTCCAAGTCTTCATTTAAGTCTGCTTTTTGCTGTTCTGTAAGGTTATTACCTTTAGCATCCTTACCTGTTTCAGATAGTTTTTTTAATTGTTTGTATAACTGATTTAATGCAAAGATTGTATCTCCAGAAGTTACTTGCTTCTTGTTGTACTTTAGGAAAGGTGGTTCTTTTAACTTTTCCGCACGGGCTTTTGATTCAGCAAATGCTTTTTCATTATAAACCTTAATTATTTCTCTAGCATCACTCTGAGGTGATTCAAGCCATCTCTCTCTTCTAGATTCATACTCTGCAAGGTTTACCTCCTTCAATGATGCTTTGTCACCTATTTCTTCTAAGAACTTATCAAAAGATATATCTAACTGAGCTTTTAATTCATCAGGCATTTGGTCATAAGGAGTATTTACAGTAATTTCATCTACAGTATCTTCAGTTATACCTTTTTGTGCAAAACTTTCTTTTACTTCTTTTTCAGATTCATCATAAGAAGCATTAATTTGCTCTACTTTTTCTGTGTAAACATTAAAAGCTTTAGTAGATTCTACATCAAATATTTCTGCAGGTTCTTGACTTAACACTTGTTTTTGTGCATTAATTGATTGTGCCAAAAATTCTGGTAAAGACATTATAGAAAGACCAGCTTTAAGCACATCTTCTTTAGATAAACCAGGAGTATAAATTTTTGAAACAAGAGCTTGTAATTCTTGAATAACAGCTGGGTCACTATCATCTAATGTCAAAAGCTTGTCTAAATCTTCTTCAGAGATTATGTTTTCAGCAACTAATGCATCAACAGTTTTAATAATTTTTTTAACATCATTATCAGCTATAGCCTCTAAAGCATCTGTTAAAAGTTTTATATCTGCTTCAGCTTTCTTTTTATCTTCTTCAAGTTTAGTATTAGCATCAGTAATAACAGTATTTTCTTGTTCAACTTCAGAAAGAGTCCTACCTATTTCATCCGCAAATTGTTGCTCATATACTTCTCTAGCCTCTTTTATTTCAGCTTCTTTTGCAGTCTTTAATTCATTTAATTTATCATCAAGCTTTTGCTTGTCTGTCATTGGTTCTCCTGCAGGTTTTTTTGCTAAAGCATTTGAAGCTCTCATAAATATTTCAGCATACTCACCATACAAAACACTATTTTCATTAATGATCATATTGTTTGTAGTGTCAATAAATTCATCTGGAATATTTTTTGAATCTTCAACCCAATCAGCAAATTTATCTAAGTCAACATAAATACCTTTACTTGCAAGTTCATTAAGTACTTCATTCTTTTCTGCATTTGCAAACTCTTGATTTACAATGTCTTTAACATAATCTTTTCTGTTATCATACATGTTTTTCATCCACTGGAAATTTCTTTCCACATGCTCATTAAACTCTTTAGGATCAGCAAGAATATTTATGTAATCAGATAGTATGTTTTTATCTTTTACTAATAAATGAGTGTCATAAAGAGAATCAAATAGTTCTTCAAACCCACCATTCTCATCAATTTCATTTTGTAACTTAATTCTGTTTTCATTGCTTCCTGCAATTGCATCAAGTACATTCTTAAAAGTATCAGCATATTCTTGACGCAATTCTGGAGATATATCAGAACCAGTTTCTTGTACTTGTGCTTTTTCTTCAGGTGTACCAAAAGCACTAACAAACATATTAATACCAAGAATCTGTGATACTTCTTGCTGTGTCTGTTGAAATCTATAAAGAGAAGATAATAGTTTTCTTTTTTGTTCAATCTCTTGTTGTGTTTGAGGGTCTCCACTTTTAGTACCTAATTCAATATCTGATTTAAGCATTTCAACTTCTCTGTTTAACTTATTTTCATTGTTAGTCAGTATAGAAAAATTTGAAAAAGAATTCCCTGATATAGAAGATAACTTAGATAAAGAACCATATAATTTATCTAATCTTTTTAATGTATCATCAAAGTTAGATTGTAAAAATACAAATGAGTTAATACCTTCTTGATGAGCCATTTGGTATATCATAGCTTTTTTGTATTCTTCAGAATCTTTTTTTAGATTTTGTGTAGAAAGTTGAGGCTTGAATTTTCTATATGCATAATCATATCTATTCTTAATTGTTTTAGCACTTAATACAGCTTTGTCCAAGTTTTCTAAAGCTTTTGTTCCCTCACCTTTCTGTAATCCCCAAGCTTCTTCAATTTCTTGAGGTGATGCATTTTTATATTTTTGCATTTGGTCAATGTACATATCAAATGTACCAGCTCTCAAAGAAGTAGTTACATCTGATATGAATGCAGCACTTGAAGCATCTTTTAATTTTTTAGTAGTTTGCTCATCCGGTTCATTTACATTTCTTGCAAGAGCAGATATTGTTGCATAGTTATTGATTCTTGGATCAAACATCTTTTCAGGATTTGAAAGAAGTCCATTAAATGCATTTACTATCTGATCTGCTTCAGCATCTTTTTGTTTAATATAAGTGTCATAAGAATCTTTTGATTTAAAGATCTTGTTACCTAATCTTGAACCATGTTTTACTAATTTAGAAGGTCCTTGTAATAAAGAACCCATAGCAAAACCAGACAAGAATGTTTCAGAAAAAACACTTTGTTCAGATAAACCATCTGCTAATGCTGACATAGCAAATCTATAACTCTTAACAGAAGGATCATAGAAAGCTTTTGTATAATAATCTTCTACAGCTGCAGATAGAGCTTCTTGACCAACTTCTTGGAAACCTTCAATTAAGTTAGCTTTAAAATAGTTGATTGCTCCCGCACCCATTTTACGCGGGTTTGTTACAGCTTTCAATGAGTTTTTAAAGTTAATAGGAACTTTCTCCATTGATGCTTTAGCAATATCATCAGCATTATTCATAACAAGCTGAAACTCTTTTCCTACTGTACCCACAACTTTACCAGCATTTAAACTTGGTAAGCCTTTTAAAAATTTAGCTTTTGTTATTGATGGAAAAGCTAGCTTATTAGAATAAAATACTAAAGCAGTATTTGCAATAGTATTTGTAGTACCTGCAGCTTTAGCAGTCTTCATCATTCCTAGTGTTGTCTTTTCATCCGGAGCTTTGTTATACTTATCTACATAATTATTATAAAAGTTGTTAAACTTAGTTTCTTCAGACATACCACCTTCAAGCTTACCTTCAGATAAAGCTAAGTTCATAGCCATCATATCATGCCAGAAAGCACCAGCAGTTCTTGTTGACCTAGCAAGACCAGTTAAATTATCTACATTTTTCCATTCACCTAACTTAGTTATAGCCTCAACTGTATTCTCTAAAGGATTCAAACCTTTTCCTAAAGTAGTAGCAGCTGATTTAGCACCATTCCAAAATGTCTTTGCAGAGTTAACAGCAGTTAAACCATCTATAGCTTTACCTAATTTTGATATAGTCTTAGCTGTTTTATATAATGCTCCTGGAACTTTCCATAAGTTTTTTAAACCTCCACCAATACCTCCAAGTACTGCACCTGGTATAGCACCAACACCACCTTCAGCAAAACCTACAACACCACCAATAACAGCTCCTTCTACAGCACCCTCAAGCATGATACCAGCAGAGTAAGAAAATGAATTTAATAAGTTTACACCAAATCCACCAACACCTCCTCTACTAGAGTAACCTAACATGTTATAGTATTCATAATCTTTTGCAGATTCTGTATTAGCAGCAAATCCTTTACCAGTAGCAATGTCTTTATAAGACTTCAAAGGGTCCATAAAACCTAAACCAACCATTGGTAATGCAGCAGATGTCAACCATCTCTTCATCTCATCACCTGTAGTTGTACCTTTGTTATAATTAAGTTCATTATTGATTAATGGATCAAATCCAATTCTATCATATGTTTTTTGACCAAAAGCTTTATATCTTTCTTTAAATGATCCAGTGGGTGAACTATCAAAAGCAAAAGCTTTACCATACTCATTAGTATCATTTAAAGAAAGTATATTGTTTCTTGTACTTTGTACAAGTTGTTGACCAAATGCTTTAGCTGGTGACACTTCAGGTTTAGGTTGTCCTTTAGGAGCAGGTGTTGCTGGAACTCTTGATTTTAATCCATAGTTTTGAGCAAACGCGTCAAGTGAACTTATGTTATCTGCCATGATTTAAATTATATTAATATGAAAAACCAGCATCTTTAGGTGTGATGCCAAAGAATTTTGTCATGTTTGCTAATGCTTTTTGATTATTTTCTTTATGGAATTTTTGAAACATTTGTATGTTATGCTGATTAGCTGATTCTATTTTTGAAATAATCTCTTGTTTTGCTTCTGAAATATTTTTACCAAGAGCTAATGATTCAGTATCATTTAAATCAGGTACTAAATTACCATCCTCATCTGCAACATGGTATTTAACATTATATCTAATGTCTCCTGATTGAGGATCTTTTTCAAATACAAAATTACCACCATTGTTTGGATCAACATATCTAATTTTACTTTTAAGATTAAGCATAGCCTCACTTGGATCAATTTCATTTGATTGAAACATTTGATTTTTCCATGAAGATTTTGGAGCTACATAAGTAATACCATTGTTATAAATCTTTTCTAATTCTGTTGCACTAATTTTGTAATCTCCATCTTTGAGATGTTTTTCTAAAAACTCTCTTGGAAATTTAATAGTCATAGCACCAGCATTTTCATTTTCAAATGCAATCTGACTCTGAAGTAGTTTAAACAATACAGGTTTGTCTTTTTGTTTTTGACTTGCTAGATATAACAAATCATTTGCTAATCTCTTGTATTTATTAAACTTACCAGCATTTTCTTCATTAACTTCTATTTTACCACCTTTATTTGGACCATCAATACTTATACCATGTAATCCATCTTGGTTTGAAAATGAAATTTTATTTATATCCTCAACAGTTTGTGCAAAATACTGATACCCATCAGAACCTTTCCAACCTAAATTAACATCAATACTTGTTGGAACTGCTGCTAAACTACCTTTACCTTTACCTTGCATTTTAGTTGGAGCTACTGTTCTCATACCAATTTTATTATTAGAATTAGTAACAGTAGCATTAAATGTTTTGTTAAGCATTTTTAAAATTGAAGCTCCATCTTCATTATGAGTATAAACATCACCTGCTTTTATTTGAGATGTTGAACTAATGTTTGTTGTTGGTGATACAGTTGTATAAGAACCACCTGGTGTTTTTTTATTATTTGCATGAACAAGTTTCTTTTTTCTTCTATTTGCTCCAATAATAGAATTTTCAACCAAATCTTCAAATCTATCTTCATCTATTTTACCTTGTAAATATTGTTCATTATAAAGTTTTAAAATTTCTTTACTTACTTGGTCAGATAAATTTGCAGATGCTAAAGCTGTAGATAAATCTTTTTGAATAACCTTATAATTATCTTTTTTAGCCTCTTTATAAACTTTAAAGAATTGTCTAACTTCTTCAAAATTACCAGAATCTTTAGCTTTACTTAAATAATTTCTTGAAAGAGAAGTACCATCATTTGCATAAGCCCATCTATCCATTTTATCTTTCATATTAAAAAGCTTTCCTTGGACAGTTAAATTTCTTACTGTTTGTGATTTATTATTTCTATAGTCTTCTTTAATTTTTCTAAACTCTTGTAAAGCTTTATCAGGAGTTGTTCCTAATATACCAGCTAATTCAACTCTATCAATTTCTGGATTAGAACCTTCAATACCACTGGAAATTAAATTAATTAAGTTATTTGCATAACCAGTTGCATTTTTATCAACTGTTTGAAATAAGTAATCTCTATTATGCTTCATCCAGTTTACAGTCACATTACCTGTATTACCAGCATTAATAGGTTCAAACTTCTGAGTATTTTTTGTTGCAACTATATTACCATTTTTATCAAGTTCAGCGGCACCAATAGATAACATGTGCTCTTTAACTAAATTATCTTCTTCAAATTTAGCTTTAGCAATTGCCATTTTTTCATCATGTTTTTGCTGATCTTTAAATTTAGAGATTTCAAAGTCATACTTCATTTTATCTCTCTGCATATTAAATGCATTTTGACTAGCATCTCTTCTCATGTTATGAGAATGTCTCATATTTTCAAGACCAATAGGATTTACTTTTGTATCATAAATCATACCTATTTTAGCATAATCATTAGCAGCACCTAGTATATCTTCTTGAGCTAATAAGTTAGCATATCCAGAATCTATTTTATCTCTACTTAATTCTAAGTTATCAATATCCAGACCACCTGTTTTAGCACCTAAACCTTGAGTATTTACAGTGTTTGATTGACCATTTAATTGTTCATTAAGTTTAGAGTTATGATCTTTAATAAAAGATTCAACTTCAAGAGACTGTTGAATTCTTTGTAAATAAGAACCTTGTTTAGGATGTACATCACCTTTTTCTATGTCATTCTCAACAGAACTTTTCTTATTGTTTTCAACTGTTACTTTTTCATCAGCTTGTGTACTTTTTTCTGAAACAAAATTACTCAAGTGTCTGTACTGTTCTTGTAAGTAATCTTTTTCAGCAGCTTTTTTATCTCCATTAAACTTAGAAGCTCTTGTATCAATCTCAGTTTTTCTTTTTACATATGCTTCTGTGGCATAAACTCTTTGTAATTCTGGATCATTTACATAGGTATTTAAAAATAATTTCTGTAAACTTGGAATTACAAGTTCACCATTTTTTTGTCTTACCATGTACATTCCTGATTTATCAGGTTGTGTAATGTCAACAGAAATATTATATTCTTTTGCTAAATCAAAATATTTTTTTTGAGCATTAACATAAGGTGTGTAAGATATATTAGAAAAACTTAAAACTTCAGAAGCATCCGCATTTTTAAATTCTTCTAATCTCATTTGCATAGCCTTTACACCAACATCCCAGTACCTAGCTCTTTCTTTTTCATCCTTACTATTTAGTAATGAGGTAGCCATTCCTACCTCAGAATTATAATTTTTTGTAAGTGCTATATCTTTTATTAAATTTTTATTTTCATAAAAAGGCTTGAAAACTTGTGTAGCTTGCTGAACATTTTGTTCTAATGATAAATCTAATCCTGATACTCTTTTTAATTCAAAATCAATTTTTTTAAGATAGTCATCTTTCATCTTATTACTATCATCTCTTGTGACAGCACTGTTGTATAATTGACCGTATAAGTTGTTTATATTATTAAAATTGGTATCATATTGATTTTGCTTTGTTTGCAAAACATTCAGATAAAAATTATAATCTGGCTGAAACGGTTGTATTTCAGGAATATAATCTGTAACACCTTGTAAATAAGTAGCCATAATTTTTTATTATTTAGTATTGTAAAACTATTAAAATATTATAAGTTTAATAAACATATCAAGTTTAAAAAATAAAAGGAAAAGTTATATCACTATACATAAAACCACCCATTTTAAGTGGCGGTGTTTTGTCTGTTGCTGGATATTGAGCTAATATAGCGGCTTTAGCATCAGCATCTAAATCTGAACTTTCCGTAGTTTTACTTTGAGAATCTTTTAAACACTTAGCTAATGCCTCTCCAGATAAACCTAATTTTTTACAGTCCTCAGCATTACTAAAATAATCATTAGCTGTAGTTGGAGTATGTTGTTTAGCTTTTGTTGGATCAAATGTAACTCTACCACCTGTTCTAGGATCTGTTTTGTATTGAGGATGCATAGTATTCATAGCTTGAGTCTTAGCAGCATTGGTAATTCCTGATACAGTTTGATTTATCACGTCATTAACTGATGCTCTCTTAAAATTATCAAACTGTTGATTAGCTACTGTATTTTGGTCATACATCTTAGCTTGATTAGCTTGATTCATTGAAGCCTCTTGATTGTTAATATTTGCAATATTACTTTCAAATTGGTTTGCAATGTTTACATTGGCATTATTGTACTTAGCCATTACATCCGCAGCATTTTTAGATGCTTGTCCTTGTATAGAAGCAGATCTAGCTGATAATGCTTGTGGTCCTGCAAACTGAGCCATACCAGCAGTTTGAATATTTGCTTGTTCTGCATTAGCAGCAAGTTCTCTAGTAGGATCCATAAAAGTAGGTTTTGGTGTTTGCAAGTCTACTCTTGCAGCTCCCATAGGCATATACTTTTTAGCAGAAAATAAATTCATAGCTGCACCTGCAGTCTTGATTTTATCTTGTAACCAGAATGGAGCATCTTCTTCTGTAGGCTGTTCTACAGTTTCATCTTTTTCCTCTGTGTTAATAACAGTACCATCTTCAGTTTTTACTTGTGGTTGTTCATCATCTACATATTCTCCTTGGTTATTTGCAATACCATAACTTTGAGCAGCTGTTGTGTTACCTTCATATCCATCAATAGGTGAAGTTTGAGCAAACAATTTACCACCAGCAGTTTCATCAGTATCACCTGTATGATATAAAAATTTACCACCTGAAGCATCTTTAGGATCACCTAACATGTTTTCTAAAGCATAAGCTTCATTAGCGTCAGTATACTTACCAGATCTAAAATCATTGTTTAACTGAACATAACCTCTACCAACAGATTGAGCTAATTTTACATCTAAAGAACCTTCTTTTGGTGCAACTGTAATACCTGCTTTTCTTTGAACAGCTTGTAAGCTGCTCCAATCTTGTTTTTCATATTTATCAATTTCAGCTTGTGCTTCTTTTACATCAGTAAACACACCTGCTTTTACAAGGTCATCAGCACTTTTTAATTTTTCACCACTGTTAGTAAACATAGCTGTATTTACACCAGTTTCTTTAAGTTTATTTGCTCTTCTAGTCTGATCAAGCATTATTTTTGCTACACTATCTTCAGTTAATGTTCCATTTTCAATAGCTTTTAGCATTGCTGGATCAACTTTACCATTTGAATAAGAAGACTTATCTTTTATCTGCATCAAAGTAGACTCATACAATTTCTTTTTTACAATAGGATCTTTTAAAGTTTCTTCCAACAGTGCTTCTTGAGCTCTATTTATTTTAGCTAATTGTGTAAGATCCTTACCATCAAAAGTTTCACCTTTTGGAGCAATGTATTTTTGTTTCTTACCATCTTTTATGTAATCAACATCTTTACCTTTATTGTCATACCTCAGTCTTCTGATTTCTGCAGGAGTCTTACCTGTTATATCAACTTTCTGTCTTTCTTTTACTTCACCTTGTGTTTGATATCTATTTAATGCACCGCCTCTAGCATACATAGGAGAATTATTTCTACCCATGTAATTTCTTGGATTAGCTCCCATTGCCATACCATATTCTGCTTGTGGTACTGAATCTGCAAAAGGCATATCATATCCACCCATAGCCATACCGTATTGAGCCATTGGTTGTTGCGGAGCTGCTTGAGGCATTGCTACTGGTTGACCTTGATTCATTCCTTGAGCTTCATCTTGCAATTCTGTATTAGAATTTGCAGTTTCATCTTCAGCAAGTTTACCTTCAATTTGTTTAGAAAATTGAGCAACACCAGGATCTAAGAAACTTTCTTCTGAATATTTGTTTTCTTTTACAGTTGGTTGAGATACTTTAGCAATACCTTGAGGGAAACCTTTCTTACCTTCTTGTACAATTGCTAACATACCAAGTTTATTTTGGTAGTTTTTAATCATCAACTCTGCAGTTTTTTTATCAATACTATCAGAATTAGAATCTTGAAGTATCTTTCTATACTTCTCAATATCATATTGTTTTGCTAATTGAGCTGGAGTGTAACTTTTCTTACCTTTAGAATTTTTACCAAACATGGTTAATAATTCTGGTTCTTTTACACTCATACCTTTAAAATCACTGTAGATAAAAGTATCATCTGGTAAGTTTAATGGAACACCACCATTAGAGTGTCTAGGACCTTTAATAGTTTTGTGTTCAGCCATTCCATCACCATTGATATCACCATATACAGTTTCACCTCCTTCAGCTTCTAAATTAGCATCTTCTCTAGGAACAGCTGTCATATACTTACTGGATTTCAGCTTTGGCTGTCCTATGTAAGTATTATAGTCTGCACCACCCATTGCTGGTACATCATTTGCTAAAGAACCTTGTACTTGGTAACCTGTTCTAGCTTGCGGTAATTTTGTTATTCTAACCCTTATCATAATTCAAAGTTATATATATTCTACTTCTCCTCCATTAGCAAGGAACTCTTCTAATTCTTCTTCAGTCATTTCAACTTCATCATCTTCAGCATAACCACCTTCTTGCATGTAACCACCATAGTTATAAGACTTTGCAGATGAACCATTTTTTAAATATCTTTTTGCAACTTCTTCATTTGTAGTTGTATGAATTACTTTTCCATTTGTATCACGTACTATATATGTTGGAGGATTAGTAAACCTATGCTCTATTGTTCTACCATCATTCTCTTTTTTCTTATAATTGTTAAGTCTTTCAAGATGTTCCTGTGAATTTTCATATGTACTATTTTGTCCACCATCTTGCATGTATCCACCTTCTTGACCATATGCAAATCTACCACTTGTATCACTACCCATTTGATCATATCTAAACTGACCCAGTTGTTGACCATAGTCTACATAATCACCTCTGTCTTTTGAGTTAGATGCTGCATACATGTTATCGGAAGTGAAATTGTTTTCATACATTTCCTTTTCCTGTTTAGCTGTATCAAGATTATTCATAAACCCTGTTACAGCAGTTGCCCCTACATTAAAAGCATTAACACCATCTTCACCAGTAAAGTTACTTGGAGCTCTTTGTTTATCAATTGCAATTATATCATCATTTTTTGGTTGTTCTTCTTTTTTAGGATCACCCAAAAATTGTGTTGTCAATTGATCAGGCATTCCTTTTAAATTATTAGGATTCATAGACATATTATCACCTAAACCATTATTCTTAGACATAATATTACCTAACTGAGTTGTAGTAACAGTCGGATCTGATTCTTTTTTTTCTGGAGGTCCTATTTGTGCTTTTGGTAAACCACCATATCTAAAAAATCCATTATCCATTCTATCTTCTACTTGCATTCTTGATTGCACTTCATCAGCTGTAATTTCTCTATCTGGTTCTTCAAATAAACCTTTATCATATTTAGCTTTTATCAGCTCCATATTTTTACTATTATCAGGTCTAAAATGTTTAAGATTATTAAACTGGTTAGCCAATCTTAACTTGCCTTTACTTAAAGTTTCTTCTTCATCTTCTACATCTTCGTCATCATAAAAGGTTTGTAATTTTGTTCTTGCATCATTTTCTTTTTCTTCAAAGGGTATCATTGACTCTCTTTCTGCATCCAAATCCATTTCTTCTTTTGCTAAAGCATCTTCTTTTGCAATTTGGTCTAATAATGTTTTTTCTTCTGAAGCTTCTTTAGCTGCTGCTTCATCAATTTGTTGTTGTTCATAATCAATCATATTTTTAGAATCATAATCTTCTTCTGTAAAGCCTGGATCTGGACCAGCTACAATAAAAGGTGAATCAAAGCGTTTACCTTTTTCATCACGTGTAAGATAAACATTACCTTTATATGGAAAGTTATCAGACTTATCTATATCAGATACAAAAGATTTATCTTTATCCCAAGCATCATCACTTCTTTTTTGATCTCTTGCTAAGTCTTCTTCACTATCATATCTATACTCAGCATGAACACCTTTGTTAAATTTAGCATCTTCTGCTAATGACTTAGCACCTCTTCTAGCCTCTCTACCTAATTGTCTATCTCCTCTTCTGATTTCTCTTTTTGCTTTACCAGATAAGTCATCCCAAAGTTCTTTTTCAACACCGTGTTTTAAGTTTTTATCTTTATCAGTAGGTACTATTGGTTTACCAGTTGATTTAGAATAATATTCAGTCCATTGTTTAGGTCTTCCAAATAATCCTCTTTTGTGAACTGTTTTAGCATATGGATTTAATCCTTCAAAAGAATCTTTGTATTCTTCTTTTGTTTTTGCATTATATGCTTTACCTGATATGATACCTCTTCTTGCCTCCGGTAGAAAATCTGCTTCATAAAATGGTAAGTCAGTTCCCCCGTACATAAACATTTCCGGTTGTTCTTCTCCTACATAACCACCACTTTGAAAACCTTGTTCCATTGTATCATCTTCAGGAGCAGGACTGTCATCTGAAAATGTTTGAGCAATTTTCATTAGTTCAGGCTTGTTAGACTTTATCATTTTATTATACAAGTCTTCAATCTTTGCCTTATTAGCTTGCTCTTTAATAAGGTTCATGAAATTATTCTTTCTTTTTGATACTTCATCATCCATTGTATCAAATTTATTCCCTTGACCAATTGATTCATCTTGACCTTCTCCTCCTTCTAGTAATTTTTTAAGAACATTATTTACAAAAGATTTTTTACTTCCTCCTCTTTTGTATTCAGGCTCTTCATAAAAACTTAAAGGAACTGCAGATTCATAATAATTATTCAATCCTGGTACAACTGTATCTGGTTGTTCTAAGTAACTGTAATCAGGTTGATCTTGAGAATCTTCAGTAGATCCGCCATCTTGATATTCATCAGACTGAGCACCATCATCTTCAGAACCATATGAATTAAAATAGTCAGTTGCTTGATCTGGTTCTTCTTCTTGCTCTGACTCTTGTTGCTCTGCAGATTCTTTCTCAGCTTTTTCTTTCTCTAACTGAGCAGTTTCTTCTTCAGCTTGTTTTTCAGACACACTGTTATCAGGATTCAATTCACCAGCTGCAACCATTTGATCAACAACAATTGTCAATAATTTTTCAGCAATAGCTTCAGACATACCAGATGCAACTAACTCACCAAAGACATCATCTATCTCTTCCTCATTCTTTAACTTTTGATAAATACTTTGCATGTAAGTATTTATCATTTGTTTCTGATCAACTTGTGTACCAGCTTGAGCTTTTTCTAAAAAAGCTTTTGTCTTATTTACATAAGAACCCTGTTGATTAGGGTCCTTATATATTCTTACCATTCTTTTATTCATAATACTGCTGTATAATATAATATAATAAATTTAAACTTATAAATTAAACTTTTAATGTTTAATCAACTAAAGCCATACCTGCACCTGTAAAACTATTTTTATTTGCATAACCATAATTCCAATCCTTTAATTTCTTATCAGTGATATTACCTTTTACAGAAGAAGAATAACTACCGGCATCAGCTACACCAAGAACTAACTTATTAGGTTGTAATTTGTATAGTTTTTTAATTTCTTCACCTTCTTTCTTAATTGCATTTGGTGAACCTGCATAGTGCACATATCTTGTTTTTCCTTTGTAAGGGAATATAAATACAACAGATTGACCAGATGAATAGTCATATACATTAGGATCTTTACCAGATGAAACTGGTATGGTAGCTTTTGTACTTCCTTTTTTAGTCCAATAAGTATGACCAGGAAAATTATCATCAGCAACTTTTTTATTAAAGTCAATGTTGTCAAATTTTTCTTGTCTAACTAAGAATGTATTTTTATGCAAATCTTTAGCTGGTATATCTTTCTTAGGAACATATTTTACAGCAAAGTTTCCATCTTTTTGTTTTTCTAATTTACCTACAAAACCATCAGGTTTAAGATTGTTATAGTAATCTTTTGTTAAAGGATGCATATAACCTGTTAAAGGACTCTGATCTAGGAAGTGCATTACTGCTCCTTTAGATTTTATGTTTAAGTCAGGATTTCTTTCTGCTCTTGTTCCATACACTTGTACTTTCATTGGATCATCATTAGAAGCAGCTACTCTAAACTGCCATCTTGAACCTTTTTCATTACCACCTAAATCATCAAATCTTTTTGTAGTTCTGAATTTTTCATTTTCTTTTTCTTCTTTTTCTTTATAAGTTTCAAGTTTAGGTAACTTATAACTTGTAGCTTCAACTTGATCAGACAAGTCATATTTTTGTGCAGGTTTTTTAATCCATGCTGGTGCTGATTCATCAATCCAAGAATCAAGTACTCCTGCATAATCTCTTTTTTTAGAGTTAATAGTAGTAACTAAATTATTTCTTTCTTTTAATTTATTATCAAAAGCAGCTTTAACTTGTTTTCTTTTCTCTGGAGAATGTTTAGGATTAGTGTAATCATAATACAAGTTTTGTAAAGATTGATCATAGCTACCCATTCTATTAGTTAAATTACTAATTACTTTGTATCCAGAATCTTCTTTAACAACTTTCTCTTCTGTTTCTGGTTTTACTTCAGTAATCTTAGAACCTTTCTTAAAACTTATCTCAGGTTTTAAAGTATTTTGAAACTTAGTTATATCTTGAGGTGGTTTTGCTTTTACAACAGGTTTTTTAACTGGGAATTGTTTTCCATTTACTTCAGGTAAGTTAGGTGAAACAATATCAAATTTACCAGGTTCTCCTTGAAGATCTTGAAAATTTTTGATAGGTGCTATTTTTTCAGTATCAGATACAATAGGTTTTAAATTTAATCCTTGTTGAATTTTTAACATTCTAGCTTTAAACTCTTGAGTTGACTCTTGAGTTAATGGTTCTTTCACAGTTAATTTCTTTTTAGGAGCTGTTGGAAAAAATGAATTCTGTAACTGTTTCTGTTTTTTAATACTATCCGGAGTTAAACTGTCTCTTATAGCATTAACATAGTTTTTTAACTCAGCTTCTTTTAATTTAGTTTGATTAACTTGTTTACTTTTTTCAAATTGTTTAACCGTATTATTAACAGGTTTAGGTTTTAAGTTTGAATCTGATATTAAATTTAATTTCTTAACCGGGATGTTCTGATACTGTATAGTTTCAGATTTCATTCTTGAGTCAGGTGTTTTTAAATTTACTGGTGCTGCAGTTCTTTTTAATATTTCATCAACACTTCTTACAGGAATATTTGCTGTATTAACTGCTTTAGATTTACTATTAGAAGCACTAAATAAATTAGGGTATCTTTTCATAAGACCCTCTTTTGTACCAATTTGTTGAGCAACTAAATCTTCTAAGGTATTACCTTTCTGAACTAGTGTACTTACTATTTGATCATACTTATTGTAATCAAAAGTAGGCTTACTTTCAAGATTTTCTTTAACTACAGATGTAGCATCAGCTAATAGTTTTTGTGCTAAAGCTACATTTTGTTCATATGAACCATCAGTTAAACCTTGTCTTTTAGCTTCAGACCACGGTGTACCAGTTTTCTCTTCCCATATTTTATATGGTAATTGACCACCAGATTGCATCTCAGGTTCATCTACTTCTTCAACTATATAACCTTGGTTTATATAGTCTTGAATCTCATCATCTGATAATTCAGTAACAACACCTCCTTTTTTAAATCTTCTTGGTGCTTTCTCTTCTTCTTTATTTAAAGCACCAATACTAAATGCTGCTGGGACAACAGCAGGAAATACTTTTAGTAATTTACGTTTTACTTCATTAGAAGTAGTATTTTTAAAATGGTTATTAACATCTTTTACAGTAATATAAAAATCATATAATTCATCTGAACCTTCAGATTCTAAATTTTTAACTAAACTAGTAGCATCAGCAACAGATAAATTATACTCTTTCATATAATTTTTAACTGCTTTTAATCTAGCTATTTGTAAATCAGAATGTAACTCATTAACACCTGCCTGCCAACTTTCAGTACTGTAGCTATCACCTGGTTTTTCAAGTTTTGTAGGTTCAACCATAGCTTCTTCAAATTCTTTAGCTAATTTACTATCACCTTTTTTAGTTACATAACCTGTAGTTGGATCCATGTCAGCTAAACCTCTAAGCCAATTTTTATATTTTTGATTGTCATGACCTAACTCATGTATATTTACTTCTCCAATAAATGTTGGATCAATCATTTTTTGTTCAATATACTTGATTAATTCTTGATCATCTAAATCATTAGTATTATTTTTTTTAAATGCATTTAACCAAGTTTTTGGTTCTAAAAGTTTAGCTTTTTTTTCTGGAAGTTTTTTGTAATATACAGGAGGATTAGGTTGAGAAGCTAATGTAATTGTATTATTCTTAGTATTAACACCTGCAATCTTATTAAGATTCTCCTTTATAAAATCTTTATCATAATCTGGTAAATCCATCATAGATTGTTCATCAACGTGTACAAGTTTTGGATCTCTCATATGAGGTAGTTCTACTTCACCACTATAGTCTAAAGAAGTAAGTCTTGAAGGATTGTTTGTTTCATGAAGTATATTATTTACTTTTGACTTAAATAATGGATCTATTAATTTGTCTTGTTCAGAAGCTATTTTTTTAATCTCCTCCTTAATTAAATCTTTTTGTTTTTCTATACTTTCTACTTTTGGTTGTAGTTCTTTAAATTTAGGATTTGATTCTAAATTTTTATTTACAAATTCTTCAAGTTCATCATCTATTTTTTTTATCTCTTCAACATCTTCTGCACTAGATGGATTATATTTTTTAGAAAAATATTGTTTTACTGACATAGCTTTATGTTTAAAAAAATCTTCATACAGAGGTGATTTTAATTTTTCAAGCTCACCTTTTTCTTCAAATTCTTTCATTGTATAACCAGCTTGAAGTTTTAATTTATCTTTTATATCTTCAAGCTCTTTAAATTTTTTAGGATCAGTATAAACCCATCTATCATTAACTTCTGTAGCTTCATTAAATGCTTTAGTTTGTGCTTCCCTTGTTCTTAATTCTTCTGGAACATATGCCCAATTGTCAACTTTTTCTGTTTTTAAATTTTCTGGTAGATTTTTTTCTAATAATTCAGTTTCCTCTTTACTGTATGTACGAACATTGTTTTGCCTGTAAGGATTATCAGGATGCATTCCATATCTATATTCAGTGTTTGTTTTAGCTAATGCAGGAATAGTTTCATTACTTCTGCTAACATCTATCACATCATCTAATACTTTATTAGATTTTACTTTATTTAGCTTTCCTAATTTTTTTAAGTATTTAGGAGCACTTAATGCTTTATTACCTAAACCTAAACCTAAAAAATCCAGCATGTTTAAACCAGTTTCTGAAACTGCATTACCTACATTTCCTAAAGTAGGATCTTCAGCAACTTTAGAATAAGACTTTCGTACATCACTGTCTTTATCCAAAAATTCAGCTGTTCCATAAGCAGCACCGGCACCAGTAAGAAAATTATTTACTGATGCTCCTGGTAACCATGATGGGGCTGCATTATAAGCAGCTTTGGTTGCTTGTAAAAAAGAATTTTTACCAAGTTTATTTAATGTAGCATTTGCAACAGCATCACCTACACCTACAAGTCCTTCACCTAAAGCTGTTGCTCCAGATCTTATTAATGGTGCAGCTCCTATTGCTGTAAGAGCAGCTGGTGCCCAAAACCAATCTGAATTACCAGCACCTTGTGCTTTAGAATATAGATTTTTTGTTTGCTCTGTTGCCCAAGAATCTTTCTTAGGATCAAATGTCTTATTAAAAACTTTACCGTCTTTACCTATAACTTTTGTATATACAGTACCATCTTCTTTTCTAACCTTAATAGTTTTATTTCCTTTTTTATCTGTATGTTCTTTAGTAGATATTATTCCTTTCTGAGCTTGAGTTAAACCACCTGGTACATCAGTATTTGTATCATCTTTTTTTGAAATGTTATTTAACATCCAAATAATTTCATCATCTGTAAAAGTATTTTTTAAATGGTTCATTGGATCAAAACCTTCTTTATCACCTTTTTCAAATTTAAAGTTTTTTAATTTTTTATAGTATGTATCAGGAGACACTCCTTCAGTAAAAGGATCATATAACTTATTATCTTTTGCTGCTTTTCTAATTGAATTAAGTCTAGCTCTAGTTTCTGTTGGGTATGCAACATAATCTCTATAATAGTCATTATAAAACTTTTCATTATCGTAATAAGAACCAGTATCCTTATATTCTTGATTATCTTTTGTATTTTTTGGTTTATGTTTATTTATATAATCAATATCTTTTTGAGGAATAAGTCTTCTTTCTTTTCCCGGCAATGGTCTATCAGATGAATGAGATAACTCATGCTCAGATGTATGTTCTGTCCCGATACCCTGTGGAAAAATTGTAATTTCACCTGTTTCAGATACTGATTGACCTCCTATAGATGGATCATCTAATGGTTGTGGTAATAGTTTTAATGGGGGTGTATTTTGTAACTGTTTGTTTCGGGATTTTAAAAAATAGTTGTAAGTGTCATCATTTTTTGATGATTTTTTAAGCATCTCTTTATATTTAGGAGAATTATAATATTCTTCCATATAATCATAAGATTCTCTAAACTTTTTATTTTCTTCTATTTCTTTTTCTTTTTGCTTTGGGTTAGACTTAAAATTTGAGTACTTATACATAGATTCAGGCACACATAATCCATTATCACCTGCGTTAGGGTCAAATATATAACCATCAGGACATATTTGAGAACCACCCTCTTTAGCTTGATTAAGTTCTGGTACAGATATATCTTCTACTATATAACCACCTCTTCTGTATTCTTCTATTTCATCATCTGTAAGTTCTGCTTCTACATATTCTTCATCATTTTTTGTTTGAGTGTCTCCACTTGGTAAATATGGAAATAGCTTAGTTGCTTTTGCTCCTTCAGTGAACTTATTTAAAGCATTAATAAGTTTCATACTAGATTCCCATTTTTCAGGATTAAGTTTTGGAGAAAGTTTTGTCAAAGCTTTTGTTGTTAGACCTAATACTTTATCAAGATTTTTTCCTCCAAGTTTTCTATATGCATTATAAGCATTTGCTATTTTATCATTGTATCCAAAATATTTAACAGCATCAAGAAAAAGTTTTTCCCCACCAGCAAGTATTTTTCCAGATTTACCAATTTTACCTATAAGAGGAAGTGCACCTAATATTTCTAATCCTGTTTTAGGATCAAATAAACCATTTTCATCATAGGCTCTTCTAACATCATCCCATGATGTAATTCCTGTTGGATCTATAAATTCAGCAATATCTTCAAGTGTATTATCTTCAGCTTCCCACCCCGATGGGATAGTTGCGTCACCTTGCATAGGTACATAAGGTTTTCCAGTAAGGGGGCTAATATATTTATTATTTGGTATTATCTTTTCAGAGTATTTACCATCTTTAGTTTTTACTTGTACAACTTCATCTCCTGCTTCATTAATGAATCTATTAGTTACTGTGCCATCTTTAGACTTATGTGTTTTTTTAGCACCACCTTTTTGAGCTGAAAGTTGTCCTTCTCTCATTTGAAATTTTTGTTGATATGCAGGTGATGTTCTGTTTATATTAGTTGGATCTGTTTGATCATGCATATACTGTTCATAATTTCTTCTAGCTTTTTGGTTAAGCATTTCAATAATATCATAATTATAAGATGGTTGATCCATATATTCTGAATCTCCCGGAGGATATATTATAGTATCTTTTTCACCACCATCTTGAAAGTATTCTGCATTTGGATCATATACTTTATTCTTGTAGTTTTTAAGCAAAGGATGTGTAAGCATTATTTTATTAGTACCAGATAAACTTCTAGTCTTTTTCTTAGTACCACCTTTTCTCATCTGTGGATATTCATCTACATAATCTGCTCCAGGAAAAGTATATTCTGCTCCCGGAAGCATTATCTTTCTTTGACCATTATTGGCTACACCTAATACAGGATAACCTACTCCTTTCATAGTAATATCATTACTAGGAATTCTAGTTGGTAAACCAGGATATTTCCACTGACCCATTGGATCATTAATTATATCTTTAGGTTTTTTAGGAGCTTTAGCTTTGTCCAACTCAGCTGAAGCTTTAGATAGAGCTTTTTTATTATACATTATCTTAGAGAAGTTTCATTTTTACTATTACTGATTTTCAAAATAATATTAGTATTACCAGATTTATTTTTCTTTAAGTTAATAAAACTCATGTAATGTCTAAACTTTTTTCTTTGTAATTCTGGTTTGGAATAATCTAAATTATTAAAATTAAGTGTTCTTCTAAAACCATCTGGTTCAGTAATCCATGTAGTTTCACCAGCATAGTTACCAATCAATACTGTTGTATCAGGTATAACTTGTCCTATTGGAGGATATGATCCACCTAATGGGAACTCACCTCTGTTTTTAGTAATATCCCAAAACTGATTAAATCTATATTTATTCTCTTCTTTTGAAAATAGTATATCAAAAGAATTATTATTTAGATTTAATTTTGGATACTGTCTAGCTAATATTAAATCATTTTTAGGATACAAATTTAAGTTTAAATATCCAGATACTTGTTCTGAGTTATACACTACAGCTGTATCAAAGTTAAAATCTAGCACATGATGTGAATCCACACAGTTATCAGATTTTCTATAAGCCTCCATTATGTACTCAATAGATCTTGTAGTAGTAATAGTTTGACCTGACACAATTGGAATATCTATTTCACATGCGTAGTCTACACCATAGTACTTACAATAAGAATCACATAACCAGTTATGTCTCCAACCACCTGCACCTTTTGTAGATATAAATACATCTTTAGTAGGTAATAATAAATCTGGATGCCAGTCATGAAAACTAATCCAGAATTGACTCTTAGGGTCATAACTAATTGTCCAGGAAGCATCTCTAAATATAGTAGTGTCACCTAATCTATATTGAACTGCCTTATTGTTATCTACTATAAAGTAATCTCCTGTACCATCAGATTTTAAGGGCACATAAGTTGTTCTTCTTTTGAATGAATCTATTAACTGATAATCCCTCTTACAGAAGTATAATATAGTGTTAGTATTATCAAATACAGATTGACATCCAATACCAGCTACTGGGTTATCTTGATAAGGATATAAAGGAAAGTCAACTGTTAGTTTGTACGGTAAGAAGAGTGTGAACCACCATTTCATCCCCTGTTGAGATAATTCTTGAAGTCCTTGACCATATGAGAATATTTTACCAGCTGCTTGAGATATATAGAATATACCTACTGGTGTTGATATCACAGACAATCTATTTTGAGAAGCACCATATTCATATGCCTTATCAGAATTTGCTACAGCTTGACCAGGTTGACTAAATAATCCTCCGTCCCCAATAGTAACCTTTGTTCCTAAATCAGTATTAAGTGTATCCACACCTTGGAACATCATAGGACTATCATTCTTAAAAGTGATCATAATACCTGATTTGTTTATAGGTTTTACTCCACTAATTTGAGATTTAAATGTTCTATAGTTATTGACTAAATATACAAACCAGCTATCTTTAATTGCTTCATCTTGTTGTGGTAATGAATAGATGATTCTATTAGGATAGTATGTATAACATAACTCAGACACATTTGGATTGTAGTATCTGCTTTGCATTGATCCTAATGAGAAATACTGATTGTATAATTTAGAAACACTTAATGAATAGTCATATTGGTAAAAAGAATTCTTACCCATGATTTCTGGATTCATATCAAACATCTCTTGGTAGTTAGTATATCTGTAAGGATCATAAAACTTATTACCAATATTGTCTGCTTGCTTTCTAAAATCTACTAATACTTCTGACTCAACAAAGAAATCTCTTATTGAAGAAGCTGCTAAGTAAAAGTAAGAATCTTTACAAATAAAGAAACCAGGATAGTCATCTGCTATATCTTTTTCATAATCATAAGATTGTTTAATATCAACAAAGTAATCAAGATTATAAAATTGAGAAGGTTTATAACCATCACCTTTTGCTTTAGGGACATCTACTAAAAGAGTTGCAAAACTTGTAAATAAACTTGCTAAATCACTTGAATCATATAATGTACTATTTAACCAAAATCTTGGTCTAGGTATCATACTCTTTAAATAGTAATTATATTCAAAACCATCCGGTTGATTATACAACCAATCAAAAAAGAATAACATATTATTCTTTTCAGTGTATCTATTTACATAAGTATCACCTCCAAAAAGTATTGGTGTTCTAGGAATTACAAATCTTTTTTTGCTAACAGAATTACAAGTTACAGGTGTTATTTCTTGAACATTAGAACCACTAAGTTTTTGTTCACAATTAGTAATTGTAATTTGTTTAATAGAATCTAACTGTCCATACTGATTTCTAACTCTACCTTTAAGAGCTCCATAGTGACTTGCAATAGGTAATCTAAAAGAAGTAGCTATGTTATTTACATCAAAATTTGGAACAAAATCATTGTTTATTAAATTTTCACGTATACCTTGCTTTAATGTACCTAATGTAACTAATGATTTATCAATACCTAAATCTTTAGGACCCTTATTTTCATTAGCACCATTTTTAACTCTTAATGTAACTGTAGCTGGTCTTTTTAAATTATTAATACTATAAGATCTGTAAGTATTAGTATTATCAAGATACTTAGTCATCTGTTGAATGTTGTCTCTTAAATAAAAAGCATCATCAATAGTAAATCTTTTTGTATCTGTATTTCCTACAGGTTGCATTTGTGAATAAAAACCATAAGCTTGCATTTGAAGTGCAAACTGTTTATAAGATGTTACAGCATATAATATTTTAAGAGCAATATCTACACCTTGAGAAAAGTATGTTGCAATATTTGCCCCATTTGCAAAACGTCTAAGAGTTTCTGGTAAATAATTTGTTTTAGAAATTTCTGTTTGTAAATCAGGTGCTGTATAAATAGCTCCAATTTCTGTAAGATTATCTTTTGCTGAGTTATTATATAGTTCTCCTAATTTATCTTTATCACTTATTAAATCATTTAATGCACCTGCATTATTATAATCTTGAACGTCCTTAACTAAATCTTCAACATTGGTTTTAACTTTAGCTTTTGAATCTTTAGTATATTCTGTATCTACAGTTGATATATCACCACCTTCAACGTCATCTATTTTTGTATCAATATTACCACCTGCTGCAGTTAATACATTTGAATAACTACCACCTCCACCACCTGAAACTTCTGTACCTGATATATTTGGACCCATCAAACTTTGAAATGCTAAACCTGGTTGAACAGTTGTTCTTTTACCAACATTTGCAATTAAAGCTTCAGCAATACCAAATATAACCATGACAAGAATAGTTGCATCAGATAATAACTTAAACTTAGGATGGTCAGAGGGTGTATTAAATTGTTGATTTGATAAACCTTGTAAATGACCATAAAGTTTAAACTCAGGAGTAGATAAGAACGGAGTTCTAAACATAGTGTCTGGTGAGTGAAAACTTATTATATCTGATGGTACTGTACTTTCTATTCCTGCTTTAATATATGGATCAGATTGGTTTCGTACATTACCCCCTATTGATGAATTTACAGGAGTGATTGTATTAAACGGGTAATTAGCATAAAGACCTGTGTACTGGTTATTACCGGCAATTTTGTAAGTTCTATAGTTATTAACCATCCCTTTAGCAACAATAGTTTTGTTACCCTCTCTAGATCCTCTAAGTATCTCATAACCTGCAATTCCTGGTATATCATTACCATCATTATCTTTTGGTAGCTGTATGTTTGTAAAAAATACACCCATTAATCTTATGAAATAATCATTACCTACATTAGTTTGTGGTGTAGGATTACTTCTAAATCTAATTACATCAGCTGTGTTGCTACCATTAATAAAATCTTCAGGAAATTTATGATGTCTAATATACTTACCACACAAATCAAAAGAATTATCAGTTGCTCCTGTCCAACATAAACTACTTGGATTCCATATTTCCGGTCTATTATCAGGATAGCTTTCTGTTGATTGCCAGTATCCCATGTCTCCTGTTGCTATAACAGTTCCCCCATCATCAGTAGTAGTACCAATATAAGAATTGTTATTATCAGCTGAAGCAGTGTTATATATTTCAAATACTCTTTCATCTGTAGTTAAAGTATTTGTATCTCCGTTTAATGTAGATGTTTCTTTAAATATTACTCCTGTTGTAGGAAGAGTAAAGTCTCTAGGTGCTCTTCCAGGAATATGGTATGAAGAAGTTTTGTCTCCAGTATTGTAAACCCATCTAATAAAAAATGAATATACTTCATCTCTCATGTAATTAGTTTTGTTACCACCTTTCATATAATAGTTAGCAGGATATTCTACAGAAGCCCACTTAGTTGTAATCATATTAGCCAAAGGCTGGTAATTAAAATCAAATTTAGATTTAGGACCCACTCTTAGTAAGTAAGTATTTAACTCTGCAATCTGATCACTAGTTTCAAATACAGGAGTTTTTAAAGGTAATTGTTCTAATGGGATTGTAATATTAGAAGGATCAATTTGATCAAAAGATAATGCTGAAGTATTTGTTGAATAAACACCCATTCTTTTAGCAACAGTTTGTTGATTAGTACAACTTACTATTACTAACTCAAACTCATCAAAGTTTAATCTATCAGCTTCAATTTCTAAATCTAAAGATCCTTCAAGATCATCAGGAGAATATACAAACTGATAATTACTTTGTGAAAAATAATCTGTAACCTTCTGACCATTTATTAAATAAGCAATTACTACAAAGTAACTACCATTAGCCAGTGTACCACCTGTTTGTCCTAACTTTAATCTAAGACAAGGTGTAGTCATCAGTCTAGCTAATCTTATTCTTTCACAGTCAAGAGTATTACTATTTTCACATATGTTACAGTCATTTATAATCTTACAAGTTTCTTTCCACTGTACACCCGGCCAAAGTGATTTTGTACTAGTTCCTAGTAGAGAATAGTAATTAGCCATGACTCCTGTTGCCCCATTAAATATATGATTATCTAATGATGGCCAAGTTTTAGAATTTCCAATATTTAAAAACCTATCAGGGTTTAATCCATCAGCCCAATATATTTGCCAAGTACAGTCTTCTCTTTCTCTAGAAGTACCTGATATTAAATATCTCTTGTCAAACTTTAAACAAGGATCAATCACAATTGGTCTGTAAACACAGTTCTCTTCTTCAAATAATCCTATTTCAGAATTAATTGGTTGACCTAGTGAATTATGACCTGCTGTAAGAATGACCCATTTATCAGAGTATAGATAGATTGCTCCAATCACATATTTTTCTTTAACCTGTGGTGGAAAAAATTTACCGGATTCAAAACAAATATAATTGGCAGACTCATTAGATAATGAACCTACTCTACCTGTCTTAGAATTGTTGACCATGTTTATAGCATGCGTCCACATTCCTTCAGTTACATAAGAAGGATCAGAATCTTTGTTCAGACCCTTTATGAAACTGTCAGTAATATTCTGAGAAGTATCTTGCATGTTTGACATATTATATCACTTTAGTATTATAGTTTAATCTTGCATAGTTTCCTCTTGTAGGAGCTTTGAACATATCATAGTATTTAGAATACTGTGCTCTTCTATTAGTCCACCATAGTTGCTCCATCTCTTTGAAGTTTGGAGTATTTATAAAACTTAATGCATTTACTCTAGCATCTTTTAATTCAGGTAAAATGATTTGTAATCTTTGACCAATATTTTCACCATTAAGTGCCAAGTTTTCAAATATTCTTTTCTTAAATGCATACTCATAGTAATCATTAAGTCTTGGGTGATCAGGAACCATAATGTTTCCATTATCATCAATAAGTTCACCTTGATAGTTTACATATACATGACCATCTTGGAAAGTAGTAAATAAGAAACCATTTTTAAGCCATCCTTCATCCGGTCCATTGTAATACAAGTTAGGACATTCACATTCTATGTTTTGACTTGGCTTCATTCTTAATTGCACAAGCGTAGTGTACTTTCTTGTAAGTCCCGCATGAACAACTTGTATTAATTCATATGACTCACCTTTACAATTCATAAATACTCTTGGAGCTACACAAGTATTTCCATAAGGATTTTCAGGATCATATTCCGGAGTTGTGGTTGTAATAGGTGTATTAAGTTCACAACCTGCTGTATGATTACATGGATTAGAATTACATGTTCTACAGTTAACAGTTTGAACTGCACATGAATCTACACCACCAGGAAACTCTTGATACTTTACAGTTCCTAAAGGAACCTCTTGTATATTAGTGCCACCTACTCTACCATCATAGCCTACATGTTCTGTTCTTTCACGACAAGACATACCAAAATTCCATACATAGAAATCATCTGGTAATTTTACTCTACCATGACAAACATCTAATACAACTTCTTTAGTTTGATTAAGTCTCAAACCTAAGTCATAATTAATTTTTCTAGCTAGTTTAATTAACTGCTGAGGATCTATCATGTTCTCCAATGCAAAAGTTGGTAGATCAATTAAAACATCTTCCATCAACTGGTCAAATGTTCTGTATTTTATTGTGTAGTTAAAGTCCATTATCTTAAAGTATTTTGACCATCATCTGGTCCATCAGTAGGAATTTGTAATGACATTGCTAACTCTTTCACAACCATTTGTTCAATTTCAGAAAATAAATATTCTGGAAATGGTAATGAAAGATCTTGTTTAAGCTTACACTGATCTTCAGGGTCACATAAAAAATCTCCTTTATCTCCTTGGAACATAGCCTCTACTCTTACAGCCTCCCAAATCAAATTAGGAAAATATAAATAGCCATTTAAAAACCAAAAATATTTTCTTTTATTATACTTAAATGTAGTAGATTTAGTTATAGAAACCCAAGTACCAGGATTAGTTCTAAAGATAATTTCTGAACCATCTATTGAAGATATGGTACGTATGATTGGTCCAAACATACCGGAAAGCATATCTGGAATTTTTTCTTTACTTCTTTTAAAGTAACAACCTGAATATACACCAGTACATCCAGCTTCTATTTTATCAACATCTATTAATTCTACATAAGGTAATACAGAAAATATATTACTCAGCTGCATCAATCTATATTGATTATCTTCTCTTTTAAGAAGAGTCTGTCCATACTTTATAATAGAGTAATAGATTACTCTATCAGTCAAGAAGGCATCTTCTTTAACGGCCTTTAGTGTATTCCTAACCCTTGATATTGCTTCTCCTACTGTAGTCATAAGTCAAATTCATTATAAGTCTCTAATTTTTTTAGAGTTTCTTTATTATTTATTCTTTCATACTGCAATTTCTGATATACTTCTTTAATTGCTTTTGTATTTTCTACTACCAAATACATATTCCAATTTTCAGGATATGTTTTAGAAACTGCTCTTTTAAAATCTCTACATGCTGTAAAACTCCAAAACTCTCTATTTTTTATTTTATGCTTTGGTGCATAGTTTGTAAAAAATATCTTTGCTAACTTTCCATCTGTTGCAAAATTATTATTAGATACTTCTACACCATATTGATTTGATTTAGCAAAGTCAATGTTCTTCTTCTTACTATGTTGACATGTTCCTATAAAAAGCCATCCTATCTGTTCTGGTATTTGCACTCCATCTCTATTGTCAATTACCATTGTATATAATGCTTTATTAAATGCTTTAGCAATGTTTTTTAAAGCTTTATTATCATAAGTACTATACTTAGGATATTTCTTTTTAAAGCTATCAAAAAACTCTTTATCCAAAAGTGTAAGTATTTCAGGTCTATATCTTGGTGCTGATAAGTCAGGTTTCTTAAACTCTCTCATAATAATATAGTAAAAATTAGTTAGTTTAACAAATATAGCTATAAAACAAAACCCCTACAAGTGCAGGGGTATGTCTAGTTGAAGATAAACCAACAAACTGCAACTAATTAGACTGGTGGGGTAAATACTGTAAGAGGCATCTTCATACTCATGTAATGAAACTCCTTTATTTTCTGCATTGCTACCCCTAGTTTTGTTCTATATTCTGTGTACAATGCTTTTGATGGTACTTGAGCATTTGTATAGTCAACTGTTAAAGTATAGGGTACTTCTTGATTTATTGGATAAACCAGTTTTCTTAGTAGAGTAGCAGTTATTATTCCAGATTTTTTATCAAAATGTCCTGCAGGAAATAATGAATTCCAGAATCTTCTATTAACATCTTCAAAGGTGTCACTTAAATAAATTATAATACCATTAGAATGATTAATCAATTTTGATAAATCTAATGGATCAATACAATCTGTGCAAATATTACCTTGGTAATCCCAATACTTTCTTGATACAACTTGTGTTAAATAGTTTGTTAAAGCTATTTTGAAAGCATTTAAAGTAGCTCTTTTTGTTGTTTCTGAGTCTTCTGCAGAAAGGTTATTTACATCAGGTATATAACCCTCACATGTATTACCTATCATTTTATAAATTTTATAATCAAATGGATCCATAATAATTAAATTAATTCATATTTATATCTATGTAATGGTAAAGCATCAGCTGCTAATAAAAAAGTTTGTTGTGCTAAAATGAGTTCATTCCAATATAACTGTTGAGTATCTCTTCTTTGTCTTTTCAAACCTAACACATCTCCTATTGCACAATCACCTAGATCAGAACTAAACTGATTTATAGTTGGATCCCAAGCATAATACTTATTATCTTCATTACACCAAAAATATTCACCTGGTATACCAACTGTTGGTATTTCAGAAATTAAGTCTACAGGTGGTAATAATACCATATGATCTTTAACTGTTGGTAGTCTATCAACTATTCTATCACCATTCAAACAAGCAAATTGATAATTATTCCATATCCAGTAAGTATATTCTGGACATCCAAAGTCTAATGTAGCTGAAGATAATCTTCCTTTGTACACTATTGTCTGATCAGCCATACCATCAGGTTCCCAAAGAGAGTAGTCTAAAGGTAAAAATGCAGCACAATTTGTATCCGCATTTTTTTTATTTTGAGTACTAACAAGTATACAATATATACCCATTAAATAATCATTTCTTAGGTCTCTATAATCATTTACAAAATCTTCACTTGGACCAATACAACCAAAACTTTTTAATTCAGAACAGCTTATTGTTGTATCATCTCTATCTAAAAAATTTACACCAGGCATTCCAAAATTTAAAAACTGTAGATTACCTCCAACATATTCTGAATATATACCTTCTTCATCTTGTTCTTGAACATAACAGTCACAAGAGAAATCATAATACACAGATTTTTTACAACCTATTGAATCTGTTACATCTAACCTAACTAAAGTAGATTTAATTACATCTCTTTGATCACATACTAAAGATGTGTTTTCAGTTAAATCTTGTGGTTGTAAAGGAGTAATCCAAGTTTGTACACAAATAATTTCTGTACTTTCTCCTGCTAATAATGTAAATGATATTTGAATACTTTCACAATTTATATAAGTATAGTTCCTACTAGTACTTCTACTATTTGTTAGTATTAAATAATTACAAGTAATTGGATAATTTGCTAGAATAGAATTAGCTCCTATAGTATCTAAATCAAGAGTACTAAGATTAGTATCACCTAATACATCATGTCCTACAAAAGGACCTTGTACTATTGTCCAGTTATATGTATAAGGTCCTGTTCCATTTGTTACTGATGCTGTAAGAGAAGGATAGCTACCCTCAATCCCGCTTATTGATACTGACATAGCACAATTCTCACAAGCTGCAGTAAAAAGCTTCTGAAGAGCTACTTCTACATTATCATTTTGTAATATAAGATCATACTCCTGACACAATAATAAATCTTGACCAGAGTATGCAATACAAGCTGCATCTATAATTTCAGAACATTTAGTATTCTGAATACACTCTTGTGTAATACATGGTTGTGGTGCTGTAAATAAAGTTCCTCTACAACTTTTACATTTTTGAATGTTGCTCATAATATTTTATGTTAATGATACAGAATTAGCAATTGTGTAATAAGCATCTGCTGTACATCCTTTTGCATCTGTAACTTTAAGTTTAATTAATGTTTTATATATAGCATTTCCAGAAATACCTTGAAAATAATTATTAGCATTGGTTGCTAAAGTTAATGTAGAAGTGTTAAGAGCACCAAGAGTATGACCAGCATATCCTGAATTTTGATTTGCTATCCATGCATAAGTATAAGGACCTGTGCCTCCTATAATTACAGATTCTAATAAAAAATCATTTGTAGAAGACAAATTAATAGTTACACTTAAATTACATTTACATAAAAATTCTACTATGTTAGATAGTATTTGTGATAATGGATTGTTAGCAAATATAATACTCTTAGTACCACACTTAATATCAGCTGTAGTATATTCAAAGCAAAGAGCATTAAACATTTCTGCATCATTACACTTATTTGGTGTAGGGCAAATTACTTCAAAAGGTCTAACTGTTTCACAGTTACACGTTTCAAAGTTACATACATTACATTTATTACAATTACTTTCCATTTTTATTATAATTATTCTGGTTCATATTGACAATATTCTTGATCAATTACAGCATTGTAAAAGAAATCATGACTACAACCAAAAGTATCTATTACTTCAATTCTTATAGTACCAGCATATTTTTTATTATCACCCGGTCCTATATAAAATTTATTAGGTAAACAATACACAATAACATAAAAACCAAATGTCCCACTAACCACAGGAGTAAAGCATAATGGATAATTTACTTGATCATAAGTTACACAATCAGAAAGTGTAATACCAGTAAAAGGTCCTTGTACTATAGAAGCATTAATTGTATAAGGTTGTACACCACCAATAATATTAAAACCCAATGCTGAACCTACATATACACCACCTGTTTGAAAAGTAAACTCAATATCTATTTCACAATTTTTATTACAGATTGTATCTACAAGTGTTGTTAACACAGTAGGTAATGATTCTCCTGATTCCACAAGTACCTCACCATTACAAACTATTGGATCGCCTGTATAGTTAACACAATCAAGATCAAATATCTGTTCACAGTCTGGCGCAGGTGGACAGTTTCCACCATACTCACAAGGAGTAGGTGGAATTGGTGCAATATTTTTACAATCTTTTTTCATTATGGGCAAGGATTACCTTTAAGATCTGTGTTACATGGAGCTAAATATGCCATCATACCATCTAAACTCATCCAACCAAAACCACCTACTTGTGAAGGATTATTAGGATCACAACTAAAAGGATAAACTCCGATATCATTAACATCTTCATCATTGCTTGAATAAGAATATCTCATCAACATGTTTTGAATATCTATATTTGGTGAAGAACCTAATGTGATATCATCAGCAGGATCCGGGGCTCTTCTAAAATAGGGAATATTTTCATTAACTTTAACAGGTGGAGCTAGTATATTTAGCATACTTGTAGCAAAACTAGATGAACCATTTGTACTTACACCAGATGAAGCATTTTCTTCTAAATCTCTAAGCATTTGTAAACCAATTTTTTTATCAGTTGTAATATAAATTCTAGCAAGCATATGTATCATAGAAGAGTAAGGTTGTCTACTATTAGCTGGTGATGGAATTTTACTTCTAAAAAATCTTGAACCTATTACCCAACTAGTAAAAATTGAATGCTCAAAATTTTCACCATTTCCTACAACGGATAAAGGAACAACACGAGTGTTATTATTAAACTGAAGTGCTCCTGAAAATAGTCCACTTGTTCCTGTTGATAAGTTAACACCTTCCGCACCTTGCCATGGAAGAATATCTGTTAATGAACCATATGTATCAACATAAGGTGTATTACCTGAATAATTATAAGGAACTACAGCTGTATTAGGAGTATTAGCTAAAGGAATCATTAGACTACCTCTAAAATAAACAACATTTCCAATTCTTCTACACTGAGGTTTAACTGAAGCAAATTGAAACCAACTAAAACCTTCTAAGTCTTGCCATCCAGTATCTACTATTCGAGCTTTGATATTCCAATCAGTACCTACAGTAGTGAGTGTTAGGTCTATTGAGTTACTATCTGTTACTGTTAGTCCTTTACCTGCAACAGTATAAGTTGTATCTCCTGCTGTTGGTCCAGTTTGTGTAACAGTAATGTTTGCTCCTTGTTGTACAATTGTTTCTTTACCATTAACAGTATAAGTTGTTACATTAGCAACAGTATTAGGAGTTACTGTAATATTATCTCCAGCAGCTACAATAGGTAAATTAGCAGATACAGTTACAGTATCTTTATTACCACATGCTGTATTAGCGGTAGTAGTTGTAATATTTACACTTGTGTCACCTGTTACATTTTTAACTTCATATGTTTTATGAGCTTTTCTAATATCAGAAACAGTAATCCATAAGTTTTTAAAACTATCACTTAAATTTAAAGGTGTTGCCGTCCAAGAACTATATTCTGATTGCATTGCTGTACCGCAATTAAATAATGATGCTGAAGCTCCTGTGGTACCAATATAATTACCAACAGTTATGCTTTGAAATAGATAGGCATTAGTAACATTTCCTGGTCTACCTAATGAAAACAATAATGCACAATAACCATTTGTATCATCATTTACTAAAGCTTCAAGTATATCCCTTAAATTGTGTGAAGTATTTTCTGAAACAGTACTACTCAATGTACAGTCTACTGTGAAAGATGGTAATACATATGGTACTGGAGGTGGTGTGTTTTCTAATTCAGTTACTCTGTTATCAATATTAGTAATTGTAGTATTTATAGTACCTATCTGATCAACAAGACTACAAACTTTTTCACCAATCATCTGTACATAATCAAGCAACAACATTGTTGTTTGTGTTGCTGATGTTTTAAAGCAATCTGCTATAGGAACAATACAGTTAGTAGGACACGGGTCAGTTATTGCAGCAGGTCCTGGTGTTCCAGTTCCAGCATTACATATTTTGTTAATTAATAACTGTATTAATTCACTAAATGTATCTGGAGGATTATTACCAACCTGTAAACATGTAAGATCTAAATTACTTAAATCTAACTGATTCATGATTGTACATAATTCAGTAGCTAAATTATATATTACTGTGGATATACTATCTCCTGTACATAAACTGATACAGTCTATATTTGGTCCTTGCCAGATAACACAGTTACTAGATACTGGAGAACATGGAGAATTATCTAAATTTAATGGTTTCATAATTAATACTAGTTAATATAATATACAAAATAATATTGTTAATTACAATATGGATTACTACAACAGTCTGTTGAAATAGTACATACTATAGACTTGTCTCTTAGTGATGCTAAGTCAATAAGTTCTTTTCTTATTAAAGATTGTTCATCTTCTTCCGGACAGCAATTTGAAATACCATATCTTTCAGTAAGAACTCTATGATATAATATTTCTGCAGCTGTACAAGAAATAGATTCAAATTTATCTGGAGTACATGCAGGAACCGTATAACCTGGTTCTACTAATCTACCTGTTCTTTGTACTGGACAAACCCAAGGATTATCATTAAATAAAGTTGGACCAGAATTAAGAGGCTGTTCATAAATATTGATACATGCTCCATATTGTATAACTATGTCTGTTGCAGGATCAATTGGAATAGCCCATCCAGCACTACAAAATTTATCACTTGTCTCATTTGGTTCAAGTGTAAACTGAGGTTCAAAAATTTCTCCAGTATTATCATAAATATAATACTGGTATGTTTTTGCTACTGCAGAATCATTTGTTACTCTAATACATCCAACCTCTGCTTTTGGTTTACAATCAATACAAGTTTCAAATTCAGCAGCTATTTGTACCTCTACACTTTGTTGTCCTGTAAGTAAAGTGTGTTCTTCAACATTCCAACATATTGGTTTATTTACAAGATTAATTACTTTACCCACATAATCCGTCATGTTAGTATATGTGATAATTGGCGCAGCAGAACCTTCACAGTCTGTAAGAATCCAATATTCTCTTAAACATATTTCACAATTTTTAAAGTTTTCTTCAATAGTTATAACTGATGTTGTAGGAGGCTTAATGTTTATTTGCTCAATACTCCAGCATCCACCACATGTTGAATCTGTAATTGTTCTACCTACATAAGCAGATAAATCTTGTTCAGTAAATTTTACTTCACCTGTCTCACAGTTAGTAACTCTATAAGCAATTACAGGAAGACAATCAATACATGTAGCATATGACTTACTTACAACAACAGAAACTGCACAATCACAATCTTCTACTGATTCAGCTTTACTTATAGTCCAGCAACCATCTTCACCAACAAGACTTACAATTTTATTTTGAGCCCATAATGTTTCTAAAGCAGAAGACGTAGATTGAATAACAATTAAAGGATCCGCACAATTTGTTAACAAGTAACAAGTTGGTTGGCTAACACATGGTTCTCCTTCAACACATTCTCCATTAAAAACTATAGCAGGTGTACCACTAGTTGTAGAAACTTGTGGTATAATTTTAGTACATATGTTTGTGGGACCCGCAGCTGAAGATAATACATCATTTGTATTAACATAAGTAATAGCACCTGATGTTACATAATAACAATATGCAGCAACCGCTGTTGGTTCACCTGTAATAACTACTGTTGAAGGACTAGGACAATTGCTTTGATCAGGATTTAATACCACATAATAAGTTCCACCATATACACCACTTATTGTAACATCAAAATTAAAAAATTTATTAGTGTCAACAACATCAATAGTAGACCAATATAAAATTTCTTGTAATTCTGCAGGATTATCTTTTACTGGATATAATATGTAACATTTAGGTCTTACTGCCATGATAGTTTATTTTTTAATTGTGTTCACATATCTGTTTGCACCCCATACATTTTTTTGTACAGTTAGTGTTGGTGAACCTGTTGTAGTAGTTGTTGTAGGTTTAGAAGTTAAACCTTTTTCATAAAATGATATGCAGTTTGAACAACAAGCTTTACCATCACTAGCAGTTTTTCTTTGGCATCCGCAAGATAGTCTTGCACCACAATTTGAACATGTCATAATAGTTAGTTTTTAAATTAGTATTAACAGTTTTTACATTCAAATTTATTCAAAAGTTTTAAAGCATAGTTATATAATGTCATACCTTTTTGAGATTCATGACAAAATTCTACTTTAGACTTTGCTGCATCAAGATACATTTTAATCAATCTTAATCTTTCTAGCTTTTCTTTAACCTTAGCTGGTGGATCACATGCAGCAACTTCTAAGCTACATAAGATTTTTTCATATTTGTTTAATGCTTTTGAAATTCTTAAATGATTGTACTGTACAAATACTTGATCATTAGGAGAAACACTGTAGGTAATGTTATATACACCATCCGGTATATCAGAATATGTACTTCCACAACCTTCTTTTTGTATAGCTAAATCACAAGCTGTAATATTTGTATGACCAAATTCTACAAAGTCTTGTGTCTTTGTTGCACTTAGTTCTACGGAATGAGCAAATCCTGGTACACCAATTTGTAATTTAGGACACAGTATTGGAATACTTGGATTACTTGTCTGATATATACTTGTATCAAATATTTTTAATACACAAGTATTCATAACAGTTGGGACTTCTAAACTTAATACATGATTTGCCATATGCTATAAAATAAAAAAAGGAGAGAAGAATTTGAAACTCTCACTCTCCTTTTAAAGTTTATTATTTTTTTTATGTGATTGCTCCAGGAATGTTCACAACTGATACACAGTTTGTACCACAACTAAATGTTTCTAAACCATCACAGTTATTTCCACAAGCATTTAACCAAGCTTCAACAAATGTTTTTAAAGCTTGTCCTTGTCCACCATCAGTTGGAGTTACAGTAGATGCAACAATAATCTCTAATAAGTATTGATCATTATCAAAAGTACTAGATGCATTGTTGAAACGCGGAACATGGTGTTGAATATAAAATCTATTGTAAGATAAATCTCTATCAATAATATCCAACATTTGGTTTCCTTGAGTAATCTCACGGATACGGAAATCAGAATGGAAGAAGTTTTGTCTGTATCTTTCTGAAAGAATTACATCTCTCAATACAGTTTCACCTAAACCATTTGCTTGTCTTCCTTGACACTCAGTAATTACACACAATCCTTGGAATGTACATGGGTCACCGTTTAAGTCAGTTTCAGAAGCATACAATCTTACTGGTTCTTTTTCATAGAAGTCAGAAACTTGGAATGTACAATCACCAAATTTAGTATCTACATAAGCACCAAATAATGTGATACCTGCATATTGACCAACAACGTGACCAGGAGATACATAATTATCCCAAGTACCACCGATTGTATAACCTGCTGGAGGTGTAACACCTGTTAAATCAGAACCTGGTTTGTACCATAATGTATTATTCTCAGCAGTAACTACAGGATAGATGAAAGGAGCAATTAATGGAGAATCAACAATTTGTTGAGCCCATTTAATATATACCTCAGTAGCATCTACAGCAGTTGGAACAATGTTTCCAGTTGGGCAACATCCTGTGTAAGCAGTTAATGTTAAATAAGCATTGTGATTTAAGAATCTTAATGCTGGAGAACCTTTAATATCTAAACGTAAGTTATATGTTTCACCACATAAGAAATCTTTTTTACAATTATCTTTAGCACCAGCAGTATCTACAGTTAAGCTAACTTCAGTAACAGCACCACCATCAGATAATAATTGACCAGCAATTGAAGTTAATGTATCAGCAGCAACATATCCTGTACCACCATTAACAATTTCTACTACAGTAGCTTGACCACCTACAACAGTTACTTTAGCAATGAATCCAGAACCTGAACCTCCAGAGAAAGCAATTTCATTATAAACACCATCAACAATGTTTGCACCAACATTACTGATTGTCAAACTTAATACTTGGTCATCTGTAAATGGAGTATATCCTACATGGATAACATTTTGAGATGCTGGACAAGCTGGAGCAAAGTAAAATTTGCTTACATACTTAGGGTTGATTTCTTTAGACTTGTTAGACTCTAAATAACCACCGTGAAAAGGTCCAATTTTATCTTTTTTAAATAAAGAACCTGATGCCAAAATTAATGGACAACATCCTGAACCACTGAAAGTAGTTGGTTGAATCAACCAAGTTTTTGGATTAACAAAAGCATACTGCCCAGCTGTTAAAATGTTTCCTGTTGTTCCTAAGACACCACCTGCTTTAGCAGTGTAACCTTGTGTACCCGGAGATAAAGCATTTACCCCTACAAAGGATTTTTGAAATGCATGATTAAAATAACTCATTTTTGTTTTGTTTTAGTTAATAAATAAATACTATATAATATAGTGAAAGATTTTATAAAATCAAAATTATTTCAAGAAAAGTAATTTATATTTTGCAGAATTCATTGTAGACTTGATTGTATCAAGATCATTTACTATTTCTGAGTATGGCATTTTGTCTTGTAACTTACATACCATATCACACATATCTTTTAAATAATCTATAGCATCAGCAACTGTATCCAACTTTCTTGGAGCAACTTCTGCATAGGATAATAATTTTTCATGAGCACCTTGGAAACTTTCTGCTAAATCATCAGCATGTCCTGGTAATGCATCATACAATTCATTAAGAGCTTTGTGTGCAGCATAGGAACCAGTACCAGTTACTTTTAAATGTAACTTATGGAAACTAGTTGCAGCATTCATTAATTCACTTATACAAGCTGCTGTAAGAGATTCTACGTTACCATTAGCCGGAGCTGTAGCATACTCACTACTTGCTTTAGTTGCACTTGGCCTTTTTAACATTCTTTGCATTGTTAATTATTTTTTTCTGATGATTGAGAATTTCTACTGTATTGGTTTGTAGATTCAATATCTCCAGCTATTATTGCTGTAGCATCATCAATTAGTAATTCAATTATATCATCTTTAAATTCACATGTTACATCAGCAGCTGCAATAGCATTTGTATAAGGATCTGAGCAGTCTAAAAATTCTACTCTTCTTGGTTGTCTATAATATATTAATGATAATGCTCCTATAGTAAAATCCCCATTAGTGTAAACATTAACATTATTATTGCTTAGAGTAGCAAAGGTTTCTCCCCACTCAAAGCTTGGTTGTTTTGCTTTATCTCTTAAAAGTTCAGATACATTAGATTCTTCTGTAAGATAGATCATCATCCTCCGGTTATCACAACAACCTTTTTCTCCAGTAAAATCTACACGCTTCCATGCTAAATAATTAGTAGGTAAAGCAGCAGAATAAAAAATTTGTTTATTAACAGGAGTCAATTGAGTTGTGGTGAGTAAAACCTGTAAGTCATCCTTTCTTCTATTAGTTTGCTCATCACCTTCTTTAACAAGATTCAATCCATGAAGTTGTCTTCTTACCCACTCTACCTGAGCTTTATTAAATGCCTCAACTATTTGCCAACATTGGATGTTGTCGTAATCTTGGCTATCTAATTTATTGAGACGCTGTTTTACTTTTATTTCAATAGTACTGTTTAACATTTTCTATTTGTTTTTAGCCATTGCTTTAAATGTTCTAGCCAAAGCTTTTCTCTTTGGTGTACAAGTAGGTTTGGACATTGGAGTGCAGTAACCCTTATGTTTAGGGTTAACTGCTTTCTGTATCCAATTCTTATCTTTCTTCTCAGCCATTACTAGCACTTCTTTTTAGTAGCACCACCCATTTTTTTCTTGGTCATTTTAGCACCAGCTATTCTATCTGCTGCAGTAGCTTTAGGGTTTTTATCTACACCAGCTTTAACTGAAAGCATACCAAAAGTAGAACCACCTTTTTTAAAGCTTGGTCTTTCAGATACACATCCACCAGTAGCAGATCTAACTGTACCTGGAGGGCAAGAATGTTTAACAGCAGTTACTTTAGAACCACCTTTTTTCATAGACTCCATACCTTGCATATTAGGTCCTGTAGCACCTGCATTAGGGATTCCATATATTTGTCCTTTTGGTGTAGCAGAACCAACAGTAGTCTTCATTGTAGAACCTCCTGTTTTATATTTCATACCACCACATTTCATACACTTTGCCATGACTATTTATTTTTTAGTTGCTTTAATTTTCTTTTCTTGCTTCAGCATTTGAACTGTAGGTTTCTTACCAGAACCTTTATTATCACGGATGTTGTCCCAGAGACCTCTCTGAGACATACTACCGTCTTTTCTTTTTATCATTTGCTTTGCCATTATTTTCTTTTCAAAGTTCTAACTGGTCTTGCTACAGTTTTTCCTGCAGGAGCTTTACCTGAAGTTACAAAACCACCTAATGCTTTAATTTGATCTTGTGCTAATTTTTGTACATGACCCATCATCTTAGGATCTTTTTTAATTTCTTCAGCCCTTTTTAAAGTACTTAAAGCAGATTCAATTTCCCATCTGTCCATTTCTTTTTTTACAGGAGCCGCAATTGTTTTAGTTACTTTTGCCATGACTATTTCTTTTTAAATAAATTTTTAAAAAATAATTTAATTTTAGTAGACAATGATACTGACTCAACTACTATTTCTTTAACTTCATCCTCAATTGTTTCTTCAATTGTTTCTTTGTGTTCAGAAATGAGTTTGGTTGCTTCATATGTAGCATTTTCAAGTACTGGTAACACTTCTTCAAGAGTTGCTTCAACTTCTTTTACAATTTTTTTTAAAGCTTTTTTTCTTGGAGCTCTTGGAGTTTTTACTTTCTCAACAATAGCTGCTTCTACTTTTTTTCTTGCCATAATTAAAAATAAATAAGCACCTCCTTATTTACAAGGAGATGCAGTTTTTGGTGCTTTAGAAATTCCTCCAACTTTTCCTTTTGGAGATTTGATTGCTTGTACAGCTTTGTTTGTACCACCTACTTTACCTGTTGGAGTTTTTGTAGCCCCCATTAGTTTCTTAGATTTTGTACCAGTTACATTTGCAGATTTCATTTTTATTTAATTTTAAGAGTTCCAATACTTCTCACAAGCCGTGTTCAAGTCTTTTAAAATATCCTCATTTAAAGGATTTTTTAAGTGCTCTAATACATCAGATACATTCCTACCTAACAACGCGTTAGTTTTAGTATGATAGATATAACCATCGGCCTTATTAACAATATACTTAAAAAATACGGAATCTCTAACAATTGATTTAATTTTTAGTGTTTCCATATCCATATTAGCTGTTTCCATAAAGGTTTTAGCAGCTCTTTCTTTGTTTGATTCACCAGCTAAACCAGCAATGTAATTATCCATGTTTTCATAGATTACATCATTTGGTGTAGATTTTCTATATTGTGTACTATTGATATCTACAACTTTTGCAATGTAGAATAACTTAGTACTATTTTTGTCAAATAATTTCTGCAATTCAGATAGAGCTTTGTTACGTAATTTTTTGTACTCAGTTCTAACCATTACAGTTTCTTCTTCTTTATCTAAATAAAACTTAGGTGGAACAGCTTTTGCTCTTGCATCTTCTAAGCTTTTTGAAACTAATGAGAATCCACCAGCTTCAATTGCATAAAGTTTAATTCTATCATATGGGTCTTTAGGATCCAGGAACACTGGTTCATTACCACATGAAATAAAAATTCTATTCCAGAAGTCAGAATTGTTTGGTCTTAGTAAAGTTACTTTAGCCCAAAAGTCTTTATCATCAATATCAATAACATTTGCAGCAAGCTCTTGCTCTAACTCTGCAACCGCTAATCTTATCTCTCTTACCCTAGCTTCTTTTTCTGCTATAGGAAGTAGTTTGATCTCGGGAGCAAATTCATTTAATCCAGTTACATATCTTACTACACCATTGTTGTCTAAACAAGCTAATTGCTCATTATGTGTTACTCCATCAAATAAACTCATTCCATAGTCTTCTAATCCCATGTTAGAAGCAGAGTTATCAAAGTAAGGTCTAACAGCAATTGCTGTTTTTTTAATTGAGCCTTTTCCGGTCTCAACCATTGTGAAATTTTCCATTATATTGTTGGTTTTGGTTTTTGTAAATTTAATAAAAAAAATAGGTAGAGGAAACTAATCCCCTACCTATCATAGGTATTTTTTAGAATGATCCACCAGTGATTGGATTTCTCATAACAATTTTCAATACCTTAGTCGGATCTTTAACCCAAATAGCAGGCATTGTTTGAGACATCATTACACGGTAACCATTGAACTGACCTGAAGATTGGAACCCTTGAGTTCTTCCCATGTAGTCCATAGTACCATTTTGATACCACCATTTCAATTGATTATCCCAAGATAATTTCAACAAGTAAATGTTGTCATTAGTATTATCAGTGATATCAAAGATAATGAATGAGTAAGAAGATAATGGGAAACCATCAATGATTGGATTCTCAATATCATTAGTGTGAACATTGTCAAATGCTGGATTCAATACAAATTTCACGTTAGCCAAGAATGGGATAACATATGAAGTGTATGCAAATCCAAAGTTCAAGTCCATACCTTTACCAGTGATAGCACCTATATCAGCAGCTTGAATCAATAAACCAGAAGATACTGCTTCACGTTTGATAGCCTCATTTACCATTCTCATACCACCCATACCAGTTTGTACAACTAATGAGCGTTTTGGATCTGGACCTTGGAATTCAACTTTACCATTAAAGAAGTTGTAGATCTCACCACGGAATAAATCCAATGTGAAGTTATTCTTGTTGTAGATTCTTTTGAAAGAGTTATCTAACTGTTTCCAAAGACCCACTGACAATCTTAAATCATCTGGACCATCTTGTTTGATTCTACCACCTTGTCCCCACATCAAGTATGTCTCAATATCTTGAGCAATCTTAGATAAGTGAGCAGATTCCATTGTAGTTAAGAAAGTTCTAGATAAATCACCATTGTCAAAAGCTTTTTTAACTTTGTCTTTACCTAATGTCTTAACCATATCATCTAAGCTATTGATTGAAGGATCATTTAAGTTTGTATCAAATGTTCTCCAGATCTCAGTTACAGGAACTGTACCATCTGCATTCATACCACCTTTGATCATCAAATCTGCTCTAGAAGAAATAGAGTAGTGAACGTGAGCTTCTGCACCTCCTACAAAGTTGTAGAATTCACGGAAACCAGCTCTAGTTTGGATGTCAGAGAATCTCTCTCCATACTCACCACGTGCGGAACCTTTACGGAATACTTTAGTACCATTAGCTAAGTACTTGTTATCCAAGAACTTGAAGTTATCATTGTTTACTAACTGTACGGTATAGATAAATCCATCACCTACAGGTAAGATATCTTCAGCTGTTACATAAAGTTCAACACCGTTGTATTTGTCATAGGTGAACATATCACCATGTCCAAACTCACGTCTGTTTAATTTAATTCTGAATGTTGAACCCTCAATACCTTTGAATTCATTATCCGGTTCAATGTCCTCAATAATGTAAGGAAGATCAATAGATACAGGAGTCTGCCATCTATATTCACCTCTTGCATTGTCTACCATAATTACATTCTTTCCACCGAAAGAAGACATTTGGTACAAAGGCATTTCAACTTTTTGGGACATAGCCCATAAGTCAACCGGACCTAAATCCATTGGTTGAGCATCTTTCAACATGTTTACTAAGTGGTAGGAATCTACGTGTGAACTTGCATTGTATGCAGTATCACGCAGAAATATACCATTGTTTAAAACTGGAGTTGCCATTTATATTTATTTATTAGTTACTAATTAAAAAGTACGTCTGAAAATATTAGTATTCTGACGCTGTATTGTTTTTTGTGGTTTATTTGAAGATGGTCTATCTTCTCCTATACCGGTGTTTGTTGAAGAACTAGATAATTTTCTAGACTCTTCAGTTTTCAAGCTTCTTACTGTTTTTTCTACAGCAGCTTTAGAACCTTGTTCTTTTATTCTACTTCTGTATCCTTCTGGATCTTGAAGTAACCAAAGTGCTTCAGCAATTAAACCATGGTTAGGTTCTACAAACTGATACTTTTCTAACAAGTGTCCTAACAAGTTTGTATTCTTACCAGATATAGAAGGATAGTTTGGTTGTACTAATCCTGAATAAAGAACACTTTGTGTTTTCTTATCAAGTTTAACTCCCGCAATTTCTCCTGCCGCAAGTGTATTGTATACACTATCTGTATAAGCTCTTGCTTGTTTTGTTTGTTGTTCTTTTTTGTGTTCTTGCTCAGCTAATTGTCTTGCAACAATTTCTTCTTGCATTCTATCTAACTTAGGCTTGAACTGATTTGCTTTTTGTTCTAACTTATTCATGTCAGCCCAATCTTGAATCTCTGATTCAATTTCTTCTGCATTTCCAAAGTTAGTAGCCCAAAGATATTGTCTAGCAATTTCTTCTTGGTCATGTTCATTAGTAGGATCTAAATCAATAATCTCTTCTACATGAGCAAGAGTTCTGAAAAGACCTTTTAAATCTTGTCCACCATCAGCCACATACTTAGCAGCAATTTGAAGTTCTTCAGGAAGAGCATTAAAAAATTCTTTAGGAACTTTTGCTTTTACAGCATTTTCTCTTTCTTGGAAGTTTGCTTCAAACAATTCTCTGAAGTCTTTAGTACTATATTCTTCTAATGATTTCTCATCATCAAAAGGAATAAGTGTACCTTCTTCAATCATCTTTTGAGCTAGATCATAAAGACCATCTTTATCTACTTTTGGTCTTCCGTTCTTAGTACTAGCCTCTTCATTCTGACTAATAAGATTATCTAACTCAGCAATAGTTTCTTCAACTTCTGCTTTGTCTTCTACTGCTTGAGCTTTTTCTTGAGCTGTAGCAGGTTTGTTGTCAAGGAACGAGGTGTCAATGTTTTCAGCACTGAACATAGTTTTTGGTTTTTCTTCTGCTTTACCATCTTCTGGTGTCATGATGTTTGCAGCTCCGGGATTACCAAATAGTTCATCAATGTTAACATCAACTTGTTCTACCGTTGTAGAGTCTTGAATCTGTTCTTCAAGATTAGTTGCTTCTTTATTCATCTTGTTGGTTTTAGTTTATAATTTAATATAAGCAATAAACTTGAAAAATTTAAATACTTTTAAAAATTTTTGGGCACTATATAGCTAACCCTATTCTTTTTTATCATATTTGTTCTTATTTTCTCTTGCAATTGCTAGTTGTTTATCTGCTATTTCTTTTTGAGCTTGTATTTTTTCTCTTTCAATTTGAGTTTTTGTAGAATCATTATTCATTCTATTTACTTCTTTTTCTCTTTGTAGATTCATTTGATCTTGGAATTCTTCAGACTGTTTGATATCCTTCATTGCATCTATATAATCAGATTGCATATTTTTATCAATATCAGTCATTGCTCCCATACCAGCAGCTCTAATTTCAGCAACAAGAATATCTCTTTGTCTATTCTTCTCATCTCTTAATTCATTTGCATCAAGTTCCATTTTCTTTTGTCTTTCTTGAGACTCCATTTGTTGTTGTTGCATTTGTTGTTGTTGTTGTTGCTCTTCTTGCTTTTGTTTATTTTGTTTTTCTTCTGCAGCTTTAAGAGTATTGTTTACTTCAGATACTGTATCTGCTTGTACAAGTTTTCCTAAATCATATATTGTAGCACCAGTAGTGTTATTAGTCATAGCCATTTGTTTTAATTGCTCTAGGACAGCTCTATGATTTGCTGTGGTACTGCAGAAGATATTAAGATCTCTCATTAATAAATCTGTACCATTTATTTCAAAGTTTACTTTCTCATCATCAGAAGTCATATAAGAAAGTCTTGCTGATGGTTTTGTTGAGTGATAGTACTGTGCAAGGTCTGTTCTCATGGTATGCACGCGAGGCATTAAGTAATCACAGTGTTGCATAAAGAATATTTCTGTCTGAGCATATGATGCTGAAGCAGCTTGCTCAACTCCAGTAGCAGTCATTTGTGATAACTGTTGACCCATCCTTTGAGGATTAACACCAATTACATCATAAGCTTGTTGCTTAAAGTGCTCAGCTAATTTAATTCTTGACATCAACCTTTCTGTTTGTGAAAGATCTAGTTTTTGAAAATGTTGGAAGTTGAGTGGATTTTCTGTATTACTTATTGAGGTATCCAATGGAAGCATCTGGAAATTCTTCATTGCCACATATGCTTTTGCTAAGTTATTCTTACCCCAGTCTTCACCCATTGAGTGTCTTGGTAATGAATTTTGATCAAGTAGAATTACTGTTCCTAATTCATCAACTAGTATATCAGCAATCTGATTGTTTACAATGTTGTATCCAATCTGGTATGGCTTCATTAAATCTAACAAAGCTGTTGACTTAGTATTTCTATCAGAGAACACAGCTCCTTCTACCGGAAGCTTGCATCCATATAAACTATTATCTCCTTTAAATTGGAATCTTAATGGTCCAATATGGTTTTTATCTATACCTATATAAACTGGAGAGAATCCACCAGGATTATTCATACCCCAGAATGAAGGAATATTTGGTCCAATTTTTACACCACCCCAAACTTCATTAATCCAGATCCAGTCAATATGTTCCCCATACACAAGATTCTCTTTATTTTTATTCTTAAATAATCTTGTATCATATATTGGATTATCAGTTATCTTATAATCTTCAGTAATGATTTCATTAATAACTTCACCATTATCTTTAATTTTAGTTAAGTGTCCTACTTTTCTTTGAGACTTCCAATAACCTGTAGTTACTCTTAACAAGTAAGCTGTACCTTGATCATAATAATCTTCCCCTTCAGAAAGGATTTGATTAATAATATCTCCACCATCATATACAGATCCTGCCATCATTGTAGTATACTGTCTGTATGCTAATGAAGGCATGTTAGTATTCCACTCATGTGACTTAGTAGCATCATAGAATGTACCATCATTTTGACCCCCTATTGCATAACCTGCAGATCTAATTGGATAAATAGCTTCTAATGCTTCATGTTGTTCTGCTGTAAGAACATATCCGTACTTATCAATTACATCAGCAACAGTTAACATGTCTACTTTTCCAACCCAGTTACCTTGAGAAATATATCTTGCATCTGGAGATTTGTGATAAAAAGTAACAGGAGGATTCCATAATTCTACATCATAATCATCTTCCATCATACGGAAATGCCAGAACTCTCTGTCTGTAATAAGCATATCACGGAAACCTCTTTCTTCTAACTCATCCATATGGAATCTTTCTACGTCCACTTTATGTTGGTGAGAAGCCCATTGTTCTACAAGTGATTTGTAATCTTTCTTAAAGAACTGCTCAATCTGTGGTAATGTTTTTAAATTCTCAGGAGATAATTGTTGTTGTGCTTCAGGGGATTCTGGATTCATACCTTGCTCCATTAAAGCAGCTTGTATTTGAGTACTTGCTTCAGCCATTAATGTATCCTCTACCATCTTTCTTTTTTGCTCCATCATCTCATTGTATGAGAATTCATCAATAGCTCTGTAAGTAAGTTTGGTAGATCTTTTAGCAAATTCAGCTACAAGAACATTAATAACATTTGGAATGATTGGGTAAAATTTTAATTCTAAAGCAGACCAGTCTTCTCTAGTTAATACATCAACAATATCTTTCATTTCATTGTTTTCTTCAACTATATAATCTGACTTATCTATAATACCTTTAGCAAGCTTATAGTTTTTCATTAGTCTGCGCGCATTTCTGCGGATTTGTTTTAACCCATTCCATTCTAACCAATCAAGATTCCAAGCAGCCCACTCATCATCTTTTTCTTTTTTAGGAATAAATTGCAACGGTTGAGTAATACTACCCATCCTATTATGAGAAGCCTTAGCTCCTTTTTTGAGCTGCATAGCGTTGAAAACCTGCATATTATAAAAATTTTAAATTAAATTTATTTACTTTAATAAGTCTTGTCATATGACTTGGGGATTTTCCAAAAACTTTTGCAACATCTTGTATAGAGTCATATATCACATTAGTTGCTAAATCTATAACTTTTTTCCTTGTTTTTGAATAAATTTTTTCCTTTTCTTCTTCTGACTTAACCCGTCCTTTTTGACTTTTACTGATTATATTTTTTTGTGTATCTGATAATATTTTAGCATAATTAGGATTATTAAAACCTTTCATGCGCTGTGACATTTGCTCTCTTTTTTCTTTAGACCAAGTTTTTCCATACATAGGATTTTTTACACCTTTTTTTGAATCAGATATTTTCTTTATTATTTGTTCAGCAGGTTGAAATAAACCCTCTCCTCCCATTGTTAAATTTGCAAGTTTTATATTACATTTTCTATAAAAACTAATAAATTCTATTTCTTTTTGACAAGCTTCTCCCCATGTTAAATCATCCAACATTATGTCAATTGTGTAACTTGTTTTTTTAATTACATGTTTCCAATGTTGATTTCTGTTATGTTTTGAGTTAGCTCTTTTATAACTGTTATCAGAACCTATACCAATATAAAATGGTAAATTAGTATCCAACCTAATATGTCTATATAAATAAGGCATAACTATCTTATATTTTTAAATGGAGATCTTTTTACATTTTGTCCTCCTGATGAACTACCTGCACTCCTACCCATGTGACGGAAAGGACTACTACTTAATTTATACAAATTTTCTGACTTTTGCAAGTTTTTAGCTGTATCATCCATGATAACTCTTTTACTATAACCTCTATTAGCTTGCTGAATTCTCATGAAAGCAACCATTGCACAAAAAGCAACAAGTCTATCCACATTGACTCCATCTGAATATGCAGCCATTTCTTTTAACAACATAATATCAGGTATTCTTTCAATACCGTATTTAGTTCTTACAATAGTACCATCAGATTTAGTTTCAACATCAAGTTCTTCTTTTGTGTACTCAATAGCATAACTCAATAAGTGAGCTTTAAATAATGTTCCTGTATTCTTCCAACCATACTCCTGATACACTGAATTATTAGATCCCAGGTCTTTTAAGAACATTATTTGACTTTTTGGTACTAAGTACTTCTGCTTCTTTCTAGAGATCATATACTGGATAAATAATGATATGTTATTCTCAATTACTGTCCAGGCATTATACCATTCAATAATTGTCTCCAGTCTCTGATGTGTTTTGTTAATATCATCAAACCTTCCACACCAAGCAGCTACAATTTTATCTGGTTCTATGTATGTTTCAGTTTCTATACCCGTAACCTTTGTTACTTCTACAGGAGCTTTCATAATATAGATAGAACACAAAGATTCAGATGTTGTAGTTTTTCCCTCCGCAACCGGGTCAATACTAGCATAATACATACCAAAGCTAGGGTTCTCAACTGGTCTTTCCCATACTACAAGAACTCCTGTTTTATCTTCAGTATTTTTTGTAATTGGAAATTCTGTAATTGGTCTTCTGTTACTATGTTCAGGAAGTATTTTTCCATTAGCATCTCTGCCTAATTCTAAGAATTCATATGCATATTCTTTATCTTCAATTCTTCTCTGCTGTGCTGTTACAAGATGCATTGGGAATTTAGATATAGTTCTGTTAGCAAAGGCTTCTTCAATATTTCTTGGGTGCTGAGAAATCCTTAACTGATATGTCTCTGGAGCAAGTTCTTTTTTCCATTTTTCAAACTGATCATCCAATGCTTCTAATGCTTCTTGTACTTTAGAATTCCCAAAGTTGTCAATATATGGAGGCATAGACCATTGTTCAGGTATGAATAACCCGGATCTTCCTACAGAACCTTTATTATCTAGTAAGTCTGTTTCTACAGAATAGATATCATTTTCAGTTGGATAAAGAATCATTTTTCTCAATGGTTCACACTGAGATAAATCCCCTACAGATCCTGCAGCAATAAATACACCAGTAGTTGTTAAACCAGATCTCATGGCTGGACGCATATACTCATAAGTATTATCCATCCTTGGAGCAATCCCGGCTTCCTCATGAAAGAAGTATTTTACCGGACCCCCTACACCATTTGTTGGATCTTTCTCAAATGACATACCTTGAATTGTACCTTTAAGACCTACTTCTGTTTTTCTATCCCCTCTTCTTACCTCAATCTTTTGTTGCCACATCATTACCTTGTCTGGAGACATTGGTCTATACCATGCTGTATGTTCATTAAGAAAAGCCGCGTACTCTTGTAAAAATTTCCAAGATCCTTTCTCATTAATGTAGTCTTTAAGACTAGCACCAATCTTTAGAGTAACCCCTTCTTCAAACCATTGTTGGTTAAGAAGCTTAGCCATGTGATAATAAGAAGAAGCTATCTGTCTTTTTTTAAGAATAGCAATATGATTATAGTTTAGTTCTGCTAGTATCTCATATAAAGCCATATGATACTGAGCATCCCGGATATCAGCAAAACCAAACTTTTGAATCTCTTTGTTAAAGATAGGTAGGAAGTTCAACCACATATAGTAGTCTCTGGTCATATACCAGACTTTACCTTTTTCTTTAATAAGAACACCTCTTCTGCATTTTGCTTTT